AGAAGTAATGAGAGTCATGTCGAAGAAATTCAATTTTATCGACACGAAGTTCATTGCGGCCCATTTCAGGGCCACGACGATAAAGGTGATCCCGCACATCTTCCCGTGGAAGTGGATGGGCTGCACTGATGCAGAGTTCATGGGAACCAAGATGAACTACTCGCACGGCCCGGAGATACCCGAAGACAAGAAGACCACCCTTCTGGGCGTAGTGCGGCAACAAGAAAAAGAATTGACGGAGCGGCGTGATAAAGCGACAGGATCGAAACCGAGATCGAAACAAGTTCAATTGGAGCTATGGTAATGGATATGTCAGAACACAGTATCAGAGACCTGGGGACATTCGCGGAAATGTTTGCGAAGGAAGGCTACTTCAAGATGGCCCGGCTGTACCTAAATGAGATAGGTGAACGCATCGACGCGATGGAGGGGTTGAGGGGTGAGTCTATCTCCGCCAGGATAAATCGGCAGATGCGGCCGAACGATATTCTGAAAGACCTACCAATGGTGGAAACCAAAGAGCCAGTGCTGACGCACAAGACGCTGGCCGAGGTTGCGATAGAGAAGCAGGCAGAGACCGCACCGGCAGTCGAAGCAGTCAAGATAGCTGCCGAGATGCAGCCAGAGCCCGGTATAATCCGTGACGAGAACGGCAAGGTCACGCATGTCTCGGTGAGGGAAGGAGAGCCCGGCTACGATCCTGAAATCCATGAGAACACAGCACTCAAGATTCTCTGTGACGGCGTCCAAGTCGAGAACGCCCACACGGCTGACACCATCGCGGGTGTCGCCAAATACTACAAGAAGAACGAGCAGGGACGAATCAAGACCCTCACTGTTCACGGAAAAATCGAAATTACGGGGCTGGACTGATGCGGCTATCAGCAAACAAGACCGATCCAGGCTGGCGAGAAGATGTCTGGGACCACGATGTCGAGGTATTCTGCGACGGTGCATTAGTTGACCGCTGCGTGACCGCCGACGAGGAGGAAGGTTTCGCCACATTCTTCACCGGCGAGATAGCAAAAGGTGGTGACAGGCTTGAGACCGCAACTGTGCGGGGAAAAGTCGAAATTCGCGGAATTCCCTTGACATCTTGACGGGAATGTCCTATAATAGCCCGTATATGAGTCATGTACCAGTAAAAATTGACACCGAAAAGGGCTTGCCGGCGTTGTCGGACATCACAAGCACTGAGCTTGACCTGTACTTCGCATACCTCGAAGTATCCGGCCGCAAGCGGTATTCTGCGATCATGGCAGGCGTCGATCCTGGCCGGATGGTCTACTGCATGACCAAAGAAAAAGAATTGAAGAGCCGCGAGACGGCCGCAATGCAAGGATACTGCGAGCTGATCGACGCCGCCGTCCATGATCGTGCCATCAACGGTGTCACCAAGAATGTATATTTCAAAGGCAAGGTGTGCGGGACAGAACGTCACTATTCCGATTCCTTGCTGATCGCGTTGGCGAAGGCGAACAGCCCGAAGTACCGCGATCACCTATCTGTTGACGCGAATGTCACTGCCGGCGTTCTCGTTGTGCAAGCTTCCCTTGACCCTGACGATTGGGAGAAAGAATATGTTGGAGTGCGAACTAACAAAGGCGGGACTGAGCCTGTACGTAAGAAGTCGGTTGCGTCCACAGTCAAAAATGATGGCTGAGTGTGGCTTCGAGAAGCAGGCTGCGGTTGTAGCAGTTGGTGCCTTGGTCGAGAAAGTGAACGAGAGATTCGGCGATAGCGTGCCTGTAAGTGCGTGCCTCGGCGGGCTCAAACAGTTTTTCAACTCAGGCGTTGATCTCAACTGCCGAAGTTGCGGATACAGGAAGCCGAAGTCACGGCACTGTACGATGCAGTGTCAGGACACAAGTGACAGTGACACCTGTGCAGAGTTCAGGCACCTTTTCGTTGTGGAAGCTTAATGGCTGAAAAAGTTGAATGGAGACTGAACGAGACGGGGATGCTGACCGCGTACATCGACGGTACGCCGGTCGTCTGGGCTCCGCAACCTGGAAGCCAAGAGGCTTTGCTGCGGTGTCCGATCTTTGAGACACTGCTCGCAGGCAACCGAGGCGGCGGCAAGACAGACACGCTGTTGATGGACTATGCACAAAACGTCGGCAAAGGCTACGGTGAAGAGTGGAAAGGAATTCTGTTCCGGAGAACATTCCCGGAACTTGATGATATTATAAATAAGTCAGTGAAGTGGTTCAAGAAAATATGGCCGAAGGCGGACTACAACAAACAAGCGAAGACCTGGGTATTCCCAGACGGCGAGACGTTAAAGTTTCGGCACATCATGCGGCCGAACGAATATTGGAACTATCACGGGCACAGTTATCCGTGGATTGGATTTGAAGAATTGACTACGTGGCCGAACTCAGATTGCTACACACCGCTCTTTTCGCTGAGCCGGTCAAGTCATCCGGCCGTGGCGAAGCTTTGTCGCATCCGAGCCACCACGAACCCATACGGACCTGGGCATAACTGGGTAAAGAAACGGTTCCAGTTGCCGATGGTTGATGGGATGCTGATCGGCAAGGTCATCAAAGACTTGCGTGACGTGCCCGAAGACGAAAAGGAACGTCCGCGAGTCGCTATCCGAAGCAGTCTGTACGAGAACAAGATCATGCTGTTGGCTCAGCCCAACTATGTCCAGACGCTGCGGGCCGCTGCCCGGAACAAGGCCGAGCTTGCTGCATGGATCGACGGCTCCTGGGACATTACATCTGGTGGTATGTTCGATGACATTTGGGATGAGAGCAAACACATTATCCCAAATATCCCATATATCCTACTTAGGAAAGCGGGCTGGTTCCTGAATCGTGCCTACGATCACGGCCTATCGAAACCGTTCTCGGTGGGTTGGTGGGCTGAGAGTAATGGCAATCCGATTACAATGTTCGGCAAACCATACGGCGAGGTCAGAGGCGATCTTTTCCTATTCAATGAATACTACGGCAGCACCAGTGATGATAATAAGGGCCTGAATATGCCGGCACGAGACATCGCTCGGCAGATTAGAGAGCAAGAGAAGGACATGGGACTCCGGGGTAGGATCAAAAGAGGTCCGGCCGACACCGCCATCTTCTCGAAGTATGATGGCAAGAAAACTCATGCAGGTGATATGAAGAAGGAAGGTGTCTACTGGGATACAGTGGATAAATCTCCAGGCTCGCGTGAGCAGGGTTGGCAGCAGATCAGAACATTATTGTCCGGAGCCATACCGCATGATGGACTCAGAGAAGATAAAGGCATTTTTATATGTGAGCGTTGCATAGATTGGCGTAGGACGGTTCCGAACCTGTCACGCGATGATAAGAAGTTGGATGATGTTAATACCGAAACCGAGGATCACGCAGGTGACATGACTCGATACAGGTTAAGATGGACTAGGAAGACAATCACACAAAGGAAGTGGTAATATGGCCGCAAAAGAAAAGGCAACAGTAGCGACTCCGAGCTTAGCGTATGAAGCGATGACTAATCGTTGGTGGAAGATGGGCACACTGCTCGGTGGAACCGAGCCTATGCGAGAAGCTGGCGAGGACATGGCCCCAAAACATGAGCATGAGTCCGTGACAAACTACGATGAGCGTATCATGGGTAACGTGCTGTTCAACATGGTTGACCTGACTCTTCGTATGTGGGTGGGTCGTCCGTTCGCAAACCAGATTCAATTCACCGAAGATTTCTCCGAGCATCTTGTGCCGCTGATGGACGACGTCGATCTTGATGGCAATAATCTTGATGTGTTTAGTCGTCGTTGGTTCCGCGATGGTGTAGCCAAAGCATTCAGCCACGTACTTGTTGAGTTCCCCCACATGGAAGTGCCAACAATGGGCAGGACGCTGGCGGATGATGACCGAATGAACATCAGGCCCTACTTTGTCCATATTCATCCGGAGCAGGTCATCTTCGCGTTAGCCACCAGGATCGAGGGCAGAGAAGTCTTGACGCATATCCGAATCGAGGAGCAAGTCACCCACATGGATGAATGGGAGGAAGTAGTTACTCCGCAGATTCGCGTTCTTGAGCTTGACGCAATCAACATAGGAACTGATGAAGAGCCTAACTTTGTTACAAAGGTTCGCGTTGATATCTATCAGCAGGATGAAAAACAGAACTGGGGCGTAGTGGAAACATGGTGGATGGACATCGACTTCATTCCGCTCGTGACATTCTACTCGGATCGCACAGGCTTCATGCAGGGCCGGTCCCCGCTTGATGATCTTGCGGACCTGAACATACGCCACTGGCAGTCTATGTCAGATCAGATTTCGATCCTCACCGTAGCCAGATTCCCGATGCTCGCGGTCTCGGGCGGCGACGACGAGGAAGGTAAGCTGGTCATTGGGCCTAAAGAGTGGCTGTACACACCTGATCCCGCTGCCCGGTTCTACTATGTCGAGCACAAAGGTGCCGCCATCTCTGCGGGTAAGGCAGATTTGGATGATCTCGAAAAGCGGATGCAGTCGTATGGTGCTGAGTTCACCAAAGATCGTCCTGATCGTGAGGCCGCATCCGCAAGAGCACTTGATTCAATCGAGGCGACGTCGCCTCTTCAAGACGTAGCGTTTCGCTTCAATGATGCCTTAAACTTTGCACTGAAAATAATGTCGGCCTGGATGAATAAGGACCACACAGGTAAGGCCCGCATTCCGACAGAGTTTACGTCACCGGAAGCAAGTGAGCTGCAAACATTGTTAGAAACATGGAAAGAAGGAGGACTGACGACAGAAGAATATCTGAAAGAGCTGCAACGTCGCGGCGTGTTAGACGAAGAGAATGTGAATTTCAAGAAGCCGAACCGAACCCCTGACAAGAGTAAAGAACCTGAAAGGAACACTGATGAAATTTGATTTTACAAAGAACAGAACCGTTGAAGAGCTGACCGTGGTGCCGGAAAATTGCCGAGCCTTCTATGAGAAGATCGAACCCGATGGCGACGACGGTGCCGTCACCTACAACCTCAGAGGCGATGCTCAGACCATCGCAGCCGTTGCTGTTATCACGGGACAGAACAAAGCCCTGGTAGCTGTCAGACAGGAAGTCAAGGACGCCAAGGACTCCAAGGCAGTAGACCTGACGGGGTTGTCTGATTACGGTCAAACGATTGACGAGATCGTCGCCGGTGTCAACACCAAGGTCGAAGAGCTGACCGCGAACGCATCCGGCAACGAGAGTGACATCGCAATTCGTGTCGCCGCCGTCAAGAAAGATCACAGCGAGGCGATGGCCGCACTCACAGCCACCAAAGACGGCGAGATCGCTACCCGACAGGGTCAGCTTGAGAACTACATGATCGAAACCTCAATCATGCACGCCGGTGCCGGTTGGCAGGGCCTCAATCCCAAACTGGTCTCTCCGTTTGCCCGCCAGCAGATGAAGGTTCTTCTTGTGGACGAGAAGCCCAGTGTCGTAGTGGTTGACGCGGCCGGTGAGGCTCGCTATTCCACAAGCCCCGAACGTGCCGGCGAGTTGATGAACACGGACGAGCTGTTCGAGGAGATGTCCAAGGACAAAGCTCTTCGCCAAATCTTCCCGTCAGACCAAGCGGCACAAGGTGGTGGAGCCGCTCCAAGCGGACCCGCCAGTGTACGTCGAGGCGACAAAACAAAGAACATGAACGCGGCTCAGAAGATCAGCGAGGGCCTCAAGAGTCAGAGGAAATAGTATCGGGACTCAGGAGTCAAGCAAATTATTTTATTTTCCGCTTGACTCCTGGGTCCGATAATGTTATAATACGAATGTAAGTATGGCACTTGGCATAAGGGCGAGCCTTGGCCGGGACCGCGATGGTCTTCGACGTGCTACGAAGATAACGTGAACCGAACCGAATAGTCAAGGAGAATAAAAATGGCATCTGTTACACTTGCTGAATCCGCAAAACTGGCACAGGACACCCTCATCGCCGGCCTCATTGAGTCCGTCATCACCGTCAATCACATGTTCCAGTTGCTGCCTTTCGAGGGCATCAATGGTAACGCTCTGGCGTACAACCGCGAGAACGCCCTTGGTGACGTCGAGAGTATTGGCGTTGGTGGAACTATCACCGCGAAGGCGGCTGCAACGTTCACCCAGGTCACAAGCAATCTGACCAAGATCATCGGTGACGCCGAGGTCGATGGCCTTATCCAGGCTACTCGCTCCAGCGACAACGATCAGACCGGCGTCCAGATCGCGTCCAAAGCCAAGAGTGCTGGCCGAAATTATCAGAACCAGCTCGTCAATGGTACGGGTGCCTCTGATGAGTTCAATGGTCTCATCAACCTGTTGGCTGCAAGTCAGACCGCCACCACGGGTGCCAGCGGCTCGAACCTGAGCTTCGAGATCATGGACGAGATGCTTGACCTCGTGACAGCGAAAGACGGCGAAGTCGATTACATCGTCATGCACGCCCGCACGATCCGGTCCTACAAGACCTTGCTCCGTGCTTTGGGTGGCGTCACCATGCAGGAAGTTTACGAGCTTCCCAGCGGCAAGAACGTGCCGGCCTACTCCAGCGTTCCGATTCTGAGGAACGATTGGCTCCCGACCGATCAGGTCAAGGGTGGCTCCGGTGCCGTCTGCACCTCGATCTTCGCCGGCGTTTTTGATGACGGCGACATGAAGACAGGTCTGATGGGCCTGACCGCCTCCAACGCCTTCGGCCTCCAGGTCGTAGATGTTGGTGAGAGCGAGACCAAGGACGAGCACATCTGGCGTGTCAAGTGGTACTGTGGCTTGGCCTTGTTCAGTGAGCTTGGCTTGGCTGGTGCCGAAGGCATCCTGAATTAAACCGCAACCGATGCGGGGGCCTTAACCGGCCCCCGCTTCTTTTTGCTTCCTTCTGGAAGGAGAATCAATGAGTATTTACAGAATCGCTCTACCTGCCACAGCCAAGTCGATTGTGCATGATGGTATAGTTGAGCATCTGGTTGAAGCAGCTTCTTCGGCCGAAGCATTGGTTGCCGTCAAGGCAGTGTCCACTAAGGACATGGATTCTGTCTGGGATCAGGCTACGATCACCGAGCAGCTTCAAGACCTGGAAGGCGTTGTCTTCACGGTCACTGTCGATCCTGGCGGAACACCCGAAGTCTACGCACACACCGGCCTCGCTGGCGACACCTGGGCTGATGTAGGAACCGCGTTGGAAATCCTTTGCGAGGTGGACAACACTTCGACCTGGACTCCCGAAGCCACGCACGGCAAGGTGGGTACACTTGAGATCGCGGATATTGCGGACAATAAAGGTGACATGGCTGTCACTGCTACAGCTATCGGCCCCAACGCCGAAGTGCTGACGGCTTTGTTCTTCGCAAACATCGTGGACGAAGGTATCGCAGGTGCCATCCTTACGGTTGACATCCTGGCAGACTGTCCGACCCCGCGAGTCCTGGGCTCGTACAAGTAAGAAACCGAAAACTGAAACTGAGTTGTGCCAACTTGATAATTGTGGCACAGAAAGGAAATTTGAATGGGACTTTTTCATGTTACTTTGTCCGAAAACGCCAAGACTTACCTGAAAGAGGGTAAGGACGGCGGCATCGTTGTTGCAGAGTCCGCAGCCGAAGCTAAGCTGACGATGAAGGCTCATCTGGGCCTTCCCAGCGACGAAGCTTGGGCGGGATCAACCGTCACCGCTATAACCGAAGGCGTCGATCTCATTGGCTGGCGTGCCAAGATTACCATCAGCGACACGGTTGGTGCTCTGGTCGAGTCAGTGACTGTCACCGCCGTCTCCGGTGATGACTTCGATGACATCGGTGGCGATCTGGTCACGGCATTGAATGCGACCAGCTCGATTGCTGGTGCTGCCTACGCAACGCCTGCGTTGACCATTGCGGAAACCACGGACACCCTGGGCGATCACACCGTCACGGTTGAGTTCTTGCCCCCGATCACGGGCTGGGATGATCCCACGGTTGACTTCCCGGCGTTCTATGATACCCTCGTCCATGAGGGTGCTGGTGGAGCCGCCTTGTCGGTGAACCTGAACGACGTCGTGACGCCGCAAGTCGTGTACGAAATCGGCAGCGGCCACTAAACTGAAACCTTGAGCCCAGGACGTCCCTGGGCTCTTCTTTCTTTTATTCTTTGGAGAAGATGCAATGTCCGCACCTATTACAATCCGAATGACCCTGACAGGTTGCCTCAAAGGCAAAACAAAAAAGCTGAACAAGATTCAATTCATTAACGGTGTTCATCTCTTCACCGGCTCTGCTCTCGAAGTCGAGGGCGTCACCAAATACTTCACCAAGAGTTATGCTGTTGACGTCAAAGAGGTCACGGCCAAGACTCTGAAAGCCGAAGCCGAGGCCGCGAAAGAAGCAGTCGAAGCAGAGAAGCCCGAACAGACGCGGGAGAACACTGACAGCGAAGATGACCTCGGCACCCCCGAACAGGTTGCAGAGCTGGAAGAGCAGGCGACCGATCCTCCTGTGCCGAATGCAAGACAGGCTGAGATCATCGCGGCCGTAAACTGCATTGAAAAAGAGAAGTGGGTCGATCAGCACTCGAAGACTCCGAGACCCAAAGTCAAAGATATTCAGACGCTGACAGACGATCCGACAATCACCAAGGCCGAAATCGTTGAGGTTATTGTGACATGGCTTTCGTAGTACAAGACCCAGACGCACCGCTATCAACGGCGAACGCCTACATAAGCGTGGTTGTTTTCAAAGCCTACCACGACGACCGGGGCGGTAGTTATTCATCCTCCTCTGATACGGAGATTGAGGAGGCGATAGTCAGGGCAACGGATTACATGGACTCCAGATGGACGTTCGCGGGTGATCGGGAAGACGTAGATCAGTCTACCGAGTGCCCGCGATCTGGGGTCTATGACCCCCGCACTGGATTCACAGTGGACCCATTCCCGGCCGAGCTGGAAGAGGCTTGTGCTGAGTACGCGATGTCCGCCCTGGCAAGCTCACTCTATGCAGCACCCAACCTTGACACCTCTGGACTGAAAGTCAAGATGAGCCGGAAGAAAGTTGCTGTGCTGGAAAAGGAAACCGAGTATTTCCAGGGTGGCTCCAATTCAAACGCATGGCTGGGCTATCCTGTGGCCGATGGGAAGATGAAGAAAACAAGGTTGCTCGCGTCAACACGGCGAACACTTGGGAGGGGCTAATGGCACTTCCCGAAGAATGGGCGTGGGTTGAAGAACTGATTGCGGACGAGGGACGGGCATTTACCATCGCCGTCCCTGGAGCCGTGTCCGATGCAAATAAGCCGTGGCGTGGGAACGCGGCTGGCACACCGACGAACGCTATGGGTGTGTTCTTTTTCTACAAAGCCAATGAGATTGATGGCGATCATGTCAAGCGTGGCGATCAGCGAATATGTGTGATTCCGGATGAGGTCATAGATATTGAGGCCGGCACCAAGATCGTGGACTCACTGGACACCTCGTCCTGGAATGTTGTCGATGTTCAAAAAATTAGCCATAAGTCCGATATTATCCTTTACATTTTGCAAGTGCGGCAATAATCCCTTGACAAACGTCCGAAAATGTTGTACACTGTGAGATAATGATTGCATCAAGAACAGACTTTCGAGACAGGATGCTGACGCCGCTGAAAACGGTCGTTGATGCACAGTCCCTCTATGCAATCTACGACGACACTGCCAAAGAGGTGCCGGACGACGTGAGCGTCAAGTGGGTTCGTATCTCGGTCAAGCACGCGAATGGAACAAGAGCCTCGCTCGGCCGTGCCGACACCAAGAGTAAACACACTCAGAGTGGTTTCGTGTTCATTGAAATTTACACACCTAGAGATGATGGGTTACAGAATAGTGACGTTCTTTCTGCGGCGTTCGCAGATTCCTTGAGAAAATTTTCAGATGGTGACATCTGGATCGGGGATGTCTCAGAAGTTGAGGTGGGTGAAGATGGTAGCTGGTTTCGCTCGGATGCGATAGCCGAGTTTCAATATGATTTAATCCGTTAAAATTAAGGAGCAATATAATGGCAGTAGACCAGAATAAAATTAACTCTAATGTGGTGGAGACAGCATACGCTGAGGAGCTGTCCATCAAGACACTGCCGGGTACTCCTATTTGGCGTCCTCTGGATGTGAACAGCTTTTCAGACTTCGGTGGCTCGATCTCCAAGGTCTCAAGAATGCCGTTCCGAACTGACCGACAGAACCGTAAGGGCCAGACAACTGACCTGGACGCGGCGGGTTCGGTCAATCACGATCTCGTGCAGGCAGGTCTGCAAGACCTATTGCAGGGTTTCTTCTTCGCGGACCTTCGCGTCAAAGCCGAGTTCGGTGGTGCCAGCGAGATCACCGGCGTCACGACCGGCCCCGAGACCTACACGGCCGCATCTGGGCTTGACGTCTACGAGGTTGGCGATCTTGTCTTCGCTGCCGGTTTCACCAACGCAGCCAATAACGGTCTCAAGGAAGTCACTGTTGCCACCGCGACCGTGTTGACCGTCTCTGAGACACTGGTTGCCGAGACTCCTCCGGCAACTGCCACACTCGTAGCGGTTGGCTTCCAGTTCGCAGCAGGTGATCTCGAAGTCGATATGACCGGCTCCCTGCCGCAGTTGACCACGACCACAAAAGACCTGGACGAGCTGGGCTTGGTTCCAGGCGAGTTCATCTACGTCGGCGGTGACATTGCCGCAGAGCAGTTCGCCACAAGCGGGATGGGCTTCATGCGTGTTCGCTCGATTGACACGAATGCAATCGTCATCGACAAGTCTCAGGCCGATATGGTGACAGACGACGGTGCTACCAAGACGATCCGAGTCTTCGTGCCTCGCGTCTTGAAGAACGAAGTCGGCACCAGCATCGTGAGACGCACCTACAACATCGAGCGTCAGCTCGGTGCTCCGGATAGCGGCCAGCCGTCAGAGATTCAGAGCGAGTACCTCATCGGTGCTGTGCCGAATGAGTTGAGCCTGAATATTCCCACCGCCGACAAAGCGATGCTTGATCTGGCATTCGTTGCAATGGATCACGAAACCAGAACTGGTGTCGTCGGCGTGAAATCAGGTACGAGAATCACCGCGACCGAAGAGTCGGCGTTCAACACGTCGTCTAACGTCCCGCTGATTAACCTCGCAATCGTCTCGGACACAGATGAGAATCCGACGCCGCTGTTCGCATTCGCCGAGGAGATGACTATCACAGTCAACAACAACGTCTCGCCGGACAAGGCAATCGGCGTACTTGGTGGGTTCGATGCGAGTCACGGCAACTTTGTTGTCACCGGCTCCCTGACAGCCTACTTTGTGGATGTCCCCTCCATTGCGGCGATCAGGGATAACTCTGATGTCACGCTGGACATGCACTTGGTGAAAGAAAACGCAGGCATCACAGTTGACATTCCGCTGATGTCCCTGGGTGATGGAAGATTGGATGTTGCCCAGAATGAAGCGATCAGAATTCCGCTGAGCCAGGAAGCAGCCATCGGCACCGGAGCCATCTCGGGCTTCGACCACACATTGCTGATGTGCTTCTGGGATTACCTCCCCGACGCGGCAGAAGCATAAGCGAACAACCAACGGGTCCGGGACGTCCCCCGGACCCAAACTTTGTATTGGAGACCTGACTATGAGTAACAAGAATGCCCTACGTAGAATGTTCGAGACAGACACGGCGGTGGAACGTGACGGTATCTGGATCGTCTACGCCCCCGGCGTCGAAGTAAGAATTGCCCGTGCTGGCGGCAGCAACAAGCATTTCGCCAAGACGATGCAGCGTCTCGCCAAACCTCACCGCAGAGCGATCCAGACCGAATCCGTGGATGATGAAATCCTGAGAGACCTCTTCATCAAGGCATACGCTCAGGCGATCATCGTTGATTGGAAGGGCTTCACCAAAGACCTTATCACCAAAGACGACGATGACGCCGAACAGATGCTGGACTTCAACAAGGACAACGTCGAAGCCGTCCTCCGGGCTCAGCCCAACCTGTTTGCCGACATCCAGAAGGCATCGGACACCATCTCGTATTTCCGTGCTGAGATCAACGAAGCCGACTCGGGAAACTGATTGACTGCCTGCTCTACTACATGGAGATGGGGCAGGTAGAACAGAGAATGATCCGAGAGTGCTATGCCCGTAAGAAGGCATTGCCTGAACGCATACAAAATGCTCCAAACCTCTTCATGGGTCTGGAGCTATACTTCCAAGCATTCGTTGAGCTGAATACCAATCGAAACACAGGCTGGTCGGCTGGGCCGATACCATCCTGGTGTATTGCTGAGTACGCGGAAAGGTTGGAGCTAACCGAGGAAGAGGAAGAGGACTTGCACTATCATATACGAATGATGGATCAGGCATTCTTGGCCCATGTGGCTCGAAAAAATAAAGATAAGTCTTGATTTCGCCGATAATATCGTGTATAATGATCCTATATGGGAAATTTCGGACGTAGAATGAGTAAGATTGGTGACGCACTTCTAGTCAACGTCTCCAAGACAATTCGTGACGCCGCTGTGGCCGCAACGAGGGAAGCCGTTCTACGCACTCCGGTAAAGACAGGTCACGCCAGGATCAGTTGGAAGTTGTCGGCAAAGAGGCCGAAGACGGGCGTGGTGGAAGGCCCAAACACACCCAATGTTGATACGAATCGGCAGGTCGCAAGTGCTAAGGCACTGATTGATGCGTCCAATGCAGTTAAAGGATGGAAGGTTGGCGGCGGCAACATTTTCATTGCTAATTCGGTGGGATACATTGATGATTTGGATAAAGGAAAATCCGCACAGGCTCGTGCCGGCATGACTACGTTTGCCATTGCCGCCGCACAAGCTGTCTTGAGAAAAGGTAGGCTACTCCGTGGCTAGTAAAAAAGAACTACTGCTAATTGAAATCCGCGAAGACGGTGCCCGAGTCGTCAAGCGTAATATTTCAGAAGTTGGTGAGGCAGGTGATAGGACTACAGGTCAGATGGATAAGTTGAAGACGGTCCTCGCCGGACTCGTCTCTGCGAAGGTGATTAAGGACACCATCCTACTTGCTGACAGCTATGCCAACATGCTTAATAAGCTCCGTGTTGTCACGGACGGCACCTGGGCACTGCACGCGGCAATGGACGCTGTGTTCAAGATGAGTCGTCAGACCAGAACGTCTCTGGAAGCGAACATCGACATGTATTCCCGTATTGCGATCAACACAAAGCAGATGGGTTTGGAGATGAAGGACGTTGTGCGGTTCGCTACGCAGTTGAACCACGCCATCATCCTCTCAGGTGTCACCGCCCGTGAAGCTCAGTGGGGTATGGTTCAGTTCTCTCAGGGCTTGGCTGCTGGTGCGTTGCGTGGTGATGAGCTTCGTTCGGTCATGGAACAGTTGCCGATTGTGACTCAGACACTTACCAGATTCTTAGGCATCGGTCGAGGTGAACTAAGGAAGTGGGCGTTTGAAGGACGTGTCACTACCCAGGTAATCATCGACGCCTTCAATGACGCAGAGAAGAGTTTGGCCGAAAGATTCGGCAGACGTATTCCGACAGTGGATCAGGCCGTGACCGTTCTTCACAATTCTCTCCAGAAGTTCGTTGGTGATTTAGATCAGAGCATCCAAGGTACAGCCGGCTTGGCCCAAGTTATCCTCTGGGTCTCAGACAACATGGACGTCTTCGGAAAAGCCGTGGGGATTGTGGGAGCACTCCTTGGTGGAATCTTGCTCAAGAATCTGATAGGGATTGTCGCCCAGATGAAACTGTTCAGTCTTGCGATACTCAAAGTTAATCCGCTGGCGACTGCTATTCTTTTGGCGGGAGCTGCGTTAGTAGTCTTCGCCGACAAAATCAAAATAGCCAATGACTCAACAGCCACGCTTGCTGATTTTATGACAGAGCTTGGAGAGAACGCCAAGGTCACATACGGAATTATGCGTGACGGAATGACAGGCTTGTTTGAAGGCGTTGATATTCAGAGGGAGACTACGATAACATTCGAGACGATCCTGACGGATGTTGCAGCGTTCATCGACGCATTCCTCGGCTTCTTTGTTGGAGCTGGTGAGGTCATCAAGACAATCTTCAAAAACATTCCGGGATACGCTGAGCTTGCGTGGAATGGAATTCTTACAGGTGTTGAATTTGTTATCGACGCTATCATGGCTGGGTTTGCGACCCTCGGACAAATAATCAGCAATTTCGGTGCGAACGTCTCTAGCGGTTTTAACTCGATAGCGGCCGCAGCCGATTCACTGATGTCACGTAATTTCTCACAGGCCAGGAAGCACGCCGCCGATGCAGCGGAGTCTCTCAAGAAAGCGGCTACAGGTGGGTTCACTGACTTCACTACCATATTCAGTGAGAAGCTCGTGGAAGCTACAAGCGAAGATTCATTGGCCGGTGCTAAGTTCTCCGCAGAGCAGGCCGGCGAGTCACTCGGTGACGCATTCGGTCGCGGCTTCGAGATGTCTGATTTCATCAGTGAAGGCGTAGAGGATTTGTTTGCCAGGACGAAGGCAGGTACTGGCGACACTGGTGGTCCTGGCGAAGCCGGGGAAGGTATATTCTCTCCGACTCCGGTTCAACTTCAATTACTAAAGGACATGATCGGCGACGTCGGTAAAGTGAACAATCAGATGCTCCAGCTCCAGGAGTTGTGGACAGCGATCAACACACAGCAGCCCGGCACTGAGGGTATGGAGGCCACACTGGATCAAGTGAACCGCAAGATGACGGAGCTTAAAATAAAGTCGATGGAGGTCAACACCGACGTGTTGTCGGGCTTCCAACGTGGCTTTATGAAGCTCGGTCTTGAGATCAGTGACTTTGCGAGCATGGCTGAGAGGACAATTGTCAACGCATTCAAAGGCATGGAGGACGCCCTGGTGTCCTTTGTCACGACCGGCAAGGTCAACTTTAAGAGTCTCGTTGATGGGATGCTTGCTGACCTTACTCGGCTCCTGGCCCGACAAGCTCTTATGGGCCTGCTCAGCAGTATGGCCGGTGGTGGTGGGATGGGTGGTCAGATAGCTGGTGCCTTTGGTGTCCTCGGCGGCAGTGCTGGCAGTGCTGGTGGTGGTGGAGTACCAACTTCTTCATTCGGAGGAGGTGCAGGGCCAGCCGGAAGAGCCCTCGGTGGTCCCGTCTCTCCAGGTAGTCCGTTCCTTGTTGGTGAACGCGGACCCGAGATATTCCAGCCCGCCCAACCTGGACGTATTATACCGGACCCGACAGCTCAAGAGCCTGCACAGGAAGGTGCAGTGACAATCATCAACGTGTCAAGCGAAGATGAAGCACTCTCCGCGATGGGCAGTGCTGAGGGTAAGCGAATCATCAGAAACGAAATCAGAACCTATAATAGTAGCGGGAGTGCATAATGGCTTGGTTTAAGGGAACAGCAACTGACTATCAAGACATGATGGATATCATAAAGAATCTGGCGAAGGACGACCACATTTCTGTCGCAGACATCTATGATGGTGGTATTGATTATGCTGTCGGTGACACAATCGTGCTGGCAGGTGGAACCAAATACCATGAGCCAGAAATTGAAGTCCGAGGTGTTACGTCCGGTGACTACATCACGGTTGCTGCCGTGAACGCTGGCGGCACCGGCTACGTTATCGGTGACTCATTGGTTCCCACTACAGGCACCTATGATGTGGCTCCGGTCCTGGAGGTGCTGACGCTCTCAGGTTCGGCCGTGGCGACGATCCTCATACTAAACCCAGGCGTTGCTTCGGCTCAGCCGACAAACCCAGTAGCGACGACGTCAGACGGAGCAGGGACAGGCTGTACAATCGACTTTACATTCACGGCGGGCAGCGGCATCATAACTGCCAGCCATATTTCCGACGCAGGTGTCTATACGTCACAGGCGAGTAATCCCGTGCTCCAGAATACGTCAAGTGGATCAGGCACTGGTGCCAAGTTCGAGGTGACATACGTGGATACGGCTTGGGAGGCGAAGGTTGACCACGAGGCCGAGGAAGCTACAGTGGCAGCTATCGCAGTGGCCGGCACCGGCTACACGCTGAACGACATAGTGACAGTCGTCGGTGGATCGTTCACGGAAGCAGCTACGGTCAAGATCACAGCGGAATCTGGTGGAGTACCGAGTGCAGTCACAGTCAACACAGGTGGCGAGTATATCACGACACCCGGCAATCCGGCCAGCTCGTCTGGTGGCACAGGCTCGGGCCTCACGTTGACGATGACGTATGCCACTACTGTGCTCGAACACAAATACCTGATGATCCACAATACAACCACTGACCAATACATCGGCTGGAAGTCGGTGAAAGAGACGAGCCCGGAAACAGCGTATGTCTTGCAGTGCAATGGTTTCTCAGGATTCAACTCAGTCTCGACTCCGTGGGATCAGCAGCCTGGAGCCGTGAGTGCTGACAGCGACCGGGAGGATAACTATGTCCCGTTGTCTGGTGGAGGTACACCGGCAACCATCAACTATTGGATGAGTATAGATGATGAAAGAATCACGGCTGTGTTCAAAGTCGCCTCGGTCTATCCCAACATGTATTTGGGAGCACCGGATAGATTTTTAACAGCAAATGAGTGGGGATATCCTCAATTGATTCTTGGCTGCATAGCGAGGAAGTCACCATACACCTATGGCGGAAACGACTTTGCTGGGATGAATAATCCCGGTGTGTGGACGGCAGAGTCTTCGACCTATGGTGGACCCGGCTGGTTAAGAAAGCCGGACGGCACCTTCACACAAGTAGCCAATTGGGAAATAGTTAGTGGAAACCCAAGCCTGCTTAATATTGATGACGTTGTGCAGATCACCCCATGTGCGGGGACAGATTATAATCCTCCGGCAGCACCGAACTCCTGGTATGTCGATACCCATAACTGGGGTGAGCTGTTCAATGTAAAGACTATTATCCCAGCAGGTCAGGATGAATTGAAAAGAGTTAGTGACGAGTTCATGTTGGTTCCGTGTACGATAGTATCCGATGTCGGTGAGCGAAGACTTTTCGGCAGTATGCGTGGGGTCTTCTGTTTTAATCCAGACGGAACCATCAACTCTGAGGACCGAATCTATATTGGAACCGACGTGTATAAGTGCTTCCAGAATTGCGGTCAATCGAACAGAAATTATTTCTTCGCCCTCAAGGAGAATTAAGCATGGCCTATCAGACAGGCACAGCAAGTGACCAGACAGATTTACTGAGCAAGCTCTCTACATTTGCTCAGGCGAATGGCTACGTTGAGGATTACTACAGCGGAGCCAACAAACATCTGTCACTGAGTCGATCAGCGGATAACGTCTATGTCTCATTCATGTGGGACGGTGTCGATCAGATCGGAATGTTTCAGGCGTTGGGCTACTCGGGAGCCAATGACGAAGAGCCGTGGAATCAGGCAGACGACAGCGGTAACGGGAATAGCGATTTCGATGCCTTTCCGGACCGAGGCCGACAGGTTTCCAGGATCGGGGCCGGATCGTACACGGCGTATCACTTCTTCGCCTACACGAACCCACACAACATCTTTGTCGTGCTTGAGTTCTCTCCTGGGCTTTACCGACACTTCGGGTTCGGAAAGATCGACAAGGAAGGAACGTGGACAGGTGGAGCATGGTGTGCCGGACACCTCTGGAACTGGGCAGGCTTTACTGCGTTCGGAGCCTATCCTCTCCCAAGTCATAACGGCCATACGGTTCTGATGGATGGAGCCCTGGTTCCCGGCACCACATACTATGGAACCTACAACACTGACTCAGGTGGAACACTTCATTGTGAGGGCCTACCCAACCAACCGGCAGGTGGTAGGTGGGGACATAGCGTAGACTACCAAACGGATGATGCGGATGTGGGGCAAGATCGTGGAAGCACTGATCGAATTCGCATCGGCGGCGGTTGCCGTAAGGGTGCTGCACTTGCACAGTTCGGAGCCTTTCTTCCCGACTTGTCAAATGGTTTCATCCCAATCATCCCTCACGAGGTATTCTACATGGATGCCGATGGCGGGGATGACGGCTGGTACTATCTCGGTCGAATGCACAATATCGGCCACATTCATTTACACGGAATTGATCCTGCTCAGGAGCTGACGGTTGGGGCCGATACTTGGATAGCGTTTCCGACCGTGCGTAAATCCAACATCGGTGGGATCAACCAGGAAAGCGAAAACAGTGGCTTAATTTACAAGAAGGTGGTTTAATGAGTTTTTCTAATTTTTCTGAAAATGCGTTGCTGGCTCACTTGTTCTCCACTTACACTGTGTATGTCGGCTACGGCTCATCGGCTGTTGAAGCCAGCATGACTGAGCTGTCAGGTTTCGGCTATGCCCGCAAGGCTTACGGTGCGTATACGTTGACCTCGGTTGGCGTCGATGTGCAGGAAGTCAAAAATGATGTCGCCATTACGTTCCCACAGTCTACGGGAGCACAAGGCACCTGTGCAGTGATAGGACTCTTCGACGCCCTGACGGCCGGCAACTTCCTCGGCTACGTGACACTAGCATCTCTGGGCCTTGACGATATCTCAGTTATCAACGGCACGCAAATTATCATTGCGATTGATAAATGTATTGTTAGACTCGACTGATGGGAAGCGAACATGGCTATTTCAGCAAATACAGATTGGGAAATCAGAACCACCGGCTCAGGCACCAATGGCGGTGGGTTCAAAGACCTTAACCCAGGCACGTCAGTTGATTATAGCCAGCAGGCTTCTGCACAGTTGGCATTGACTGACATAGTGACGGCTGCTGCTGGTGCTGTGAGTTCCGTTACAGGTGGGTTCACGGCTGCGATGGAGGGCAACGTCATTTATCTCGGCGGCGGCTCAGGCATCACGGAAGGCTACTACCAGATAACCGGCTACACCGACACCAACAATATTACTGTTGATAGGAACGCTGGAGTATCTGGCTCAGGTGGAACAGGCAACGTAGGCGGAGCCTGGAAATTTGATTCAACGAAGATAGGCACGTTCTTCAACACAACCAACAAGGGTAGCTATGACATCACCCACGTTGAGGCTGGCACCTATACGGCCTTTGGAACAAGTGGTGCCAACACCATCTCCGCCGCCTATCAGAGGATGAAGGGCTACAACACCACTCGCGGGGACCGGCCGACAGGAACCAACAGACCATACCTCCAGACAGGCAACAACGTCTCCTATATCAACTGGAGCGGAAGCTATGGTCAGATGGAACATCTGCGGATGGACAGCACTTATTCCAGCAGCTCCATCAATACGCTGGCAAACACAGGTGTGTTCTTTGTGATACGTAACTGCAAGGTTCAAAGGTCTGGCTTCACCAATGCTTATGCTCACAGGATGCAGGGCAATCACGGCCGAGCGTTTCAATGCGAGTACGAAGCCACAGATGGATACGGCCTACAGATATCGAAAGAGGGCTGTATGGCAGAGTGGTGTTATGTCCATGATTCCAAATACGGGATTGTCTACACAAGCTCCAACGCAGACTGCTTGATAATTGAGAACTGCATCATTGATACCTGCACCACCCAAGGTATTTCAGTCTATATCGGTGGACGAGTTGCGAACACTACGGTTTATAATTGTGGGACCGGGATTCTCCTGGGTACGTTCTACTGTTCTGTAGTGAACTCAATCATCCACACATGCACGACAGGCATTAACGGCAATGAGCAAGTGTACAGCGACAATAACTGTCTCTACAATAACACCGGCGACCGAACTGGTGGTGTTGTGGCCGGTGATAGTGACATCAGCTCGAATCCGTTACTTGTTGATCCAGCCAATCAGGATTTTACACTGGATGCAAGTAGCCCGGCGTTCAACACAGGGATTAAATTAGGTGCAGAAGTGGGACTCCCGTAAATGGCTGACTACAAACAAAACATGGGGGCCTTTCAGAGTGATGCCCCCGACACCCTCTACCGGCACAACATGGGAGCCAGCCAGACTGACCCGCCGTCGTTTGAGGCCACGGATATTGTCATCGCCGGTGCGGGCTCAGTGGATGTCTCGGACTTGACGATCCAACAGAACACAGAGCCCACAATTGAAGGTGCGGGTTCATTGGATGTCACTCCCTCCTCCACCAACGCATTCAATTTGGCTAATATCATTACGCTGCCGCTGACGTTCATCGTCCCAGGACAAGACCCTGGCAGCGATCAAGGCTCGGCTGGTAACTGGAATGAGGTCGCCCCCGCTATAATGTTGCCGCCCCTGGGCGTTGGGGTCTTTGAGCAGCTCGAAGCCTCGGCTGTCGATGCGAACCTACACGCCGGAGCCGGGAAGATTAACAGCCACGAAATACCTTGGCACGAGATAGCCCACCTATTACCTCGGCTGGTGCAGGACTTGGGTAATATCGTTTCTGACCAGACAGTGACATGTGAACTATACAACGCGGATAGAGAGAACAGCATTACTGTTGCATCAATCGTTGACAATCTTGGCAGCGGCATCGAAGTATCCGGTGTCCCGGCCGCACCGTTTAACATTGCCTCGCAAGACGGCCTTATCTTCTCTGTTCTGATAAGGCGTACTGGCGACTTGACAATCAATGGAACATACACATTGACGCTATCGACCGGCGAGGTCTACACCTTATACTTCACTGGATCAAGAATTGTTATGTTCCCGATTCGACCGGAGTCGCCGCTCCGCGAGCACTTGATCTTTGACACAAAAGTCATCGAGGCCGTGGACGGCTCCGAGCAGCGGATCGCAAACCGCCAGTATCCTCGCGGAATGTTCGAGGCCACATATAAGGCCGGTCAGAAAAAGATAGAGATGATTCTGTTTGACCGCCAAGCCAAGATCGTAGCGTACCCGGCATGGCATGAGCCGGCATACTTGGACGGGGCTCATGTAATAGATGCCGTGACTGTTAACGTCAACACAACTGACTACGCGAATTTCTACGTTGGTGGCTATGCGGTTGTATTGCAGGATGAAAACTTTTTCGATGCACTAAAGATCGAATCAATGACTTCGACGTCACTCACATTCGATTCTGGTTTGACTTACAACTACGCGAATAACGTGCAGGTGATGCCACTGCTTACGGCACACATCGAGGCTTCGTCTGCGGCTCTCAAGTATACTGTCAACCAGGAATATTTCAATCTGCGAATCCATGTCGATCCGGAAGTCAATGACATAGCTGATGACTCAGCCTGGAACGCATACGATGGCAAGCCGTTCATGGATGGACCCAACATGATCGCAGGCGGACAGCTTGCAGAGGCACTCAAGACCAAAGTCTTCGTCATCGACAACCTTACTGGGCTTCGGACCCCAACGTCGGCCTGGGACCATAACAAACGATACAGTAAGAAAGGCTGGAAGACGAATACCAGACAAGAGCTGTGGGAACTCAGGCAGCTTCTCCACTTCCTCAAGGGTAAGCAGGTCAGCTTCTACATCCCGACGTTCTGGAAGGACATTGTCGTCACGGATACAATGCTGTCCGGCACCTTCGTCCTGAACATGGATAACATTGGCTACACGGTCAATGCGTATCAGCGGTGGCCGAAGCAGTTCATCCGAATCCACTTCACGGATGGGTCGATCCTGGTTAGAGAGATTCAGAACAGTGCTGAGGTCAGCGAGACCCAGGAACAGCTCACGTTGGACTTGGCGTGGCCTGCCGAGTACGAGCCCGAGGATATCGAGCGGATAGAATATTTGGAAAAAATCAGATTAGATGTTGACGACATCGTCATTATACATTATAATGCACTTGGACAATCAGAGTGTATTGTGCCTACTAAGGAGGTCGATAATTAGATGGCGTTTGAAGACCATGAAACTTCACAAGAAGCTGGTAGCACAATTGAGATATATACGTTGGCGATGGGCTCCACCATCTATCGGATGCACGACTCGGTTGAACCCTTTGTCACTTATCTAGGTGATGAGTACGACCGTACCTCAATCTCCAGGGGCTCCATCTCAACCGGACAGGAGTATCTGGAGATTAAATTACCTGGGTCGCATCCATTCACGCTAAAGTTTGCAACAATCGCTCCAGGCCAGACTGCGTCCCTGACGATCCAGAGTTACCAGCGGCTCGAACCATCCGACGTCCGTGTGATCTATAAAGGTGTGGTTCGATCAGTAGCGTTCACGCAGAACGCCTCGATGTCAGCCCTATCACTTGTTCCAATCAATGACGCATTTGACAAAGAGATACCGGAGCGAACATTTCAGGCTGCATGTAACAACGTGCTCTTCGATCCGGACTGCAAAGTTTCTGCCGGACTGTTCACATACATAGGCCCGGTCTCGGCTATCGTGGATAATGTGGTGACAATCACTGGCCTAGAAACGGCTAAGGGCACCGGCTGGTCTACAGGTGGGTATGTCTCTTTCGGCGTGCTGGACTACAGGCTCATCCTTGACCAAGCTGGAGATGACCTGACTTTGGTGCTGCCATTCCATGAATCGGTATTGACGGAGGACGTCTCGGTGTTCGCGGGTTGCGATCACAGCATAGCTACCTGTCTGGCAAAGTTCGCCAACGAAATCAACTTCGGCGGCTGTCCGTTTGTGCCGACAAAAAATATCTTTATTACAGGGCTCTAATAATGGCTTTCTTTCTCACACTTATTCTATGGGCGGTCACGTTTGCTCTTAGTCAAATGCTGACACCAAAGCCGGAGGTTGAAGATGCTCGGCCGAGGAATCTGAATGATTTCAACTTCCCGACTGCAACTGAGGGCAGGATCATTCCGCTGCATTGGGGCACTGATCTGGTGAAAGGCCCTAACGTGATTTGGTATGGTGATCTCAAGACTGTTCCGATCCGCGAGAGAATCTCAACAAGTTTATTCAACACCAAAAGGATCACCGTGGGCCACCAATACTACGTCGGTTTCCAAATGGGAATCTGCCACGGACCCGCGACTCTCAAAGCAATCTACGTCGGTGATGAGCTGGTATGGTCCGGCACGCAAAGCACTGATGGTTCGATAAGTATTGATGCCAAGAACCTCAAGGGAACATTCTCATTCTTCACTGGCTCCAAGACGCAGGCCAAGAGTCCCTACCTTGAGCTGCATCAGAATCCATGTCCCGCATATCGTGGCCTATGCCACGGCGTTTGGGAAGGCGGCTTCGTCGGTGAAACAACAAGTGTCAAGGCATGGAGTTTCGAGATCGAACGTATCCCTACTGGGCTTGGCGGCGGTGACGAAGTCGTGAACGGTGCTGACTGCAATCCGATGCACATGGCTCACGAGATATTCACGGACGAAGGCTGGGGCTATGGCTATCCGGACAGTGATATCGACATAACTGATTGGCAGACCCAGGCGGACACATTGAAGACCGAAGGCAACGGAATGTCACTCATCTTGTCGGCTCAGAGAAATGCTACAGACATCATAAGAGAAATTGAGAAGCAAGCTGATTGTCACTTCCGAATTGACCCGGCAACAGGCAAGTGGAAGTGTGTACTTGTGCGGGATGGTTATTCGCTCATCGGGCTCAAGGCGGCGGATACCTCGAACGTAAATGAAGTCGTTGAATACTCCCGAGCCGGTTGGGAGGGGACCACAAACGTAGTTCGCATCTTCTACAAGCGGCGAGATAATAATTACGCTGACGGCTACGCCCAGGCTCACGACTCGGCAAACATGAAGATTCAAGGTCGAAGAGTGCCTGCGATTTTCAGCTACCCGGCACTACGAGATGACATCCTTGCCAATAAACTTGCATGGCGAGAAATAAGAGCCAACAGTTATCCGTTTGCGAAGCTTCGCATGAAGACCAACCGGGACTTCTGGGATTCATACGTCGGAGAGGTCTTTCTCTTTTCCTGGACGTTCGAGGATTTCGTTGTAACGGACATACCTTTCCGAATTACCCGGATAGATGCCGGCAACCACGAGAAGCCGGAAATGCTGATTGACGCGGTCCAAGATGTATTCTCTTGGAGGGCAGCGTCATTCGCGGATCAGGATACAACTAAGTGGGTTGCTCCGGATAAGAATCTTATTCCGTTTCCGGCAGCGGAACAGCTCGCCTTTGAGGCTCCGTATGCAATCGGTAGGCGAGACGACGCCTACACCGAGGGTAAGATATGGTGTATCGGCGAATCGCAAGGCCGCGACGAAACTGGTTACGAGATCAGACAGCGAAACGCTGCCGGTGCTCCAGCAGGAAACTACTATAGTGCGGGCACGGTGGGCGGGTTCACGTACACTGGAGCACTCAGTGGCAACATCGACCAGGATGACACGACCATTGACATCCTTACAGATATGAATCTCAGTGAGATCATCACAACCACGGCGTTCGAGGTGGGTGAGTATCTAGTGAACATGTTTATGATCGGTGACGAGATGATTGCTTGCACAGATGTTTCGGAGATCACTGGTGGGTTGCGGTTGACCGGATGTCTTCGTGGCTTCTGTGACACCGCACAAGCAGTCCATGCCGACACTGATAAGGCGTGGTTCCTGCATAATGGCGGCGGGTTGACTATCACTGTCTTTGATCCGGACTACAATGTTGATCTGAAACTATTGCCTTATGATGCAGTAGGTAATAAGGTGTCCGATGTGGATGCCGGCCTGACAGTTCTCCAAGTTGACATGGACTACAGAGACCGCAGACCTTATCCACCGACATTCATTGATTGGAATACAGTTCAGTATCCGACGACAGTTGATATCACTGGCGACGTCGTCGTGGATTACAACCGTCGTGATTACCGGATACTTAATGAGGAGTCGCAGAACCACACAGACGCCGAGACAATCGACGCGAGCTTCCCTGCGAACAACGACACCCGATACAGGTTGAAGCTGTACGACGGTGCCTCAGTGGTTTACACGGCACCCTGGAACGCGGCCGGTGCCGCAACCTACACGATGGAATTCGTGAAGATTCTCCGCTACCTGGACGGCCTTCCGGCTACGTTGAAACTGTCAGTTGATACACGGCATACATTCAGTGCCGTGGACTACGTGGCTCGCTATGATGTCGTGCATGAATGTGATGTCACGGCCTCGGCCTACGATAACGACTTCTGGCTCGGCGTCGTGAGTCCTTCGACAGCCAGCAATGCTTGGACATCGGTTCCCGACACGGGCACATACACATTCACGCTGGTCGCTTCCATTGCTGGTGATGTTGAGGCCAGGATCAACGGCGGCGGCTGGGGAGTGGTCATCACGTCGGGCGGCACGGGTGGAACCCTTGTTGGCGTAACTGCCGGAGACACCATCGAGTTCAGACATCTTGATGCGGCTTCGTCGGATGAAGAGTTTATAACGATTGATAGCCCAACCAGCTCAGTTAACGCTCTCGGTGTTATAGTTTTCGCTTGACAATTGGAATAAGACTTGATACAATGATAGAGTATTGAATTAAGGCTTAATGAAAGTAACATGACTATGACTGAACACGAGATGGAACGAGTGATTGACAAGACAGTGGAATCTACACTAACAAGGATGGGATTTGATGTATCGGACCCAATTGCCTGTCAGGCGGATCAGCACTTTTTGAGATCGGCTCGAACCATCACAGGCAAGGCAGGAACAAGAGCAGTCATGTGCTTGATTGGAGTAGCAACAGTCGCCGCAGTTGGTGGAGCATTTGTTGCGGCTGGCAAAGCAATAGCAAAAGCGATTAGTTCGTAAACGGCGAGGAGATGCCGCAGTACCGAATGTTGCGAAGAATGTCTATACATAGAGGAGAGCTGTATGCCGAAGTCTAAGAAGCAAGCCGTGAAGAAAGCCTGTAATCCAAAGGATGCAATCGGTGTCAAGAAGGTTCCGATGAGCTGCCTGTCTTCGCAGGCCGTGGTGTTGCTTGCCGAATCCATGTCCGCCGAAAAGGTTCGACCCGTGGACGCCATTGATGTCTACGCGGATGAGCAATTCAACGCGGCCGTCGCTCACCTGATGATGTTCTGGGAGGGCCAAGACGACACCTGGAGAATTCCACACCTCTCACGAGCAATGGCGAGGATCGCAGCCATTCGCAACGCCGAGCTGGAAGACACCCTCAACGACGACCGCCTCAACAAAGACAGCAAAGGCATACATGTCGCCGCCCTCAACGTTGCCGCTGGCATAGTCATAGAGAAGCTGCCGCCCAGCGTGGCACCATTCACGCACCTCAAGGAAGGCACCCTGGGCTTTAAGGTCACGGTGCCGATCACAACCAAGACACCCTTTCATGTGCTGCCCTTGCGAGTCGTTTTCGAGATGGCTTTGGGTATGATGGAAGGTGGGATCAAATACGGCAAGCACAATTACCGATCCGTTGGCGTCAGAGCCAGCGTCTACTACGACGCCACCATGCGTCACCTTGCCGATTGGTATGCCGGCAAACCGCTAGATCACGAGAGCAGCCTTTCTCATCTGTCGAAGGCTCTCTCCAGTTCCCAGGTGTTGCTTGACAGCATGGTCAAGGGCAACTGGGTTGACGACAGACCGTTAAGAATTTGAGGAGACTTATGCAAGCTAACCACATAGTATATCTCGATTGCGATCAGGTGTTCTCTGATTTCGTCACAGGCATCTTCACCGCCCTGGGCTTTCCACATAAGGTAGATCGGAACTGGCCGTTCGGTAGTGACTACAATGTATTTCCTTTGGCGGGATCAACACGAGATGAGGCGAACAAGCACTGCACCATCAAATTCTGGGAGAATCTGCCGTGGACAGAAGACGGCAAAGAAATCCTGGCAGAGGTGTGGGCTCGGTTCAGGCCCAATGAGACGATGTTGCTGACTAAGCCGATGGAGCATGATGACTCCTTCACCGGCAAGGCACGGTGGGTTCGCAGAGAGATTCCAGAGCTGCATAAGCGGATGGTGCCAACCTGGGTTGAGAAGTCTGAGTTCGCCTTCAACTTCAACTGCTTGCTTGTTGACGACAGTCAGGAGAATGTCGAGAGGTTCATCAGGGCAGGTGGTGCTGGTATCCTGGTGCCCCGGCCGTGGAATCAATTGGATAAGATGTATTACGCGGGTGACACCGTGAGTTACGTCGCAGAGAAAATGGATAAGTGGATCGACATTGTCGATCATCCCGCAAAGTTTAGGAAAGGAAAGCAAGAATGCCAAAAGTAACAACGGAGCAAGTAGTCAGTGCTTATCAAGAGCATGGAGGCAACATTCAAGCTGCTGCCAAGAGCTTAGATGTTGGTAGAGCCTGCATTTACTATCATCTAAAGAAAGCCGGGATTGATCGGACCAAGAAGATCGTTGATGGAAGTGTCCGAGGGATTGAAGCGGTAAGATGTCCTTTACCCAAAAGTGGCGTGGTCAAGCGATATATTCTGACCTCAGCCCAGAACAACACTCATGTTCATACCCCTGTGTGGAATAGTTTATTGGCTTTGGCAAAGCACTATGATGCTCAGATGATGGTGGGAACATTCACCTACAACCAAAACGCTTTCGGCAGGCTATCTGTCAAGCGTGGCAAAGTCAAAAGCCGGGAGAAAGAGCTTTGGTACGATCAAAAGGTTGTGCCTTATATTGTGGATAAGCGTCACCTTATTGCTAACCACCTATGTTGGTGCGGTGAGATGAACATTCTTCCTACAGCGGTTCGTCCTTTGACTGGTTTCGATTCTTACACGGGCCGGGACAGTGCAATCTTTCCACAAGTGAAGTTTGCGATGGAGTCCATTGCAACCGGACGGAAAGAGAACACCAAGTTCAACTACACGACCGGCACTGTCACTCAGCGTAACTATATCCAGAAGCGTGAAGGGCTCAAGGCTGAGTTCCATCACTGCTACGGTGCCGTGATTGTCGAAGTGGACAGCGACGGCAACTGGTGGCTACGTCAGTTGAACGCTACAGACGACGGCACAATCTACGATCTTGATGTCGTGGTTAAGAAAGGTGTCGTGCGTGAGAATAAACATGTCGAGGCGATTACATGGGGTGACGCTCACGCCTTGATGCTGTTAGACGAAAGCGTCAATCGTTGTTCTCAGCACATGCTGGATGAGCTACGCCCCAAGTCTCAATTCGTCCACGATCTCATGGCTGGGTCCGTGACAAACCATTGGTCAAAGAAGTCGCTGCATAAACGGTTCCAAAACTTCGTCCGTTCCGGTGCATGGAATGATCTCCGTAAGGAATTCGTGGCGTGTAACGACCATCTCCGTGACCTACATCGTGACTTCTGCCAGACCTATGTCGTGGACGCCAACCATGATCGTCCCTGGATTGAACGCTGGCTGGACAGCCGTGAAGGTCTGGACGATCCTAAGAATGCCGTGATCTGGCTAAAGCTTAATGCTGCCGTGTATGAAGCTATGGAAGCTGATCCCTTTGGCCGAACGTTTCATGTCTTGGAACATGCCTGCCGGATGCTCGGCCTGGAAGATCGGATCGCACACTTCATGCGTGAAGATGAAAGTATACTGATTACGGACGCCAACATTGAGTGCGGTATGCACGGCTCCCTTGGGCCTAACGGAGCCCGTGGTAATGCAGCCAACCTAAGCAGGATGGGACGCAAAGCCAACATTGGTCACTTGCACAAAGCAGGAATCCAGGATGGTATTTATGTGGCAGGTGTATCCTGTGACATTAAGTCCGACGTCTGGTACACCAGAGGCCCATCAAGTTGGTCGCATTCACATATCGTGACATACCCTAACGGCAAGCGTACTATTATTACCGTCTGGAAAGGAAAGTACAGAGCATAATGCGAGGACAGACCGCAAATGGAAAGGGCGGGGCAACGCGGCCCCGCTTCATAACCCGCCAGATGTGGGAGTTGAACTACGAGCTGGCTTGTGAGCAGATCAGCCGAAGCACATACTACAGACGAAAGAGGAAACTGCATGAAAATCAACAATGATAAGATCAACGGTGTGTTCGAGCTGGCCGGTGGGTTCTTCATCCTACTGAGCGTCATCCAAGTTTGGTTAGACAAGTCAGTTGCCGGCGTGAGCCTTTACCATGTCGGCTTCTTCGCTGGCTGGGGTTACTGGAACCTCTACTACTACAAAGCAATCCAGCAGAAGTTTTCATTTTATGCTTCGATAGGTGTCACGGCCACCAACACTGTTTGGCTGGCTCTGCTCATCTACTACACATTGACCGCTGCGGCGTAGCGGCGGATAACTATTTGAGTTTAATAGAGAGGACAAGTAATGAAGACGTATAATGTAGGTGACACAATTGCGTTCCGAGCCCGGTGTAACGGCGATCCGGCGTCAGACAATCCAACAGCTCAGGTCTACGATGAGGCTGACGCAGTGTTCGGCACAGCTCTGACCATCGGCAGTGGGTTGACTCAGGTGCCTGGAACAAAGATCGTAGTGGGCTCTTTCGTGCCTGATGAAGTTGGTGAGTGGTCCGTCAGCATTGTCGATGACGCCGGCATGGATGTCGTCAAGCAATTCGCCGTCAGAAACACTTCCATCGAGCAGGTGGGTAGCGGCATCGCAGTCGTAGTAAACGACGTAGCAGCCGTGGATGCAAAGATCGTGGCTCAAGATTTAGTTTTGCAGGAAATCCTCGCTAACACTGCGGGAGGCGGGCACTTCGGATAAGCTATGAAGTTTCTCAGGGATACATATCGACCCGGTAAAGACCGGCTGGCTTACGGTGCCGTGGACAAGAACGCCTCTGTTGTGGCGGTTCGTGTCTACGGCCCCAGCCATCGGCCTCGTAGTAATGACATAACTAAATTAAAACTGTACAAGTTAGAGGCTGGTGTGTTTGCCCTAGACTTTGAGTTCAAGGAACTGGGCAACTACATCTTCGTTGTCGAAGAGGACGGCGTAGTGCAAACCGTGTTGAACGCAAAGGTGTACGTATGACGAAATCTGTCGAGGTTGAGTTCAAAGGTGTACGCTTGCGGCTCAGACGTGCGAGCGGTCTCAAGGTTAGACTTATGCTCCTGCGAAAGAGATACAACATCAAACTGTGGCTTCACCGCTGGATACGATCCCACACAGCTTTGCCGCTCTGTGACGGCCTCTACGGCCCGTGTTTCTGTAGAGGCCACCGTAGGGTGCAAAATACAGCCTACGTGGACGAGAAGAAGAACTGGGTGTTCCTGTGCGACACCTGCATGGAAGCCAATGAGGAATACTGGACCGAGATGTGGCGTGAATATTACCGGAGCGTGCTATGACAAGCGAACATCGAGCCAAGGTGGGTGGATATAAATGTGGTGCCCCGGACTGCCGAAGCTTCTTTAAGAAGCCACGCGAAACCAGTGGAGGTTTTAAGGTATGCTCTATTTGCGGAGCCCTCAACTACGTAGAGTTATGTCCTGACCTCACCTGGAAAGGGAAGTGCGTTCGATGGTTTAAGACTTGCAATCATCGCTGTCACTCAAAGTATTAGGAGCTGCTATGAAAACTGACCCATTCGATCATCAGGCAGAAGAGCTGAAAACACACGGACTCGATGAAGTCCGAGCGATCCACTGGGAACAAGGAACCGGCAAGACGTGGCTGGCACTCAGCACCGCTGAGAAGTTATTCGCCGCAGGCAGCATCGACGCACTGTTCATCCTCGCACCTCCTGGGCTTCACACCAACTGGATACTGTACGAGATACCCGATCACCTGGGCATAGACCACTCGATGATTGCGTTCCAGACCAAGAAGGCCAAGACGAAGAAACACATGATGGCCTGCAATTCGATCCTCAACAATGACGCCGGAAGCTTTCCGATCCTGGCAATGAGTTACCCAGGGATTAAGACGGCAGCAGGTAAGAAGCTGGCGAAGGCGTTTCTCAAGAAGCACCGCTGCCTGTTCGTCTGTGATGAGAGTAACCGAATCAAGACACCGTCCGCGAAGATCACCAGAACCGTGATGGCGGCGTCCGACTACGCCGTATTCAAACGGACACTCTGCGGGACACCTATCACCAATACACCGTTCGACATCTATACTCAGTTCCGATTCTTAGACAAGAACTTCTGGGCCAACACACCTTACGGCCTCGGCAGCTTCCAATGCTTCAAGACGTTCTTCGGTGTCTGGATCAAAGGCTACAACGCCAAGGCTGACCGCGAGTTCGATCAGTGCGTCGGGTTCAAGAACCTGGAGATTCTGTCCGAGCTGGTGAAAGAGATGTCGTCCCGCGTCCTGAAAGAGGATGTGCTTGATCTGCCAGATAAGCTCTACTCATACGCTGGTTTCGAGATGACGGCGAAGCAGTGGAAGCTGTACAAGGAATTAGAAGATGAGTTTATGACTGAGATCAATGGTGACATGATCTTCACACCGCTGGCGATTACTCGGCTGCTCCGTCTGCAACAAGTTGCCAATGGCTACCTACCGTCTGGTGACGAGAATGAGATGCACATGATCGAGGACAAGAATCCCCGGCTCAAGATGCTGAACGAGATCACACAAGACTTGCCGCATAAAGCAATCATCTGGGCTCGGTTCATCCAAGACATTGACCTGATCTGTGACCTGCTGGGTGACAAGGCTGTACGGTGGGATGGGACCGTCAATGAAGACAAACGTGAAGAGAACAAGTTCCGATTCAAGACGTGTCCAGTAGATGAGGTCCAATACATTGTGGCGACACCTGATAGCATGGGCGAAGGTCATACGCTGAACGAAGCCTTGACGACAATCTACTACTCGAACAGCTTTAAGATGAAGGAACGCCACCAGAGTGAGGATAGAAATCATCGTGCCGGTCAGAAAAATCACGTAAATTATATCGACATTGTTGCCGATAATACCAAGGATGTTGACATCATAGGCTCGCTTCGGAAGAAGTTCGACAATGCCTCAGTAGTAATTGATGGAAGAATTCGAGATTGGTTGTTGACATACGATTCTGAAACTGATATACTTGCAGCATAGAGTTGAGAGTTGAGAGCACTGGAGACGACGATGGCTAAGAAAACAGCAGTAGCAGAATTACCCTTTGACTATACCGGACACGATGACGGCCCAGCCGCGAACGAGTCTGACATCCTGGGTAGAATCTCTGTGCTCGCCGACAAGATGCACGATCTTGACAAAGAGAGAGCCAAGGCCGAGCTGAAAGTTAAGCAGCTCGTAGAGCAGCACCGCCAGATCGCTGAGGAGCAGTTGCCTGAATTGTTTGAGCAGGTCGGCATGTCTGAGCTAAAGACCCGCAGTGGGTTGCCGCTGAAACTCAAGAACAAAGTCCGCACCAACATCTCGAAGGCCCGCAAGCCCGCCGCGATTGCGTGGTTGGATGCGAACGGTCAAGGCGGCATGGTCAAGCGTTCTGTTATCATCGACTTCGATAAGACCCAGGGCGACAAGGTTGAGGCGTTGCTGAGACTGATTGGACGAAGTTGGAAAAACAACCGGACCGAGCTGGACGTCCATTCCGCTACAGTGAAAGCCTTTGTGGTCCGGCAACTCAAAGAAGGTAAGAAGATTCCTTTCGACGTGTTCGGCATTCATTGTGTGGATGCCGTTGAGATTACAAGCTCGAAAAAATAGTTCATATTGAGGAGACACAAGTATGGCGACAGAAGAAAAGAAAGCGTTAGCAAAGACAGCAGCAGCCGGAGCACTGGCACTCCCGTTCGAGTACGGTGACGATACCGGCGGTGGTTTTGAGGGCACCAGCTCGGAAGACTTTGCGATTCCGTTCCTGGCTATCCTCCAGAGTGGTAGCCCGCAGGTCAAGAAAAAGGGTGCCGAGTATATCGACGGTGCCGAAGAAGGTATGCTGTACAACACAGCGTCCGGCGAAATCTTCGACGGTGACAAAGGCGTGCAGATCGTGCCGTGCTACACCGAGCACATCTTCATCGAGTGGAAGAACAAGCAGAAAGACGGCGGTGGGTTCGTTGGCACCCATAACCTCGACTCTCCTGTCGTGGCGGCTGCTCAGGCTGCATCCACTGAGTTCGGCAAATATTACGTGCCGGTTGCCGATGGCGTCGATCACGATCTGGTCGAGACCTTTGTGTTCTACGCGATCCTTCTGGACGCTGACGGCGACATCGTCGGCCCCTGCATGATCTCGTGCAGCTCCACAAAGATCAAGTCATATAAGAGCATTATGACGCCGTTGCGTCAGGTCAAAGGTCGTCCGCCGCTGTATGCGTTCAAGCTCACAATCACTACGGTCGCTGAGAAGAACACGAAGGGTGACTATCACAACTTCAAGATCGTGCCGGCCAACGGTAGCCCCGTTGACAGCCTCATTGATCCCACCACGGACTTGTTCGCGGCTGGCAAAGCCTTCAAGGAACAGGTCGCCAGTGGCAAGGCCAAGGTCGATCACAGCAAGAGCACTGCGGGTGGCGGCGAAGCAGGCGATCCCAAAGACGCACCATTTTAGAACACCTCCCTCTCCTCCGGCGTGCGGGCGGGACTTCGGTCCCGCCCAATCGTTTCACGGAGACGGTTGACGGTCCTGCAAGCTGGACGCTATGCTTAATTGCATCGGCAGGTTCGATTCCTGAGTATGGATAATACGCGGTTCGACTCCGTGGCGGGGTATTGATTATGTGCAAGAACAAAGAACAATCAGAACAAATTAAGACGCAGGTTGAAGGGATAGCAGAGCGGGTCACAAAAGAAATCCTCGGCCAAACTGTACTAAACCTTCTAAACAGTGACGGCCACTCTTTCAGTAAGCGGCCATGCACGACTTGCCAGACAATCTCTGCGATAGTTGAGAAACCGTTCGGCTGCGTCAAGAAAGCAGCAGATGCAGCAGAGAGGGCCAAGGACAGGGCAGATTTCTTGTGGCCTTACGATGAAGGCTCTATAGAAGAGGCAGGTTACGAGTTCGCCAATGGCAAGACGGAAGCATATCGTGAGCAGTGGTGGGACATTCTCGTGGCTCGCCGAGGGAACGAGCCGGAAATAGTCAACAAAAGTTATTGGGTGGATGTAGGTGATCTGCCCGAAGAGGCAAAAGAAGCATACAGGGAATACGTGACAAAGGCCGGCCTACATAACGGCGAGCATTGGTCATATACGATTGGTGAGTCCAGTGACGATAGCGTCGTGGAAAGCTGGATTGGTGAGGAGAAACGAAAAGTCATTGACGCCGCTCTCATTGCAGCGGGACTAGGTGATGGGTACATCATAGACCTTGTGTTTTCATGGTGAAGAAATGGAAGATCGTGAACTAACAACTCAGTGTCCAAACTGCGGAGAAATAGGCAGGAATATCATAAGTGATGATGAGCTGCACTTTATCTGCTGTAACTGTGGTCTAGTCGATCCTTATGATTTACTTGTTGTAGAGAGGCCGGCATGAAGTTATCGGGACAACAACAGCAGGCAATAGACGCCATCGGCCGATGGATGCACTCGGACCAACAGGTGTTCCGCCTCTTCGGCTTTGCAGGCTCGGGCAAGACAACCATTGCCAAGTATGCCGCCTCGGGAGCCACGTTGTTCTGTGCGTTCACTGGTAAAGCAGCCTACGTCTTGAGACAGAAAGGTTGCGAAGCCTTTACGATTCATCAGCTCATCTACTGCCCCAAAGACCGCAGCCAAAAGAAGCTGAAAGACCTGGAGGTTTCGTTAGCCAACACCGACGACCCGGTGGTGATCGCAGACCTGGAGCAAAAGATCGCGTTCGAGACCAAGAAGCTCAACTCACCGAACTTTGTCCTGAACGAAGATTCACCTGTCAAGACGGCGGACCTAATCATTGTCGATGAATGTTCTATGGTTAACGAGCAGATGGCAATGGACTTGATGAGCTTCGGCACCAAGATACTCGTGCTGGGCGATCCTGCTCAGTTGCCACCAGTGTTCGGAGCCGGATGGTTCATCCAAGCAGAGCCCGACTTTATGCTCGATGAGATTCACCGACAGGCTCAAGGCAATCCGATCATCCAGCTCGCTACCCGAATCAGGCAGGGTGAGTGGATCAGGCCGGACGGTGACATGGTTGTGGAGTGGGGTTCAGTGACACCTGACGACGTCATGGGCTTCGACCAAATACTCGTGGGCCGCAACGCTACTCGCAAAGCCACGAACCGAAAGATCAGAACCTTACTGGGCAGAAAGTCACCGACACCCGAAGAGGGCGACCGGCTGGTGTGTCTGCGAAACGATCACGAAGTCGGGCTTCTCAACGGAGCGATCTGGGAAACAGAATCTTGTTTTGACGGTGATGAGTTCCTGGACCTAATAATCTTTGACCCAGACTGCAAGGCAAACTATACAGCCGTCGAGGCTCACCGGCACCACTTCATGTCAGATGAGCCAACGCAGATACCTTTCTGGATCAGGAAGGAAGCCCAGGAGTTTGATTACGGTTATGCGTTGACCGTACATAAGAGCCAGGGTTCGGAGTGGGACAAGGTGCTGATCTTCGATGAATCAGCAGCCTTCGGCACAGACGGAAACAAGTGGCTGTACACAGCGGTGACACGAGCGGCCAAAGAAGTAAAGGTGGTGACACGATGATAACGAGAAGAAACTTTCTATTCAGATCGGCTGTCGTGGCAACAGGTGCGGGAATAGGTCTAGGCACCGGACTGATTCGCCATGCGGCGACTCCCAAACCGGAACCGAAAGAGGCCAACACACACTACCGAGTGACATGCCAGGAGATACCATTCGGTCTCCAAGCGATCTACCTTGGTGACTCACAGCGGAAGTTGTGGGAAGCATCTCTACGTGAGATCAGTTGGAGTACCGAGGATGTTAGTCTCGTGCCCGACGTAGGTGACATTCTCCAGATCGAGCGGACGGCGGGTGTCGATCCTACCAAGAAGATTGGGACATTGGGGTCTGTGGGGTTCAAGTCAGAAGAATTCAAGGTAAGAGTAATTAGCGTCATGGAGATCAGATGACACGGAAGAAGAAAGTTGAGGTTTCAATTAGAGAGGTTGATGACGAGGATCAGGACTTCGAGCCGATGTCCGGGCCGGAGCTGAAACACACGCTCCGAAAGATGATCCGGGATGCGATCCGCTGGCAGAATAAGCAAGTGCTGTTCACTTGCCGCCAGTGCTGCTTCTACCAGGAAACGGATTATGGTGTAATAAGCTGTAACCTGGACGATGAGAATGAACTAATCCTCGGCAAGCGGATGCCGACGCAGATGCCGGAGTGCTTCACATTTGATCCGCTGATGTCCGCGTTCGCTGGTGTGCTTGACATAATGCACGCTCTGGGCGTTGAGTTCCACGGAGCAGATAAAGGCTGGGCCACCATAGTCGGACGGATTGCCAAGCGTGCAGATAGGTTTGGCTACGTCACGGGTGTCAAACAAAGGAACCTTGACAAGTATGGCTCGTAGAGGAAAATACATAGACTATGTTGGTCAGCAACCGATGTTCTCCCCGGAGAGCGATTGGACAGCACCCAATTTGAACGATCTTCCGTCCTGGCAGGGCATCTCGCGGATCGGTCTGGATACAGAAGGGTGTGATCCCACACTAACGACGTTAGGCCCAGGAGTTCGGCGGGATGGGTATACGTGTGGGATCAGTTTTGCTATCGAAGATGGGCCGGCGTTCTATCTGCCAACACGTCACGAGGGCGGCGGCAACCTTGACCCGAAGCATGTTGAGCAGTACATGAAGGATCAGGCGGCGGTCTTTACCGGAGCAATCTGCGGTGCCAACCTACAGTATGACTTGGACTACCTTGCAGAGCGAGGCATCATATTCCGTCACGCCACGTTCAAGGACATTCAGATTGCCGAGCCGTTGATTGATGAGAACCAACTATCCTATGGCCTTGAGACGCAGGCGAAGAAATATGGCTTCCTCGGCAAAGATGAAACACTACTTGCCGACGCTGCCGCCGCCTATGGTTGGTCCGACAAAGACATGAAGAAAAACATGTGGCGGTTGCCGGCGAAGTTTGTCGGACCTTACGCCACCGAGGATGCAATATTACCGTTAAAGATTCTCAGGAAGCAAGAGCGGATCATTGATGACCAGGACATCTGGGGCATCTACAATCTGGAGTGTAGAGTATTGCCGGTGCTCTTGAAGATGCGACGACGCGGAATCAGGATTGATTTCGATCAGCTTGACAAGGTCGAAGCCTTGACGATTGTTAAGGAGCAAGAGTTTCTGGACATCATCTACGCTGAGTCAGGTATCAGGATTAAGGTAGACCAGATCAACAAGACTAAGCTCGTACAAGCGGCCCTGGATGTCCAGCAAATTCCTTACGGCCGCACAGAGCCGTCCGGAAAGTTTCCGGAAGGTCAAGCGAGTGTCAAGAAAGAATTCCTGGAACCGAACCAAGACATGCCGCTGGTGAACGCGATCCTTGAAGCCCGATCCTATAACAAGGTCCGGAACACATTCGTGAAGTCAGTCCGCAAACACGAGGTCAAGGGTAGGATTCACACGACGTTTAACCAGCTCCGCACGCAGCAGGACAACTCCGACGACGTCAAAGGTGCCGGCCCTGGGCGTTTATCCAGCAGTGCCCCAAACCTACAGCAGCAGCCTAGCAGGCACCCGGTCCTCGGTAAGATGTGGCGGTCGATCTACCTGCCGGACGAGGGAGGCCGCTGGGCCTCCTGTGACTACTCGCAGCAAGAGCCCCGGCTGTTCGTCCACTACGCACATATCGCAGACTGTGCAGGCACACAGGCCGCTGTAGACGGCTTCTTTAAGGGCTTTGATTGGCACGACATGACAACCGAAATGGCGTTCGGCATCATTAAGGCTAATGATCCAGAGAAGTTCGACAAGCTCAGGAAGCGAGCCAAGGCCGTATTCCTGGGCCTAACCTACGGTATGGGACAGGCCAAGATGTGCAAGTCCTGCGGGTTCGCTACAGAGTGGGTTAACATCCGTGGAGCTGAGCGAGAAGTGGCGGGTCCAGAAGGCCGAGCGTTCTTGGCGGAGTTTAACGCGAAGGTGCCTTTCCTTGGCGAGATCAAGGACATGGCCGAGAAGGTGGCTTGGAATCGAAAATATATTATAACAATTTTAGGCCGGCATATTCATTACCCGCCCGGTGCCGGAATGGAGCGTAAGGCCCTGAACAACCTGATCCAAGGCAGTGCCGCCGATCAGACGAAGCTGGCGATGGTGCTTATAGATGAGGCGGATATCAGAATTCAGTTGCAAATACATGACGAATTGTGTACAACTGTATATGAGGATAAGACAGCCAAGGACATGGCTCAAATAATGACAGACTGTGTACCGCTGGTCGTACCGTCCAAAGTGGACATAGAGATCGGCAGGAGTTGGGGAGACTCGATGTAATGAGAACACTACTATTCAAAGTCAACGTGCATAATACCGAGAAGGTTGAGATACCCGGCGAAGAGAAGCCCAGGGCTATCAACCTGACTGTTCGTAAGGGCCTCAAGTGGAGCGATCTCAAGGTTGGCGACACTGTCAATCTTCGAGACACTGCGGCTGACACGCACGATTACACCAATGATGGGACGCCTCCAGGTGGGGCCTCAATGCCGCCGCTGTATGAAGATCAGCTCGCCACGATCTACGACGTCAAGGTCATGTCCTTCGCGGACCTGATGAACTACGGCACGCTGCTCAAGCTGGAGCATGACCCGAAGTGTCAGACCTATCACGGCCTCCATGCGACAATGCGGCGAGTCTATGACGGCTTCCTACAACATGAGCTGGTGACACTGGTGATGTACGAGCCGGTGGCAGATAATGGAGAACGTCGTCCAGCGGAGCTAGAGTAGTTCATGGAACAGAATCAAAGACAAGTTCTTGTTAAGGCGATGAACAAGCTGGGATTCGATGCAACCAGTGTCGAGAATCCAGCTTGTCCAGGGACACCAGATGTCCAGCACATCGACGGCTGGCTTGAGTTGAAGTTCCGGGAAGAGTGGCCGAAGCGAGCGGATACAACTGTCCAGATCAAACACTTCTCACCGCAACAGCGGGTTTGGCTTATGCGGCGACACATGGCGTGTCGGGAACGCGGAACCGATCATGGTATCGCCTATCTGCTTCTGTACGTAGCTGAGACCAGAGAGCACCTGCTGTTCGACGCCAAGACCGCAGCACGCAAAGTGGCGAAGGACGGAGCCACCCAAGCGAAGCTCCGCGAGTGGGCACTACTGACGACGAAAGACTTACAGGAAATAATCAACTATGTCACTACCTCTTGACTTCTTGAAACAATTCAGGCCGAACGGACCGTGGGTGCTGACGGCGATTCCAGTAGAGGGCGGAAAGCTCAACACTGTAACCTTCGAGGCCAAAGCAGAAAAGAAAGTTAACGCTTGGCTCACCAAGAATGGTCCCGGCCATAACATTTACTTCTCAGTCAATCCCACGACAGCAGCCGTCACCAAGAAAGCTTCACGCCAAGACATTGCAACAGTTGAGTATTTACACGTCGATGTTGATCCCCGTGCCGGTGAACCGCTCTCTGACGAACAGCCGAGAATCCTTGAGAAGATTCGTGGGTTCAAGCCTGTGCCGACATGTGTCATCTTCTCGGGTGGCGGCTACCAAGCCTTCTGGCGACTCGAAGAACCGATACAGATAGATGGTGACGTCGCCAAGGCCGAAGATGCCAAGCGGTACAACATGCAGCTTGAGATATTGCTCGGTGGTGACAACTGTCACGACATCAGCAGGATCATGCGACTGCCTGGGACCATGAACCGGCCGAATGCGAAGAAGCGTAAGAAGGGCCGTGAGGAGGTCATGGCCGAGCTGATTCATTTCGACGCCACGGCATCATATCCGGTAGCAGACTTCACCGCTGCACAAGCAGTCCAGACGTCCGCCTCTTCTGGGTTTAGCGGAGGTAAGTCAGAGCTGACTCCCAACGTCAATACATCCAACGTTGCCCGGATAGGTGATCTCGATGAGCTGGACAAGCTGGGCACAAAGGTTGTCAAGGGGTGGGTTAAGGTACTCATCAACGTGGGGCGAGACCCAGACGATCCGAATCGGTTTGACTCCAGATCAGAGACGCTGTTCTGCGTTTGTTGTGAGCTGCACCGTGCGGGTATATCCGATGACGTGATCTTCTCCATCATCACAGACCCAGACTTCGCCATCTCTGAATCAGTGATCTCTCTTGGATCGCGTGCTGAGTATTACGCCTTGCGACAGATCGAACGGTCGAAGGAATGGGCTATTGATCCTGCCCTCAAAGAGCTGAACGCACGTCACGCAGTCATCGCCTCGGTCGGCGGCAAGTGCCGAGTCATTTCCGAGGAGCACGACTACGCATTTGATAGACCGAAGCTGGAGATGCAGACCTTCGCGGACTTCACGAACCGATACATGCACCGCAAAGTTAAATGTGGTGAGGATAAAAATGGTGCTGACCAGTTCATGCCGATGGGTAAGTGGTGGCTACAGAACAATAACCGCAGGCAATTCGATGCAATTGTATTCGTGCCCGGACAGGAAGTGGCCGGAGCCTACAATCTATGGCGTGGGTTCACATGTGAGGCCATACCTGGAAGCTGCGAAAAGTTCCTTGAGCACATCAAGACCAACATCTGTCTCGGCAATGAAGGGCACTACACCTATCTGATGACATGGTTGGCGGATGCAGTACAGAACCCGAATCACCCCGGTGGCACCGCAGTGGTGATGAGGGGTAAGCAGGGAACAGGCAAGTCGTTCTTTGCCAAAGCCATCGGCAAGCTATGGGGACAGCACTTCCTACAAATCTCACAATCAAAGCATCTGGTGGGTTCGTTCAACGCACACCTGCGAGACACAGTCATGCTCTTCGCTGACGAAGCGTTCTTTGCTGGTGACAAGAAGGCCGAAGGCACCCTCAAAGCTATCATCACAGAGGAGCACATCGTTGTCGAGCAGAAAGGTATCGACTCCGAAGCTTCTCCGAACTATATTCACCTTATGATGGCCTCGAACAGTGAGTGGGTTGTACCTGTTGCAATGGACGACCGTCGATTTTTCATCCTCGATACCGCAGAAGATCATCGCAATGATACAAAATATTTTGGTGAGATCGCAGCCGAGCTGGACAACGGCGGCTATGAGGCGTTGCTGCATCACTTGATGACATTGGACCTTACGGCCGTAAATCTCCGTGAGGCCCCCGCCACTGACGCCCTGAACGAACAGAAACAACTCAACCTCAGCCCCGAGGAATCGTGGTGGTATGATAAGCTACATGAGGGCCGAGTGTTTGCACGTCACGAAACCTGGGTGACTGCGTTACCAAAACAAGAGATGCTCCTCGACTTCATCAACTTCGTAAAGCAATACGCCGGCACCTACATGAACCGATGCTCTATGATCCGTTTAACCAAATTCCTTACACGCATTCTACCTAGTGGACATCCTGCCATAAGGACAGTGAAGGTCAGCCCGCAACCGGGAGCTTCATACGCCACTGGGCTCTCATTCTGCACCAATCCAAGATGCTATGTTATCCCATCACTTGAGGAGTGCCGTGACTCCTGGAACAAGGTAGCAGGATTCAAAACAGCATGGCAAGACGTACCCGAGAACGACGACCAACCACCATTCTAGGAAGGCAACTAATGGGAACACCGAGACAAGAGCAGTATCCAAAGATATATTGTAGGAAGTGTGAGAGTGCGTTAGGCAAGCCCGTGATCGTGGCTCGTGATAAGGTTGTACTGTACGGGATCGTACTCAACCGGCATGGGGCTATTCTGCGTAGGTGCCCAGAGTGCGTCCAATTGTGGGTGGGCTATGTCCAGGAGCTGCCGAACCAAAAGATGAAAATAATCCTGAAAATGGTTGACAAAGAGCTTTGATGTTGATATACTGGTGATATTGGATTGGAGAACAGAATGAATATTACGACTGCAATTATATACATAAACGGCATTGTATTCACCACCATCGAGAGTGAATGCCTCGTAGCGTGTCCTGCCGAGGACCAGGATAGCGGAAGAGAACTGGACGCCTGCCGACAAACTTTGTTACAAGCGTTCAGCGAGATTCATGGTGGCGACGTCGAAGTCTTGTTCCCCGAATTGGAGGAGTGTGTGGCATGACACCAATAACCCTCGTCTTCCAATCCAGAGAGTCGATCACAGTCTACTCCACAAACCCTGCCGCGTTCCAGGAGTCGATCTTGACCACGAGACCTCCAGAGATCATGGACGTCCAATACAGTGACATCGGCCACCTTGAGGAGACGCCTGAGCTTCAAGAAGTCCGGCTATCCCTGGGGAGTGGGGCCAGCATCCTTTGCCATATAGCGAAGACCGACGTAGCGAAGGCCGACTACATTGAGGAGATCACAGACTGTAGCGTCACCCACATCCTCGTCTACACGGAATTGATGAAACAAGAAGTTGAGTTGGATGAGCGATTCAAAGCCGCAAGTCTCGTCATCAATAACATCCCGGACCTGGACGTCAGGGTGGATTTGCATAGAGAATTCTTAAAGCGGAAATCATCGTATATTTCCGCAGTCGAAGCGTTAGTAGATGGAGTTATTAGGAGATACGAGAAATGAGAAGAATTAAGAGAACACTTGCTTACCTTGTGTTGGCAATAGTGGTGATCGGTGGCGGCTGTATTGGTACGTTGTCCCAGGAACTGTCGCCGGGCCGCGTTGATAAAGACGTCAAGGCTTACAATGCAGAGGCCGGTGTCGGCGATCCCGACGACTACAGGGGCTTGTTCGGCTATCCGAGCTTGGCATCGGTGCTACGACTACAGACCGACTTTAACGCTGCCGTTATACTCACGGACCAAGAGTTGCAGCACATGATTGAGAAGAAGAAACTGAATGATGACATCCTGAAAGGCACAGTAGACGGTGACGTCGAGATCGCAGTTGCCCGTGAGGACTTCATCTTTAATCCGACGACCGGCGTGCTTGCTATGGGTCTCGGACTTATCGGCATCGCTGGTGGCGGCTACCTGGGCTTAATGCGTAAACGTCCCCAGGACATTACACCCGAAGATATGGAACTTGCTCTAGGCGGTGTCAAAGGTGAAGTCGATGAGCGGGATAGGACGATTGTCAATCTCGTCGCCTCTATGAAAAATGTGTTAGTCACGGCAAAGGAAAGCGATGGTGGTCTGGACATCAAGTCAATCCTGAAAGCCAGCCAAACACCTGAAACCCGCAAAGCGGTGAAGCAGGCGTTGGCACTACTTTAACCTTAACGGGGCCAGGAGATCGGGATCGGTGTTATAGACATCGCCCGGTCGGCCTCTCCTTGGGAGAATCGAAATGGAATATATCGTAGGCACAATGGTGGCGGCAGGGATGGCCTTCTTACTGGCCTGCTTCGTCTGGGTTGGCCGAGCCGTGGTCCGAGGCATCCGTAGACCTGCAAAACGATTCACGCAGTACGAGCATCACGGCCAGCGAGTGTGGGTCCGAGCCGATCTCATGGGCAAACATCGACAGTATTGTCTTTGTTTTGACTGCAAGCGATTTCATCCTGGCGAGCAGGGTAATTGTCCCAAGGCTCAACAGATTTATGGGAATTGCGTCAGGCACTGCGTAGTGTCACCAGTTTGGGAATGCCCCACATTTACACAAGACCCATCCGCTTAATAGGGAGAACTATGAAGACACTGACAAACATCTTGCTTACCGTGACACTTGGATTAACAGTCTTCTTGTGCAACCGCCAAGAGAGTGACTTAGTCAGCCTGCGACATTGGAACCACATGCAAGAGGGTGGGTTGGATTCTCTGCACAACAGGATCGCTCAGCTCAAGGGTGGGTTGGGTTCTACGGAGGGTGGGTTGGACCTAACAGACGGTGGGTTGGGTTCTGCAAACGGTGGGTTGGACCTTCTACGATTACGGTCAAGCTCGGCCACTCTCCGGGTCATGCAGAAGCCGAGACAAAATGGTCCGATAACTGTATTCCGTGGACCGACACGGGGCACCGGCGTCTTTGTGTCCGATAATAAGCTGCTTACTGCGAAGCACGTAGTGGATGACCGAATAGCGGATGAGACCGTCTTCGTTACCGGACCTGACGGCGTAGAGTATAGAGCCGTAGAGGTTCTTGAGGACTTCAATGACGATCTAGCCCTGGTCATTATAGAAGGCCGATGTGGGCCGTGGTTGGATATGGGTCCGTCTCCTGTTCTTGGTGCTGAGGTCATTTGCATAGGCACGCCATTCGGCGACGAGCCCCAGCTTATCATAACTTGGGCTCGCGTGTCAAGTGAAAACTGGAAAAATAAATTTGTCTACGACGGTTTTGCTTGGGGTGGATGCAGCGGCGGACCTGCCATAGTAGATGGAAAGGTCGCCGGCATCATAATAGCCCGACTAAACAGCACAGCCTCTATGGGCTTTGCCACGCCACTCAACAGACTTGATGCGGAGCTACGTATTCGCATCTTTCAATAAGCACTTCACCTCTCACTCCTCTCCTCCAGTACGCCGGGGTCTTCGGACCCTGGCTATTTTTATAGTCTCTTCAAAGTCTACGCCAATATTCATGGAATGCAAAACATAAATAAATTTTATTTTCTATTTGCATAGAATCAATCTGTGTAGTATACTTTAAGCAGTGAGGACGCAACCGAGTATCGAGGAGAATGACATGGCTGGATTCGCAGAGAAACGTGACTTCGTAAGTATAGCAGAACAGGAATACGCCGACAAGCTCCTGGCTCTTGCCCAGAAGCTCGAAGCAGATCAACTGGCACAGCTCGTGCTTGACAACGTAGACTGCGAGCCCAACCGAGTCAACCACACAACCTGGATCAAATTCGGCAAGAAGTACGACAAGATCGACGTGGGCGGCTCTGGTAAGCTTATGGTCGTCAAGGCAACCGGCGAAGTCTTTGGGATCAAAGGCTATGGCGTCATCCATAAGGGACACGCATACGGCACCCTGGACACGATTGACCAATGGTATTGGGGTCACTACTACCCCCAAAAGTCCATATAAACATAGACAAAAGTTGAGAAAAGTCCACGTAAAGATAGACAAACAGGAGAACGCAATGGATCAGACAAGACTATATCAGATGCAGCAAGAGCAGCACGATCAGGCGGAGAGCCAACTGGCCCAGGTGACAGACCTGAAAGCAGAGTACATGAACAAGAGAGTCAAGTCCGCCGACTTGGGGATGCTGACCAAAGCCCATAAGGCTAAGTACGGGAAGCAGACCGGCATCGTTACCGGCATCCTGGTGGGTCCGGTCTGTGGTCTACAGATCGCATGGGAAGATGGCTCCGAGAGCCAAAGCCTTCCCTACATGGTGACATTGGTGGAGGACTGATATGGATATGACTATTGAGATGACACCCGTGTCGAATGATGGTTTTGGTAAGCATCCATCGACGCCTCATTGGGAACCATACAAGTACAAGGCACTAGGTCGTGACAGTCAGCAGCGTCGTGAGTATAGGTCTGAGTGGGAGATGAAGAAGGTGCTGCCCGAGGAACGGATGAGCAATCCAGCGATGCTGGGTTTCTTGCGGAAGGTCTCTACGGATAAGTGGTTCGTTGACCGATTCGGTAAGGTGAAGTTCAAGGTGCAGTTTAGCAGACGCCGCAAACAGACGGCGGTCTGTAACCGTAAGCAGATAAGTGTGTACGGGCAGACCCTGGCGTTTGATGTCACGCTGAAATTCCCAGGCAACGGCTGCATGAACCACCGCATCACGGCTCTGCATGAGCTGATGCACGTACCGACTCACCGTCAAGGTCATGGGCCGATCTATTGCTCGGCACTGTTGCAGACCGTGACACACTACATGGGCGTCGTGGCCGGAAAAGAACTGCGGCGGCAATTTGGGATCAACGGAGTCCAGTTAGTCCGATAATAGAATCTTCAAATTCTCAAAGTTTTCATTTGCATATATTCAATTATATGTTATACTTTAAGCAGTGAGGAACGAAGCTCTTTGAAAACAAAATACCAACCGTTGCAGGGCAGTGAGGACAAGTGCTTACTAACTGATGGGACACAAGCGTGGCCCTGCCCGCTGCCCTGCAACGGCTGTACTGATGGGCCATTAGCATTTAGATGATGCGTCCGAACCAAGTCCTCATATTGCGAGGCCGTACACTGAGCAATTGGACAGGTGGCTGTAGACCGTACATCCACGGTCGGGTTCGGGAGACGCAGGTTTGATCCCTGTATGGCTCTCACGCTATTATACCAAACGGGGGAACTGAGAAGCTTTATGCTACCGCGTCGAGCGACTCAGGAAACGCAGCGTAGGTGCCCGGCATCGGGACGGTAACGACTCGGTGTACTACGCACGCTATCATAAGGGAGCATAGCTTAACTGGCTAAAGCACTCGGCCGATAACCGAGAGACTCCTGGTTCGACTCCAGGTGTTCCCAGTATATTCTGACGTTGCGGGCAAGTGACACCCGCAACTGAAACAGGACTAACGCCTGACGCAGGTGCCTGCCGAATGAACAAAGGCCACGTTCATCGACTGTGTCACGCAATTATACCGGCCCTGTCGTATAGTGGCTATTACACCGGGATTTGACCCCGGCAACTTACGTTCGATTCGTAGCAGGGCTTTAACTACTGAGGAGAGAAAAATGAGTAAGTCAAAAATCTATATGAAGGCGACAGTGTGGGAAGCGAAGCGAGCTATCTTCCCGGCGTTCGTGCAGCCGAAACACAACGGTATCCGTTTCATGGATGACGGTGTCACTGTCTTGACACGAGAAGGCAACGAACACAAGCCTCATATTCAGAGAATGATCCGCGAGCAGTTAGGTCCGGTGCCGCAAGGTTGGACGCGAGACGGCGAAGCCTGCTTCCCAATTGAGATGGGCATCAGCATCCAGCGGACCAACGGAGCAGTGAAGAAAGAGAAGCCATTAAGCAAAGACTTGATCTTCCCGGTCTTCGATGGTCTCTGCAAGGCGAGCCCTGCGATGGACTTCGTGGATCGCTACGAAATAGTAGGTGGTGACTGTCTCACGAGGCAAGTGACATGTATCGAAGAAGTTGACGCCTACTACGAGCAGTGGCTGGAACAAGGTTATGAGGGCCTGATCTTCCGATCCAACACACCGTATCGTTGGGGCTCTGCTCTTGGCCGATTGATGAAACGCAAGCCCCTCAAGCACGCTGAGTTTATGATTGCGGCGGTCTGGGAAGGCAAAGGCAAAGCTGCCGGCACGCCGGTGTACCGGCTGTGGCGACCTGGGCATTTCCCAGGTGAGCCGATCAACGACAAGACGACCTTTGGTGCGAGCCCAGACGGTCCTTACGCTGACCGATACGAGATGTGGGCCGAGCGTGAAGAAGTCATTGGACAGATGCTGACGATCCATTGCTGGGACTTCTACGATTCAGGCGTGCCACAATTTCCGATTGCTGAAACAGTGAGGAACTACGAATGAAACAGCCAGAATGTCCACCAAAAGGAAAAGTGATGGTGCTGTCCAACAGCTTCTTCGAGGAGTGGAAGCCGGACATCGTGCCTGAACAGTTTGACGACACTGCCGCCGCTGAGGAGTGGATCAGGGCGAAGCTGGACGAAGAGCCTGGAGACCTGTACGTGATCGTCTCGGTCGAGGCAATGTTCTGGGCCTCAATCAAGATTCACAAGCAGACGAGGAAGAAATGAGTGACGGCGTCTGCCACAACTGCGGCGAACCTATTGATGATTGCAGGTGCCGAATGATGGCGGTCGAGCACCCGAACCTGCCGGGACGTTACGTGACCTATCCGTACATCGAGGAGAAGAAAGATGTGTGACGAAGACGCAAGAGACGCAGAGCATGACATCCATGTTTCGATGGCGAAGGGTCAATGCCATGAAGTGACAGCCGATGTCACCGTTCGGGTTACGCTCATGGTCCCAGGTGCTTTCCATGATCCCTTTGAGCTGGAAGACCTTATCAGCGAGACAGACCTGGGCGAAGGCGAAATTATGAACGTGGAGGAAGTCTAATGGCAGTTGACAAAAGATGCTTAGCTTGTGACACCTACCGCGATGAGTGTACGGGCAGAGACGAAGCCTGTGTAGATTGGACGCCGATTAACTGGGATCGAACGGTCCCAGGTTCGACAAAGGAAGTGCCAGGGGTAGAGTTGATACCGTCGCCGCTCGTACATGTGTCAACGGCGGCTAAAGAATCTGTCAAGACCGTGCCTGTCCTGAAACAGACTGAGACCAGACGAGAGAAGTTTGCCAGGATCGGCAAGAAGCGACAAGGGCAAGCCCTGGAGGCGATCCGTAAGCTGGAGCACTTGACGTCACGCTACAAGCGGAAGGGAGACGGTGTCACTGCCTACACCTATGAGTGGACTGCCGATGAAGCAATGGAGCTGGTCAAGCCGATCACTGAGGCGTTAGCAAACCTGCAAGCCGAGTTGATATGCTGTGACATACCTTACGAGCATGGGAGGATCAACAACGATGGCTAAGACCACAACTACATCAGGTGACACGTTCACCATCCAGATTGATGAAGGGTGTATGAACTGTCCGTTTACCCAGGAGTCGCATTGCGGGGCTGCGGAGGACGTCACCCCGACGCATGACTTCTCGTACCCGGTGAAGTGTCCGCTGCTGAGGTTCAGAAATATTATTGTGGAGCGAAGAAGCCCATGAGTAAAGCCTATCTATGTCACGCAGAACCTGGAGCCGAAACCGACTGCAAACACCTACGCTCATTTGGTGAGTGTGCCACCGGCGACGGTAGCTGCCATTACGAGCCTTGGCCGAAGCGGCGGAGCTTCTGGTGCTGGATCAGATGTCACCGTATGTACGTCGCTGGCTTCAAGTATCACTTTGGTGCTGAGCGAGAAGGCGGAGCTGATCCGATCAAGGTGTGCCAGTGCAAGTTCAATGACGCGGGTGTACCCACATACGCAGAACAATTAAGAGAGTGGAGGCGACATGTTCACAATAGCCGATCTGTTTAAGATGCAAGAGACGTTCAATGAGCGTATAGGTTTTGACGCCGCACGGTTTGCCAAGACGTTCTCGGTAGCCGGACAGCAAACAGATTTCCGAGATTACCAGGGAGCCAAGCTTGACGCCGGCGTCTGGATCGACAACTTCATTAAGGCAATGAGCAGTGAGATGGAAGAGCTGCGAAACTGCACCTACTGGAAGCACTGGTGTCAAGAAGCCCAGGAAGGCAGACGTTACGAGATCAAAGATATCGAGTCTTGTCGCAAAGAAATAATTGACATGCTGCATTTCTGGATCAGCTTCGCTCAAGCTCTGGGCATGACACCGGAGATGGTTTGCGGCATGTACTCAAGTAAGCTGACGAAGAACATCAAGCGACAAGACGACGGCTACTGCATCGAGATCAAGGACAAGGCATGGAAGCTGTTCCTGGAACACCCGGACATGAATCCTGAGCTGGGATCATTGACCGGCGAGTCACTGGAAGACTTGTCACCAGAGGCACAGGAGTATTACATCGAGTGGGCCAAAGGTGTACTCGCCCTGGATGACCCGCCGTACTGTGATTGCCTGGATACGAAATTCAACACGGGTCCGAAAGAGGATGTGGCGTCGATCCTTCCTGAGCCAGACCCGAACTGCACAAGATGCGGAGGCGAAGGGTATGTCTTGCAGGCCCCAGGTCAGATGAAGAATTGTGTAGGAGCCGGTGACGGCTGCAAATATTGTGGACAACCGGACTGCACTGTTCGCAGATACCAAAGCACAATACCAGGAGGACAAAATGAAAGCTGAATGGAACCTTGAGGACGGGCACCTGCCTGTGAAGTTCTGGGTGAACCCAAAGTCGCTGAGTGAAGACTGCTGGAAGCAGCTCAGAAACCTGAGACGTCTGCCGTTCGCAGTCCATCACCTTGCAGCTATGCCTGACATGCACGTCGGTTATGGTATGCCCATCGGTGGTATCTTGGCGACCCAGGATGTCGTGGTCCCAAACGCCGTAGGTGTTGACATCGGCTGCGGGATGATAGCGTGCCGGTTGGGCGGTATGGTAATCGGTGCGATGCGAGATCACCAGGAGAATCTCCGAGCACTGATCCAGCAGGCCGTACCTGTTGGGCACAAGTGGCACGACAAGCCGTGCGGTGTTCACGAAATGCCGGACCTTGATTTGATGGGGCAGGTGGTCAACAAGCAATACGAGCGGGCTCTCAAGCAGCTCGGTACACTTGGCGGCGGCAATCACTTCATCGAAGTCCAGGTTGACCAACACGGTGACATCTGGGTGATGATTCACAGCGGTTCCAGGAACCTCGGTAAACAAGTTGCAGACTTCTATAATAATTGGGCGAAGCAAGAAAATGAAAAGAATTTCTCACAGGTGACACCTGACAGTGATTTGGCGTTCTTTCGTCGCGGCCATAAGGGCTATGATGAGTACATGCGGGAGATGGCTTACTGCATCGACTTCGCCAAGAAGAGCAGAGCGAAGATGATGCTGAATATTTTGAAAGCGTTCCGAGCGATCTGGCCCGGCACCTGTGTCACTAGCCACGTTGATATATGTCACAACCACGCAAAGATGGAGAACCACCTCGGCCGGAATGTGCTCGTGCATCGCAAGGGTGCTGCTGGTCCTTACTTCGGTGACGCCAGAGGAATCATCCCTGGAAGCATGGGCACGAGGTCGTTCATTGTCTCGCACACTGGCGAGAAGATGTCGTTCTTATCCACATCCCACGGTGCCGGCCGACCGATGTCACGCACTGCCGCCAAGAAGACGCTGGACCTGGAAGCCCAGAGGCGGCTACTTGATGATCTCGGTGTCTTGCATGACCTAACATCCAAAACAGATTTGGATGAGGCACCTGGAGCCTATAAGGATATCGAAGATGTCATGCGTAATCAGGCTGATCTCTGCAACGTCGAGTACAGCTTGACGCCGGTCCTCTCAATCAAAGCAAAGTCAAGAAGGCGGAGGTAGTGACATGGCGGCTAAGAAGAAATTGAAACCGCGACTTCCGCGTAGGCAGATGCCGCCAGGGACGAGGGTCCATGAGGACAAGAAGAAAGAGAAGAGTCGGACATGGTGCCGAGAGGACGGTGAGTGACATGGCGTTCAGGGTACAAGTCGTTATAGTTGAGACAGACCCGAAAGGGTATGTGGAGCACGAGAACAAGCTGGCTCAAATGAGTGAAGAGTTTGCAGACAGGGAGAAAGCAATGAACTGCTTCCATGATCTGTCGGCGGATTTAGAATCTATGGGAAGAGAGTGACATGACCTATACGATTACATACAAGTGCGAGTGGTGTGGGAAGGAACACACCGATGGAAGCAACGAGATCAAAGGTCACAGAGGAAGCACCTGTGACTTCAAGCTCGGTGATCTTTGCGATCCATGCTACAAAGAAATTAGTCGGGCTCTCAAGACCCGGAGTGACATCCACACCGGCCACGCGATCACATTCAATGTGTGGATTGGCTCGGTGTTCACTGCACTGGCTCTTGGTGCTTACATCTGCTTCGCAGTGATGTCATAGATGAGCGACCTACCAACTGACAAACAATATGCGTTAAGACACGGGACCACGGGCCGACTCTGGCAAGTATGCGAGGGCGGTTCGTGGCTCTACAATTCACCACAAGGGATCGAGAAAGCGTGGAAGACGGCCAGGAAAGCGGGGTTGGTCAACTCCAAGTTCTCAGATCACACGGTCATAGTTATTAAATTGGTTGAAAGTCGAGTAACAGACTCCAGAAAAAATGCTTGACAAGACGTTCAGTTTGTGGTAGCATGGTCATAGGTTAAGTTTCGCGGAAGGAAACACTATGACCAGTGAAAATTTAGCAGGTTATTTAGGTAAGGCGTGCCCTACTGGGCGAGAAGTCATTACTCGCATAGTGGCTCCTGATCCGTTCACGGTCCACACATCTACCGGCGATGCTGAGGTCTGGCAAGGCACTGATGATGGCGAGCTGGCTGAGGTGCTTGTTATAGCGGGACCGGATAACGTTGATGTTATTCAATTCAGTCTATACAACGTAGTAGGTGCTGCGAACTTCATACCACTCAACGCCAAAGATTCTGTGCGGCTCGGTGGGATCAGATTCTCTGACATTCATCTCAAGTTTATCACGACCGGCGACACGATCCACATTATAAAGGTTCCCGCCGATGGACCGATGTCTGAGGCTGAGATAGTCTAATGGTTCTTGAGTACAAACCATCCAACATTGGGCTCGATAGAGTAGCAACATTCATCAATGACGGTGACATCCTTGAGGGACCAACAGGTTCAAGATCACTTATCTTGCTTAATGGATTGAGCAATACTGTAACGGCGACATTGCCTCCAGTGGTGTACTGTAAGAAACAAACCTTCACTATTAAGTGTATCGACGCAACCTACCAGTGTGGCTTCATCGCAACGGTTCCTGACACCGTTGACGGCTCAGCGGCCCTCATCGTACTTGGCCTATATGAATCAAAAACAATCCGATCAGATGGACTTAATTGGTGGGTAATATAAATGTCGTATACTCCTGCAATAGAAAATGATAAAGAAACAATCTACCTAGCAGGTCGTGAAGACCTGGACAATAGTCTGCGATTCACTGTAGACAGTGACACCGGCTACACCGAAATTCAGAGCAGGATCAATGGTGTCTGGCAACCGGCCGATTTTGAAACAGGCCCCAGGTCGTTATGGCTTGGGAAAAGTGTCGGTGTTGCTGCTATCGGAAACCATGTCGCCACAGAGCGAGCCGATGGCACGCTTCACTTCCTGGGCCACAGCATGTTCGATGGAGAAGCAAGTGTCACTGACGCCAAGATCATGCGGGCGTTTTCATTCCAGGCGGATTTAGAAGCCCAACCGGATCAATCCGGTGAGTGGTCGGGCACCGTTTACGAATACTCTAATCCGGTGACTGCACACACGTTGCTCCAGAAGCTCACCATGAAGACAGGAGCTGTTGCGGCTTCGAGCCCTGTTAGGTTCCAGATATGGTTGGGAGCCGACGACACCGGACTTTTACTCTTCGATCAAAGCTATCCAACGGATGTGTTCGCAGCTCTCTCAGATGCGGCCCTGATCCTGGACGGGCACATGGAGTACGAAGAAGGGACCACCGTCTTCTCCAGGTTTAGCAGCGACAACACATTCTCACTAAAAACAAATGCGGCGGTAACGTTTCCGTATTACAAAATTGATATCTCTTCGCTAACCGAGGACAATCTTCTCCAGACCCAAGAGTGGGTTGACGGAGCAACTTGGACTCAGGGCGAATACTTTATAGACAATAGGATGATCTACGTTTGCAATGTCACCGGAGCACAGACAGGGACATTCGCGGCAAACGCCGACAAGTGGGAAGAGTTCGGTGCTAATGTTCTGCATGGTGAGCACTGGAAGCGAGTCGGAACAACGGTGTCACCTACTGTCACCGGCGACGACGTAGCGATTGGTGACTTGGTGGTCACGGGCACAGCTACTATCCCGGTGATAAATAATAGACTCGTTGTGAAGGGCTCCGAGTCCGTTGGCGGGCAAAACGCATGTATTGAAATCAATAACACGGCTCCAGGTGGGGACCGATGGTTCTTGAGAGCAGGGGCCACCGGGACACCTACTCCCGCAGGTGGTTTTTCAATCGCTGACACCAGTTCTTATCGACTCTTCATATCTCCAGCCGGGGTGGTCAATGCACCCTTTGGCTTGCAGTCTGGCGGACAAGATGTATTGGTGACAGAAACCGATCCTGTCTTCTCGGCCTGGGACAAAAGCACCGGCATCGTAATTACCGAGTCACAGATCAGCGACCTCGATCATTTCGTCACCGCCGATGAAACCGATCCTGTCTTCATGGCTTGGGATAGATCGACTGGTATCACGATCACCGAGTCGCAGATCACAGACCTGAATCATTTCGTTACCGGCGATGAGACCGATCCTGTCTTCATGGCTTGGGACCGGAGTACAGGTATCACAATCACTGAGGCACAGATCACCGACTTGCAGGCTTATCTGTTGGTCGAAACCGATCCTGTTTTCACTGCATGGGATAAGAGTACGGGCATCACGATCACGACGGCACAAGTCACTGACCATTCTTACTTCGGTGCAGACTTGCAGGGATTCACTGTAGGCCAAGTCGCTTACGGAAATTCGGTGGGTGCGGGCTTAGTGGGCAGTAATAACTTCACGTATGCGGGTGGCGTTCTCACGGTCGTTGGCACTGTCAAGCCGAACTTGGTTCAGTTCCCCAACGAGACCGGACCAAAGCTCAATATGTATTTGACTACTTTCGCAATCGGGGTCGAGGCCGGTGATGAGTTGCGGATTGCCAGCAATGATGTAACGACCATCTACTCTATGGGCTACAGCGGCACAGAGGTGGCTCGGTTTGAGTATGGTGGTTGGCTGAAAGTGGTTGGCGGAGTAAGGGCTCCTGAGATATGGAGTACAGGAGACCTAAAGGTCCAACCTGATGTCACTGGTGACATTGTTTGCTTCGGTGACACCGATGTTAGTGATGTTAGTGATGGCAAAAAGCTCTATATCTATCGTAAGGCCGACGAAGGCGACGACTATATCCGGCTCTTTATCAACGCCGCCAGACGAGCCTACATTCATGGGAGCCCTGTCGGTGGTCTCTACATGCAGGGCCAGACAGAGATGGGGATTAGGTCGGTTACAGAGGATGTGGTTCTCCGGGTTGGTGATGCTGCCGGAGCCAAGAAAGTTTATGTCAAAGACAGTGCTGATGTCACGGTTGCCTCCATAGACAGTGACGGCTACACATATATTCGTAACAATATACTCGTAGAGGGTCCAAGTGGATTTGATTCACCTGGAGAAACAGCGTTCGTCTTTGTCGGTGGCACAAGCAACTTCATCAAGAAAGAACAGAGCGGGCCTCTCACTGTCCAGAGCTATAATGAGACTGAAATCAACCAGCAAACAACTGTACTGGCTCGATTCAGCACTGACGGCATCCAGCTACTCCAAGACGTCGAGATCACTGGGCTTATCAACGACGGTGTCACCACCTACACTAATGGTGAGACTCAGGGCAGTCATCATAATTTATGGAACACCACGACAGCAATATATAAGCAGACGTTTGCGTTAGCCACCTGGGGCACTGGGCCGCACGATTCGGCGTTTAGCCCTGATGGCAAGAAGGTCTTCATCGTCTGTAATGTGGATGATGAGATCAATGAGTTTGCTCTCTCAACTCCGTGGGATGTGTCCTCAATGACCTGGACATCTACGATGAGCACGACCACCGAGGAAGCCAATCCGATGGGTGTCTGCTTCAACCTTGATGGAACCAAGATGTACATTGTCGGTTCTGCCGGTGATGAAGTCAACATGTATACGCTCTCAACTGCTTGGACGTTATCGACGGCATCCGCGACGAACCTAAAGGACGTATCTACCAGCTCTACGACTCCGATAGGTATCCGCTTCAAGCCCGATGGTCTCAAGATGTTCATCAGTGATGGGACACTAAATGAAGTCCAGCTCTGGACACTGACTACGGCCTGGGATGTCACTACCGCAACATACACGACGAAGTTCGACGCCTCTATGGACAACATTGAGGGCTTCTCATTTAGCCCAGATGGCCGGCGTTTGTATGTAGTGGATGGCTCGGCGGAAGATGACATTCACGAGTACGATCTGTCAACGGCATGGGACATAACAACCGGCATACTTTCAAGATCGCTGGACCTGACAACGATTGCAACCGTGCCGAACTCGATAACATTCAGTCCTGACGGTACAAAGATGTATGTCACCGACAACGACGTTGGCGTTGATGGTATCCTGGAATTTGATATGGGAATCAGAGTTGAGGGTAGGATTCACACAGAACAACTCGTGATAGGCGACCCAACTCAAGCAACTGCTACATACACGTTGCCGCTCGAAGTCGTGTCCGCCGACAACATGCAAGCAAATTTTCACGACTCAACACCACAGGAACTAGGCTCAGGTGGCGGTATGGGATTCACTGGGCATCACACTGACGCCGCTGACGTTCCGGTATTGTGTGCTGAGATCGGAGCCCATAAGGCGAATTCGACATCAGGTAATCTTGATTTTGATTTCGTGATTCAGGTCCAAACTGTCGCTTCGGGAATAAAAGAAATTCTTCGATGTCGTGCTGCCGGTAGTACCAAGTTGAGCGGTGCTCTTGAAACAGCACAGATGACTACGACACAGCGTAACGCCTTGACTGCGGTCAATGGCATGGTGATTTATAACACGACAACAGCCGTCTTCAATTTCTACGAAGCCGGTGCATGGGTGACAAAATAATCAAGCAAGGAGAACTGAAATGAAATTGAACCTGACACAAGCATTCAAAGGACTTGACCGCGTAGACATGGTGGTGAAGGATAAGGGTCCACTGACTCTCAAGACCGTGCTCCTGGATACGCTACTCGGGCAGGTGGCGGGTGATGAGGCCCCAGAAGCCTCAGAGTATAAGAAGCAGCGGTTCGAGCTATCTGTGAAGCTCTCCAAGGCCGAGGACGAGGTCGAGCTGACCCTGGATGAGCTGAATCAGATCAAGAAGGCCATTGAGGGCAAGCAGCCTGGATTTCTTCCGCTGATGCACGGGCAGGCGTTGGCGATGATCGAGGATAAACCTACCGGATTGGAGACAGAATAAGCTTGCATTTAGCCTGCATTTATGGTAGTATGGTCCTATAATGCTAAAGGAACTATACTAAATGGCACATGAGCAATATGGTGAAGAGGTAGGTGCAGCCCGGTTAATGGGCTACCTGGGTAAAGCTACTCAATGGGGCCGTGAGCTTTGGGTTCCAGGTGAGGACAACGGTGGCATTCCGGTCAACGTCCAGGATCAGCACACGCGGGCACTGGACCTTGACTTCATCCAGGCGGCAGGAGTCCCTACCACACTTACGGTAGAAACTGCACTGGAAGACATGACAATCACTATCGCAGACACGACCGGCTTTGACGCCGGCAACGTGGTCGGCATCTTTTCTGGTGAAGGGTTTTTCTATTTTGGCAAACAGATCGGGGCTCCGGCTGGACAGGTAGTGACATTGGACACGCCTATTGATAAAAAATTCACGACCGCACTCTCGGCGGTTATCACTGCAACCGATGAACTGGCTGTGAACGGTTCTGTCACGACTGAAATATTCCAGATTGGTCCTGTTGGTGTCCCCCGCGATCTTGAAGTAGATATTACAAGGATCACAGGATATATTCAGAGTGGTTCCGCGATGGATGATGCTTTGTTCGGCAACCTCGCCGCATTAACCAACGGCGTAGTCCTTCGGGTAAACAATGAAGTAATTGATAACGTGTGGAATATCAAGAGCAACGGTGACATCGGCCTCTTATGTTTTGACGCCGCCTACACGGATAAAGCACCTGCGGGCTCTTTCGGATACAGATTCAGAAATACATACGCGGGTCCATCAAAGCATGGCGTGACGCTACGGCTTATGGGTGGTGAAATGCTCGAAGTATTGATCCAAGATAATCTCAGCGGATTGGAATCTTTCAGAATGATGGCACAGGGACATGTGGTAACAGACTAACAAGGAGAACAAAATGGCACTAGGCGACACAGCAGCATCAATAATCGGATACCTCGGAAAAGCAACGAGCAAGGGCCGCGAAATTCACGGCCGCAAAGGTACAGTGATGCAAGATGTTCTGCACTTCACTGGGAGCGGGGCAAACGATGAAGTACAAGGCAGCGATGCCGTCTGCAATGAGCTTCTCGTCATGGGACACCCGGACAACACCGGCAAGGTGTGGGTGAGAACTGGCGACGTTGCGGCAGTCACTAACTCGTGGCCGTTAGCGGCTGGTGAAGTCTTTTCATTTAACGTTGACAATCTGGACGAGCTACAAATGCTCGTAGTTGTTGATGGCGAAAAGCTAGTCGTGGCCTACGCATAAGGGAGTGACATGTTTGCATCAGGAATTAAAAGCGGAGCTGGTGGTGGTCTGGCACTGTCAGACCTTGATTGGCAGAATAGTGTTCTGGCGATTGCAGATAACACCGCTGCCCCTCCGACAGAAGTTGATGGTGACAGATACTTGTTAGACCCCACCGGGGGCGGAGTCCATGCCAACTGGGATGGAGCCGCTGTCAACGATGTAGTTGAATTCAATGGCACTACCTGGGCAGTCACCTACACCGCAGCAGGTGATGAAGGCGGAGCTTGCTGGGTCGAAGATGTAGACGCAAACTACGTATGGGACGGCACGACATGGGCCGTGGATGCAGGGACTGCTCATGCCTCAAGTGATGGGTCGAGTCACAGCATAGTCGGTCTCAACGCTACACACCGAGGACTGACGAGTGGCAATCCCCATGTAGTCACCGCCGCCGAATTAGGTCTTGGGACCGCTGATACAGTGACACATGCCACGATCATTTCTTCAAACCCCCCAACGGACGGAACGCATGTGACCAGAAAAGATTATGTCGATGGCTTGCTGATTGGGCTTGATTGGCAGAATAGTGTCATTGACATCGTGGATAATACAGCGGTTCCTCCGTCAGAAGTTACGGGTGAAAGATTCCTGTTAGATGCAACCGGGGGCGGACCCCATGCCAACTGGGACGGTGCCGCCGTCAACGATATCGTTGAATTCGATGGCAGCGTTTGGTTTGTGGCCTACACCGCTTTTGGTGACGAAGGCGGAGCCTGTTGGGTCGAAGACGAGGACAGAAACTATGTCTGGAACGGAGCCTCCTGGGTTCAGTTTGGCTCAACAATTACACACAACAACACGGCAGGATTGCAGGGCGGGACCACTGACGAATACTATCACATGACATCGGCACAGCATACCGCAGCTACGCGGGACGCTACTAACGCCCAGAATGGTTTGATGCCGACAGGTAAGTTGACGGGTTGGGATGCAGCGGCAACACATGTTTCCGCTGATGGCTCAAGTCACTCCCTCATGGGGAAAGTAGGGGTTGACTCAGGTGCGACACCGGACTATCTTGGTGCAGCCAGTAGTGATGGTGCGTTGCGTACAGGTGCCGGACTGACCTATACTGACAACGGAGACTATGTCACCATAACCCCCGACTTGGTTGGGGATGGTACTGCTGGTAGAGTGCTTAGATTTCTTCGCCTAATTGTACAGGATGGCACAAATGCAACGACCTTGAAAGTCAAAACAGAAGACATCTGGAATGGTGATATTATTTCAGAAGTAGATAATCTTGGAAAAGGTGACACCACTGGTGGTTTTCAACTATCTTCGGGCGGTGATGTACTCTATATAAAAGCTTCTGATCTAACTGGAAATGCGGTTGCTGGAATAGCTAGTATTCGAGTCAATGCTTCCGGCGATGATACCCTGCAAGTGGACCTGAATATCGTAGCCAATGATATACGAATGTTTATGTACCAAGATGCCAATGCACAGGACTTCACCACGCTTGTAGACACGGGTCCAGTGACGTTCAACATTTTCTATATTACGGACGCATAGAGGAGAACTATGAGAACATTGAATTTTAGTGACATCGTGCTCAAAGATATTGATGGGACTCCGGTCAAGAACTGCACGTTCCATAAGACGGTGGCGAATGTACTCTACACCCAGGCGGCGTCTGTGGATTTCGTGGAGATCGCTATCAAGATCAACCGAGGCGAGGCCGTTGAGCTGAGCCCTGCACAGGTTGCTGAGGTCGAGCGGTGTGTCTTTCTGCCAGCCTCCAAAATTGCAACGCACGCAAGGAAAGCTTTTCAAGACTTTATCGCAGGAGAATAACATGTTTGCATCAGGAATTAAAGGCGGCGGTGGTGGTGGTGGTGGTTTCGAGTCGTATGCTAAGACAGGAATGCCGGCTACGACAGTTAACCCCTCTACGTGGACTAAGCTCCCGTTTACTTCGGTAGACTATGACAATTTGAATGAAGTCGATACCGTGACAAATAAACGATGGACGGCCGAAGCGACTGGTATCTATAAAATAACAGCGGTGGCAACTCTTGAGGGTCAGTCTTCTGCCGCAGGCTTCGGAACTATTACTCGGCTCTATAAGAATGGTGCTTCTCAAAGTGAGCGTGGTCCTGCTGGACACGCTTTAGCCTCTTCTGATAATCATGCTCCGGCGATGCAGACAACAACTCTCAGTCTGACTGCCGGTGATTATATCGAAGTTTATTTTTGGCATAATAATGCCAGTGCTAAACTTAGCGTACTCACTGACTATTGTACTTTTGAACGAATCGCATAACATAACAAGGAGCGAGTGACATGGCAACATACACAGTGACAGTATCAGACGCACAGGACCGCGTGTTGAAAGACGAGATGATCGACACCGCTGGTGTCCAGGCTTGGCTTGACAACATGGTGGCGAACAAAGCAAGGCGACGGATGGACGACGTTATCACACGGGAGACTGACAAGCGACCGGACAAGATGACCGTGGCTGAGAAGGAAACGGAAATCGACAACATGGATGAAGTCGCTCTGCCTACACGGTCCAGATAGTCCGATAATTTTGTAAGAAAAACTACCACTTTTTTCTTACAAAATATTTGCATCTTCTCAGAAATGTGTTATACTTTAAGTGTTGGCAGACTCGGCCAGTAGCGGCGGCAATGCAGACCAGGACGCCCGGATCGCTGCGGAATAGGATCAAGCCGAGTCGGCCAGTTCTTTTAACTGGAACGAGACGAGGAGAGCAAACAATGAGTAAGTGCGAGAGGTGCCACGAAGAAATCCCCCAGAGCCCGAAACTCACAAGCGAATCAGAACCGTATTGTAGCCACTGCGGTCACGTTTTCGGGACTTCGATTGCCCCGTCAGCTTGGTTCTGTGATTGCGGCAAGCTGACAATCCACCACGGCGGCGACGAACGCCCGTTTTGCTTGCAGTGTGAAGTCCCGATGAACTGCCGCCGAGCTGTGGCGTCAAGTGTTCACGGTGCAGCCACTGGCATTACTGATCTGGACCTGGGTCTTGCGATTCTATGTGAAGCTCAGGAAGCTGATTTGACACTAGGTAGTGACATACTGAGGGACATGCAATAACGACCGGGAACTGACGAGCGATGTCACTACGTAGTGACATCGGCCGGCACCTGCCGACTGACACGTAACAAGTTATAGCCGTTGGCCTTAGCCTACTAACCGTCGAATCTGAGGAGTTAAAGTGGACCGGCTTCCCGGCCGAACATTGAGGAGACGATATGTTGATACTGCGAACCACATTAAACAACGCCAGATATAAAGTGCTCTGGACCGTGGACAAAGATACATTGGTGTTCAAGAAAGGCCCGAGGCGTCGGCAACCACGAGTGTTTACTGTGTGCGAGATTATCGAGCTGAACGATCTCGGCGAAGAGGTTAGAGGCTACGGTTGGACGTGGCAGAGCTGGCAGGATGAGCATTGCGACCATGCTTGCCGCAAAACATCACTGGCTCGTGCTCTCAAGTCTTCACCGATTGGCAAACCTGGGAAGACTGAGTTCTGGCAAGTGTTCTTCGAGGACTATCCAATACCTGCGAAGCCTGAGACTGAACACATCCCGATACTCTTACCACCTTTTGAGCCCACGCTGGACGATGTCCAGGTTGAGATGCAGGTCGAAACGCCGGAGGAGGCCGTTGCGTCATCCATTGAGGTGGGAAAGGTTATTACTGAGGCCCAGAAGATTGGCCCTGACGTCGTTATTCACGAGAACCTCTCAGAGATAAAATCATTTAAGATGAAGGTGACAGGCCACGCGGAGCCAGGGCCGGTGCTGTGCGGTCTCGGTTGGTCGAAAGGCCCCCTTTGGTTGCAGTACACAATCTCCCCGGTCGAGCCGGAGTACATCCCCCCGGAGCCTATTGAGCCGCGACTTGACAGGATCGAAACCAAGAAAAAGAAGCGATGGTGGCACCGCAAATAACAACATATATGTAGTAATTTCGGTGGATATTACTATATAGATATAGTAAAAAGGAAGTGACATGAAGTGCTGTTTGACCTGTGTATATTTTGATTTCAGCTTCGGGACTGAGCACTATGACTACCATCTGTCTGTTCAATTTCAGGTGAGGTGTGAGCTGGACCGATTCAACCATGAGCATGAAGACATGGATGAGCAGGAGCTGCATAATCTTCTGGTCGTCGGTGACACCTGTGAGAAGCATAAGAAGGCGAAGATTTGCACAGCCTGTGGGCGACGTGGACTCGAAAATAATACGTGGTGTCCTGGTTGCCAGCAACCGTTCGAGGAGGAAGTGACATGTTAAGACGTATGTGGATGTGGGCGTGCCTGCCGCTTTTATTGCTGGCGGGATGTGATGAGTTGAATCCGATCAAGGACGAGTTCCTAACCATCTCGGACCCAACCGAACGCGGGCTGGCCTATGTTGCCACTGCTATCATTATTGCCGCCTGTGTTAGAGCAGTGATGAATAAATGACACGAATTGTACCTGGAGAAACGATATGAACGTAGAGATTAAATCAGAAACACGCCGTTACCATGTGGGCTTCAAGCAAGACAGGTTCAAGAAGTTCAAGAAAGGTCCGAACAAGGGCAGGCCCCAGACTGTCACGACCTGCAAGATTTTCTTGTTGACGGAAGCCAGCGGGCCAACACTTGTGAGTAAGGGTGTCACTACCCTTGGTAAGCAAGACACCGACAGCAGTTACGAGGGCTGCAAGATGGCCTTTGAGCGGGCTCTCTCCAGCACCTATTTCAGCAAGAGAGAAACGACCGCGTTCTGGAAGGAATTCCGCTTGCGGCACCGTCTATGTAGTGAGGCGTTCTCCAACGTCGGCGGAAGCTTCTTCGGGCACACTGGCGGGCCGGTGCATGGATATGCCGGACTGTATAGTCACCAGAAACGGATGATTGATAAGATGATCGTCATGGGTAATCCGAGCGGCGGGTCAGATCATTTCAGGAAGATGTACATGCACCGACGTCACGAGTACCGCGACATCGCGGACAAGGATTTCGGCAAGTCACCAACAGGGCGAGCGGCACGGACCTATCACGGCTCAGGTGTGACAATAGACATCCGAAAGATATACGGGCTCGGCTGGAAGAAGATCGTTGACGACCATACCGGCGTGCAGATTTGGCCCAGGACGCAGGCCCAGAAGCGGGAGCAGCTACGGAGGATGTACAGTCCTGTGGGTGCCGAGACCGCTGGCGAGACAATCTTACACCCTACCAAGACAGACTATGCTGAGTTGGAAAAGCGGATCATGGCTCAGGTCACACAAAGAAACGAGCGGACATTCTCACAGGCTGAGGACAGATGTCACCGTGTCGGCGAACCTGTCACTGTGACTATTGTGAACACAGTCGATAACGCGGAAGTCTTGGAGAAGGCGATGGGCGGTGAAGGTGCGAAGCGGATCGCGGAGATTCTTAAAGAAGCTGACAGGTACAAGCAACAGCAACGGGCTTGGCTGCACGGCGTCTGGGCGATTGCTGACGACCAACTCACTGCCAAGATGCGGTGGATGCAGGGGCTACTCTCTGCCCAGGAGTTCGCCAAGGCTGACGCTTTGTTGCTGAGTCGTCCAGGGATTACAAGAGAATTGCACGACGAGTACGTCATTGACCCCGACGAGTTTGTTTCGGAGTTCGAGGTCGGAGACATGGTGACATGGAAAGACGGTGGGTTAGCCAAGATCATTGAGGTCGATACCATTAGGGTGACAATCCAACCTGTCGTCAGAGTCTTCGGTGGCTACACCGCGAAGCTCGGCACCACTGAAACAGTCATGGATTGGGAAGTCGTGAAGAAAGTGGGTTGGTGGGAGCGGGTTCGTGACGCGGTGGGTTCGATGATTCGAGGCCACGTCGAAGCAGCAGCGGCCGAGAACGATAAGATCGAAGGCCGTGGTTTGTGGGAGCAGATCGACGCGGACTACTGTGCTGAATGTGAACGGACACCGGCTCGCGGGTTTCTCCGGGGACCAGAGGCCGGGAACTGCTTGAATATCAAGTGCAGTTTCTGCGGGCAGAAGTATTGGGTTGATCCTGCAAGCAGGACAGCCAAGCTGATCGACTGACGGCGAGATGGGCACGGAGGCCCCGACGAGGGCGAGTGACATCTGTCAAGAGTGGAGAAAGACGATGACGATTCGAGAATACTTGGAAGCAAAGAAGAAAGAGATCGAAGCAGACAGCCGGTTCAAGGCCAAGCCTGCCAGCGTACAGATTAACGCACCGTTAGCATTGATACAAGTACAGCTTCACGCCGAGCATGGATTGATTACGGCTGCGTTGAAATACGAACCAAATTGAAAACGCCAGAAAATAAATAGCAAAAATTTTTAGAACCCATTTTGATTCTCAGAGTTCTGTGTTATACTTTAAGTATAAGCAATGACTTGAGGAGAACGAAATGGATGCAAAGAACACAATGATGGCAGAAGAAACGCTGTGCCAAGCGATGCAGGCAGAACCGCCTCTCGGGATTCAGATACAGATGAACGGCGGCAAGTTTGCATTCGAGAAGATCGGCCTTGATGGCGAGCTTCATAAAACCGACTGCTATGGGGAATTCTGGCCTATTCAGGATCATGCTGATATTTACGGCGACGGTTCTATGGTGTCCCTTAGACACGCTGCATGAGGTGTTGTCCGATAACAAACCGACGTGTTCGGCCTGCAAGTGGGATCAAGACTGCAACGCAGACACAAACTGGTGTGAAGCCTTTGAGACGAAGATATGAGTAAGATGCTTGAATTATTCGAGTCGCACCATAAGGCCGACGCCGCTGCCAAGAAGGCGGACCCAGAATATAATGCCTACGCATCCAAATGGCTGTCTGGCTTCCAGAAGAATGAGAACGGCTACGTCTGGCCGGAATTCGCCAAGAAGCTCCTGGCGGCTTGTGAGGCCGGCAAGATGGACTTGGTGAAGCAATGCTTCTGGGCCTCGAACATGAACGCTGACCTTGACCCTGGCGGCGTCCCTGCGGTCGTTGCCTGGGGCATGAAGCGGGCCGCGAGCATCAGCCACATTCAGGGCATGTATGAATACCTGAACGTCAAGCTGACAGTCGGCGACATCCAGGGCGAAAGCTTCTACGGCGGCTACCCGAATCCGACAGAGACCGATAAGAAACTCGGTGACTACTTGAATAAGATGGAGATATTTTGATGATACTTTTCAAAATCTATACCGAGGATGTGAATAGGGAGCGAATCGAGCGAATCTGTCTGGACTACCTATTATTCGGGACCGGCTTCACGATTACAACCGGCACCGGCTACTGGCTTGGGCACCGCGAGAAGTGCGTAGTGATCGAAGTGGTCGGCCGAGAAGCTGACAAAGATCAAGTGTTGCGTGCAGCTTCCAAGATCAAGACAGCGAACAAGCAGGAAGTGGTTATGGTGGTCGAGGCCGTGGCTGATAATGTCCACTACATCGGGAAGCAGGAAAAGCATAGCGGCAAATAAATAATATTTTTGATTTGCATCCTGACGTTTATGGCTTATACTTTAAGTATGGGAGCAAAGAAGAAACAGAAGACACCAAAAGGGATTACAACACTGATCTATTATGTGTGCCCGATATGTGGCAAAGCTTTTGAGACAGGCAAATGCCCGGTCTGCTTTGTTCACGGGTTCTCTCGAACGAATTTGAACTGGAGCCAAAAATGAGCGAGCGTCAATATAAAATAGGCGATGAGGTCCGAGTCACTGCGGACGCGACAGAGCTGGAGTACGTTGCGGCGGACTCGGCCTTGCTCGGACAGATAGCGACAATTTCCGAGACACAAGGCAGTATTTTTCGCTTAACCGGACCCGGCCTCCCGGACCACGGCACCTGGGTACAGGCCCACCACATCGAGCCCGCTGACCGCAAACACAAGTGCCGCGAGACGCTGACCGAGCTGCGGAAAATTCTTAGCGAAGCCGGTTATGATTCAGAGAGCATGACGGACGACCTGAAAAGTTTGGTCAACGACTCTCAGCGACCAGCGACCGAGGCCGATGAGGGAAGCAAGTTTGGTGACGCTGGACCGTATCAGAATTGAGGCGATGCAATGAATCAGTGTGATGGATGTAGACGCGGCCTGCCGGTCGTTGATGGTGTGCATCAAGGCACCGGCTACGATATGATCGGCTGCACGGCGAAGCTTTATACCGGAGACAGTGACATGCTTGTGAACATCGACGGAGTGACAAAGACGTTGAAGTTAGTGACATGGCGAGGCCCTAACCTGGGATCGCAGTGGAACGAGATGGGCGATGTGAATGGAACCATGCGTCCTGTGGCAGCACATCGCCTGCCGTGGCATCGGTGCGTGGCTGGAGCAAAGTTTAGCACCAACGGCCACGAATATGAGATTATCTCTTTGAGGTAGTGACATGTTAAAAAAGATAAAGATGTTTTGTTGCATACCCTACTTTGCCCTGGGTGCTGCGGTCGGCATAGTGACGCAGTGTATTATTGACGGCTATGAGTGGGGACGCGAAGAATTCTTCTGGAGCGAGTGACATGCTTGCAATACCTGTTGACATAGCGAAGGCACGAGTTTACGCCAAGAGTAAATTGACACGGGACGAATACTTCGGCGGCTGTTTGTTCACGCCGGAACAGAACGTGAAGATCGGCACGGTGCTGCTGGATGTCTTTGGTGATTACAAGTGTGGCGTGCCTATGGTCTCATCTGGGACATGGGGATTTAAGCAGTGGGCCAAATGGATACAACAAGATGAAAGGTGGTGACATGAACTACGCAGTAATGAGATCAGTATTCGGTGACTATTGGGTGGGTAAGACCAAACTAGAACCTAACGGCGTCGGTGTCTTCGCGTCCTGGGATGAGGCAATGGATAAGGCGTTGAGCCTTTGGCCGAGCGAGGAGAACCAGTTTGAGCTGGACGACGCCGTGGAGGAGGAAGCCGAGACCATCAGCGAAGGTGCGGAGAAATTCATAGTGACATGAGAGGTGGCATGACGATGAATGAGAACTGGTTTAAGTACGCCGTGGTGTTTGCTGTGGGACTCGTGGTTGGAAACTTCGAGCAGGCTTCCATAGCCGTGTGGTTGGTATTCGTCCCGTTGCTCTGGGTTTGGATCGGCGGCAAAATGATACACGCTGGTGCAAAAACTTTAGATGGTGGAGGATGACATGACCTATTCAGAATACAGAAGCAAGGCAATCCAGTGGCTGTGGAAGAAGTACGACATACTTGGTGTGGCAAGCCTGCCCACCTATAGCAGGTTTCGCATAGACGACATCTGTGCAAACCACTGGAAGGCCGGCGACCCGTACATCAACGCGGTCCTGGCACTGGAAACGTATTTGGTGAAAGAGTTGAACGTTGTGAGGGTTTGATTATGGCAAGTGACGATTTCATATTAGAGATGTACGGGAGACTACATCCAGGTAGTGACATCCACAACGTCGATGATCTGACCGGCGAAGGTGTCGAGGAAGTCATGGCGATTATTGACGACAAGCACGCTATCAAGCTTGGCTCGGATTGGATCAGCGATGAGGTCGTTGTCGAGCTGCGAATGTTTGACACCATACTGACGTCTGCGTCGTTGTCGGCCTACGCCGGGCTCAAGGAACAGGACGCAAAGAGCATCGGCGACTTCCAGGACGGTGACGGCGGTATCGACCGCGAACAGATCAAGGATTGGGAGATCAACACCGCATACTTCAAGGATCAGCTCGCCGCTATCAAGCGTCTGGAAGCGATGGTGCATAAGCTCCGGGATGAAACACACAAGCCGGGCTTCTACATGCGAGGTGTCGAAGTCGATGGAAAGGTGGGTGCGTGACATGAGCGAACACAAATGTAAGTTCTGCGGCGAACCCGCGACAACAGAACGCTCAAGAGTGAACAGTCTTACGACCCTGAAACTTTGTGTGACGTGCTCGTTGACCTGGGACACGGCGACGAACGCAGAGCAGGACCGCGTGATAGTGGAGAAAGACAGGGCGGCTGCTGCTGCGAGAGAAGCGGTGACAGTGAGGTCTGAGACAGACCCAGAGGACACGCAGGTTGAGACGCTGTTCAAGGCCGTCAGGTATCTGGTACGCAATACGCTGCCGCAAGAACATATCTCCGGCTACAAAGAGCAAGACAAGCTGCTCGGTGAGCTGGACGCGGTCATAGCCTTGGGGGTCGAGTGACATGATAAAGACTTACTGTATAGACTGCAAGTGGATGAAGACTCGGCGGTTTCGCAAGACACATTACTGCCACGGCTCGATACATGTGCCGGGCGAATCCTGGGTTCGACGGTGGGCTATAGGTTGGACGAAGCCCTGCTCGCAACTGAACTGGGATGGGCAGTGTGCGTTCTATCGGCCTGGGTGGCGGATGCGACTCAGTGTGTGGGTTAGCCGAAAGATTAGGAGGTCGTGACATGTTGAGTGACATCGAGATCGAAGAACAGATTAGGACGGCTGTTGAGTCCGAGTGCGGTGGCTGCGAACACGGCCGGGAGTCCGTGGAGGGATGCACTTGGATGCGTGACACCGGCAACGTAGGGTGGGATGAACACAGTGTCGTCAGACCGCCTTGTATGCCAAAGCGGAGGAAGTATCAGTGACATGAAACGAATACGACGTGCATTGCCGTTGCCTGATGATGGTGGGATTGTTCGGCACACTTGGTATCGTGTGTTCCGCACGGTGTGGCTCAAGACGCCTCAGACAGGTGGGGCTCGGTTCGACATGGCTCGCCGAGAGGATGACTTCGCCAACTCAGTGACCGGACCGTACCAGAATAGTTGGCGGTGGGATCGGTTTAAGAAAGGCGTGCAGGGGCCAGAATATTTGAAAGAATTTGATTTTTGATTTGCATCCTGGTGAAAATGTATTATACTTTAAGTAGATGAAGGACAAGGCAAAACAATATTATTTATCGTGGAGGTCAATATGAAGCATTCGTAGTTTAGCCCATTCCCGGAAATATTGGGCCGGGCAGTCGAACCCCTTCTGCCTGTGCCTCATGTTTCCTTGGATCATAATATTCTGTAGACTGATCTTCAATCGCATTGTGCCCTGTCCGACAACAGGGGCCGATAGAACTGAAACCACCCACAATCCCGCATGTCGGCAGAGCGGTGTAGCGAGCTGCATCTGCGGTTGGGGGTGAACGGGTTACGATCCCCGCGTCGGCGGGCACCCACGACTTAAATATGGCATACAAGCTGGCCCTCTTGATAAGCACCGTGGGCCAGCTTTTTTTTATTTTCTATTTGCATCCTGGTGAAGGTGGGTTATACTTTAAGTGTAAAGTGAAACGCACTGGAGAACGAAAATGGCAAAGACCAAGAAAGCAATCATCGAGCTACTCGGGGCCGCTGACACGGCCACCATCGCCTTCAAAGGTATGGTGGACTCAGAGGCTGTTCGTGCAGCTCGGGACGCCATCATCAAGGATTGGAACGCCCAGGCAAAGGCGTACAACAAGAAGCACCCCGACGCCGACATCATCGTCACTGTTACCGGCCCCACAATCTCGGCGGGCACACGGACACAATTCTTGCCGCAGTTCCCGAAAACGGGGCCGCTGGTGGTCAAGTCGAAAGAGTATGTTATCGCCGACGTTCACTGTGCCTTCGCCGACATCTTGCCGCTGACGTTTGACGAGTCGGCCCTGCATTGGGGTTTCCAGACCAAAGCAGGAAGCACAATAATTATTTCAAAATAGAATTTGCATCCTGGTGAAAATGTCTTATACTTTAAGTGTAAGCAGAACACTGGAGACCAGACCATGAAAGAGTACACAGTAACAACCAAAGTTTATGAGTTTGACGAATTATCGGACGAGGCAAAAGAGACTGCTATCCTGGCATACAGTGACATCAACGTTCACGATGAATGGTGGGACGGCGACTTCGAGGACGCCAAGAATATCGGACTCAAGCTCGTAGCGTTCGGGCTTAATCCGATCTACGCCAACGGCAAATGGATCGAAGGTGCCGAGGAAGCTGCGGCTCTGGTCCTGGAGAACCACGGCTGCGGCTGTAAGCCACACGTAGCAGGCTGTGAGCCCCAAGAGGGTGCCTGTGAGACGTACAAGACCGCCTGGGAGTTCCAGAACGCTATCAGCGTACAGGGCTCGATCTTTGAGGCCCAGGATGATTTCGATCCTGACTATGAGGAGTTCACTGAGTCAGACCAATACAAAGAGATGTGCGACGAATTCCTGAAAGACCTGTGCGGTGATTATGGGACCATGCTCTCAAAGCAGCACGACTATATGCTCAGCGACGAGGCTGTCCAGGAAACCATCGAGGCGAATGAGTGGGAATTCACAGTAGACGGCGACAAATATGAATGACATCATCCTCCCTAAACCGGCCGAGCCTGTCCCCACGGGCTCGGCCAACCCTTTGAAAGGACCGATAATGCAGACGATGATTATAATCGGCGATGCGATGCACCCCGACAGCTTGAATATGCAAATTGAGAAGAAAACTGCCGGTCTTGACATAGTGGACGTCAAGACAACAAGCCATTCATCCAGGTGGCGGCATAAATCCGACTATGTGATAGTGACGATTTTATATAAGAAATAATTTGCATCCTGGGAAATCTGTGTTATACTTTAAGTGTAAGGTATTGGAGAACGGAATGTGCCGACACTGTTTCACACGAAGGAAAACTGATGAAACTTTTGAAGCTGAGAAAACAACTAAGTGACGCCGGCCTGCTGCTGCTGGAAGACGGCAAAGGCTGGCTGGTCACGAACAACGGCACCGCCAAGGACTTGAAGGAAAAGAAGTTCAAGAGCCTGGACGCTGTGCAGATGTGGTTTGATAGTCCGGCTCGCCGACTGAGTGACGTCGAGAGTGATGAGTTCGATGCAGAGTGGGCTGGCTTCTGTGTTCACGAGAACAAAAAGTGGAGGAAGTGACATGTCACTACATTTGATTCTATGGATAACAGTATTCATTGTTCTGTATTTGGCAATGGGTTGGCTTACTCTGGTCCTAAACTATATGTTCAAGATCAAGAACAATATACCGTTTCTGGTCGTGATTGTTTGGCCGCTGGTTTTAGTGGTCGAGGGCCTGGGCCTGGGTATCAAGTGGCTTGACGACGCAGCGAAATCTCTTGCAGGACGGGATGGTAAGTGACATGACCGACAAAGAGCTATTTGAACATCTGTGCGTCAATGATCCCAGGAGTCCGTACTTCGATGCGGAAGCTGCTGAGGGCCGAGAGCCCGGAATCGACTGCTCTTGCGATGACTGCTTCTACGGCCGACACGAGCTGGTCATGGCGTTGCTGTCGGGGACCAGGACGGAAGCCTGGGTGTTGCAGTTTGATGAGATTCGCAGCTCGGCTTACTACCTGCTGGCACCCTATGCTGGCGGCACCTATGACATCCAGGAAGCACACAGATTCGAGACGAAACCGGAGAGCATGGTTGGCACTGCGATCCGGGTGATAGTGACGACTAAGGTGGAGACGGTGACAGATGGATAAGGTGACAATAATCATTGCACCAAAGCAGCCCCAGCAAACGGCGTTAGTGCCGGGACGCGGACTAATACTTCTGGATCAGCCAGCAAACCCCGGCTTCAAGGCATGGGTCAAAGGCGACCCGACGATCTGGGAGTGGGGACGCACCCGCACCGACATCCGAGTTGCCATAGAGCAGAGGGCCGAGCACATGGGCTTTGAGATCGAAACCGTAGAGTATCAAGACGAACCGGAGATGTGACATGCAAGTTGATATAGCTAAGAAAGATTTTGATTGCGATGGCAACGTAGAGGTGACATTCATCCAGGACGGCAGGCAGTCTCGTGCGTACATACCGAGAGCGACAGCGGAAAGCATCAAGACCCGATGTGAGATGGGGCCAGGACTCCAGGCCGATGGGCTTCTGATTGCTGTGTTCCGTGAAGAGAGTGACAGAGACTACGCCCGTGATATGTTGGAAGATATCTATCCGGATGTTGAATTCGAGGAGGTGACATGTTAGTGTTGGCGACGACGGCGGGATTTGTGAAAGCGATGCTTGTGCTGGCGGCAATCGGAATTGTGCTTGCCGGGACCATAGCGTTCCATGACCTAAGCAAATAGAGGAGGTAGTGACATGGCTGAAATAGTAGACGCATACGCGGCACGCAAGGCAGCAGATGTCCGGCAAGATACATGGGGACATTTGAAGCCGAAAGACCATACCAGTTACGAGGGATTCATCCTCTACACCTTGGGCGAATATGGTGACTTGGTTGTGATTCAGTCGGACTTCGGTGGCCTGGATTCTTCGCCCTGGTTGTACGAGGACATCCACGACTTCATCGGCGACAACGGCGAAGAAGATGGTCACGTCTATCTATGGCAGGGCACGTACAGCCGAAACCGTGGCGGCAAGAAGTTCCGAGGACAGTTCTGGAACGTGTCCGGCGACCTGCTCCGCTCGAAATTCCGTCAGCTTAAATCTGGAGGCACAGAGTGACATGATAACATTCAATGTACAAGCACACAACAGTAATTACTACATCGGCCACGAGCCGAGCAATCATAGCGGCAATTGTTGGGGCGACGAAGATCATGCCCTGGTGCTGAGTATCGAGCAGGCAAGAGCACTTGTCGAGGCTTGGCCCGGACAAATGAAGATTGTTATCTCGGTAAAAATGTCGCAGATGTCACCGGACGCCTTTGAGCGGGAGCTGTTCTGTGCTCGCGGCGGCTGCTGGTATGTCTGGCCGCACCGCGACCGTCTCATCAAGCAGATGGCGTGCAGCCACGAGAACGTAATCTATCCAGATGACCAATCTCCGGCCTGCTGCGAGGACTGTGGGGCACGCCATAGCGGGGACCGTCACTGGTATGACCCGACAAGCGGAACGATGTTGAACGGAGAGCTGGTGCTATGATCTACAATGAAATACTACAATGGCTGCTCCTGGGGCTCTTGCTCTGGCGATTGATGAAACACGAGCGAACCCTGAACGGAATCATTACGTGCTTCACGGTGCTGAACCAACTGATGCAGACAATAAAGGAAGAGCTTGATGACAGCGACGAGAACTGAATACGACGGAGTTGAGAAGGTAGAGAAGTTCCATACGCCTTCGGTGCTCAACAGGAGCGAGTGCCGCAAGATGGCTTTGCGGTACGGTGCCAAGCGTCTCGGTTGGCTCCCGACACGAGTGAGCGGTGAGTTCCTTGACGACCTGGAAACGAAAGTGGCAATGCTGATACGCAAGGCAGTTGAGAACCATCGTAGTGTTGGCAAAACTATAAAGGATTTTCTATGAGCATGTTCGGTGACATCGCAGTCAATGGCTTCTTTCTCTTTCAGGGCGAGCCCAACATGAAGCTCAACGCCTTGGACGGATTCAGCAACGAGCCCAATGCGTTCAACTTCCTCATGGGCCAGCCGGTGTGCCTTGATCCGCACTGGGAGGTGACGTCAGTGACATACACGACTATTGTGCGGCGACACTTTGCCGAAATTTTATCGAGGACTAGATAATGGCTAAGTTAGATGGCAGACGAATAGCGACGGGCTCGGTGTTTCCTTACCGGCTGACGAACGCAGCGAAAGCCCGCGTGATTGCGATGTTCGAGGTTGGTGGGGTCAGCGTGCATAGCAGCATGGGCATGACCGTGGGTGTAATCATCGAGCACTGCATCCAGAACGACATCCACTTCAAGATGTGTCGAGGCTATGGTGGCTGGTACTCTATCGAGCGAATTGTGTTGGAGGAAGTGACACATGAATAAGAGCTGGTTTACAAGATTCGAGCAGGATCATGTTGATCCTCAATACTTGAAGAACATGGAAGACGCCACGCACTACTTTCAGTCTTGGTTCTCTGGCCGGCATGAGGCTCGCTTCTGTGATATGCTGATGTCCATGCACAAGCTGGTCAGTGCTGGCGGCTACACCGGATTCACAAACACCGATGGACCCTACGTCGCAACCACGAGCCAATTTCGAGGCGTGACCAAAGACTCTTGGCGACCACTTCTCAAGAAGGGTTGGTTCAAGGGTTTGCCAAACACCGAGAAGATCGTGCCTGTTTTCCGAGCAGAGCGATTGACCGGGACTCTTCATCTTGTCAATCTGCCGACAGGTTACGAGCTGCATCTGCCGCACGAGGATCATGTATTTGCGTTCTTGTCTGAGATGCAGGACTGCATGTTCGTGCTGCGTGACACGTTCTGTGCCGAGCTGTTGGCGAACTACATCCAGTATTTCGTCGCCGGTCATCCTTTCGAGCGAATCAATTTCTCGATCTGCATGGCACAAGTGAACGCGATCCTGTACCACTACGGCTGGGAGCCGCTGCATCACGAGTATTTCGACTTCGATTGTTTCGCCTACGACTACGGGCGTTTGGAAACAAAGTTTTTGACAAGACTCAAGAGGAGATAGTGACATGTGGTATCTTTATATAGCGGCTGCGTTCGGCATAATCTTTGAACTGATGCGGCCCAAGAAGTACGACAACATCGGGCTCTGGCCGAAAATCTACGTACCGTTGATAGCTGGGCTGATCTGGCCTGTGATGCTCGGCTGGTTTATTGTCATCACAATTAAGGAGTGGGTGACATGAGTGACTTCGCGGGCTTCTGTGAATACTGCAAGCACGGCAAGACGAGGTGGCATAAAGCTATTCGTTGGTGTACGGCCTGCGGACACCAGTGGGCGGTGTTCAAGAACGGAAAGCTAATACGCCGTGGCGTTCGTGGGAAATGGACATTCAGACATGAGGAGACAGTGACATGAGTGCGAGTGGAGAAACCAAGACAGTGACAGTAACGTGTTCGTTCGGCGTCGAGGTGCCTATTGCTCTGGACCTGGACAGGAGTGCAGATTACGCACGGGCAATGGACGACGCGGCCAAAGAGATTCATACCCGTGGCTTTGGCGAGATCAAAGAATCCATTGACGACATCAATTACGAGGGGGTAGTGACATGAATATTGTATTTATTGGAGATGCGGAAACGACGGCTGCGGTTGAGCATATCGGCAAGCACCGCGAATCAGGTGACGAAGTGTATGTAGGCGAGGTCGAGTGCGGCGAGCAGATGGTGCGTCGAATCATTGACGCTGACGAGGTTCATCTATTCCATGTCACGCCGGACGATTCGTTCGAGCTGGGCATGGTGTACTTCTTTAGTATCCATGCCAGACACTACAAGCTGCACTGGATGATAAAGATATTCGGCTTCGATGGTGACATGTTGCGGATGTTCGCACAGGGTGAAGGCCCGGAAGCTGAGTCTGGACCGAAGCTGATGGACATCGAGTTCGTACCTGTGCCCAAGATGGTTAAGTCGAATCCGATCACGGAGGCTTGTGCCTGCGGATGTCACGGTAGCTGCGGGCAATGCGAAAACGGAGGAAGCCACTGATGGCGACTAAACGATCTTACACCAGGGACGATCTGACACATGAGGATGAGGGAACCTACGGCGGTGTCCGTCAGGTTTGTTCTCTCTGTGGTAACGAGAGCCTGGACCACGGCTTTGAGATTGCACATGATACCGACTGCCCGCTGCACTGCTCAGACACCTTGGGCGTCATGGTGACACGTTTGACGAAGCCCAGGGCTGCGATCTGTCAGACGTGCCCTGCCGAAGGCGGTGAGGGTTGTATGGTTGCCAGTACAGGTGGCTGGAAAGAAGCCACGCACGAATCATTGTTGGTGTCGTGCGGACGATATGATGTTCAAAGCGGGAGGCAGTGATATGATGTTAGGTGGAATTACGCTCAGGATTTACAGTCTGGAAGCCAGGATCAAGGCTGTGAAGGACTTCGTTCCCGGTGGTGGGATGGGTGCGAGCCCCACAAAGGCTGCGGTCATGCGTGTCATGCGTTTGCAGGATGAGGCCGAGCTGAAAGCTCTGCGGATACTGGAGAAGAGAATCAGGAAGGACTTGGAGGCACATCGACAATAATTTTTAAGAAATAATTTGCATCCCAGCAAATATACCGTATACTTTAACTATGGATACCAAGAAGATTTATACCCGTGAGGATTTGACCAGGGCCGATGAAGACCATACCGGCTACGTTGTCCAGGTATGTAACCTGTGCGGCGGTGAAAGCCTTGTAGACGGCGACATGATTCAGCATGAGCCTAGTTGCCCGTTTGCGGACCCTGCCGTGCTGGCGATTCAGGGCCTTACTATGACTGCACCCAGGGATGTCATCTGTGGCGATTGTCCGGCCGTGGATCGGCCTTGTGTCGTGCCGGATTGGAGCCTGGAATCGCATGAGACGCTGGTGTCGAAGTGCGGACGATATTCAGTAGAGAATGATAGGATACCCGATGTCAATGCAAAGTGACTCAATTAAGGTGCAGATATTTGTGGCGAATCGTAAGCTGAACGCCCTGGAGAACTATGTCTCTTCCGGCAGGCCAGCACAGCACGCGGCTGTGGTTGTGCAGCACCGGCTGTTGACGTGCGAAGTCACTTGCCTGGAGAAACTGCTTGAGGGCGAGAACCTTGTGCAATTGTTGAGGACGACATGAAAGCGAAACTATCATTAGCCGTGGTCGGGTCGAGGTCGTTCAGGAATGAAGCCATGCTGGCAACCTGGATTGAGTTCTGCCTGCACGGCGTGATGCCTGCGGGTATTGAGATCGTGTCGGGCGGTGCCCGTGGTGCTGATAGGATGGCGGCAAAATATGCGTTCGATAACAGGCTTCCTTACGTAGAGTTCCCGGCTGATTGGGAGAGCTATGGTAAAAGAGCTGGGATGATCCGCAACGCGAAGATCGTGAAGCGGGCAGACACTGTGTTGGCCTTCTGGGACGGCTGCTCAACAGGGACCGCCGACACAATCAACAAAGCTATTGTGGCAAAGAAACCAGTTATCATTATACCATTTGGAGGAAACCGTGAAAATCACACACGATTACTTTTTGACTGAGTGGCACGGGTTCCGCAAGATCATGTGCTCAACAGAATACACGCCGGACCAGAAGTTCGACGCCTGGGCCGGTCTGCTCAGGGTCTACTTCTTGTGCCCGTTCGACAACGATGAAAACGAGGAGGCACGTCAGATGTGTATTGGTATGCTGACCGCTGAATTCCCGATGCGTATGGGCCTGGAGATGTCACTGCGGCTTGAGCAACTGTTTGACACAGGACAGATTGCGAAGGCGTTCGGGGACACCGAGGCGTTAGAATATATGTTCGAGCCGAAAGTAAGTGAGGGAGACGACGATGTCAACTAAAATACAGATCAATTCATTGCCGGCGTTGATGCACCTGCTGGAAGCAGAAGGTGACGTGGCCGTCGAGATCAGACGTTCTGTGCTCAAAGAGTATGAGGTAAAGCACGTCCTGCCCCGCATCGAGGCACGCATTGAAGCGATAGTGGCTGCTCGTGTCAATGATATGCTCTTTGAGGAGAAGAAGTGGGGAGCCAGGACAAAGCTGTCGTCCGACTACCGTGACGTGATAAAGCTGGCGGTTGCGAGAGAGGCTGAGGCAACTGTTCGAGGACTTGTGGCCGAGGCTGTAGAGGCTGCTGCGACACCGGAGGCGATTGAGGAGCGAGTCAGGCGGTTAGTCCAAGACATGTCCTTCCATGAAGTCCAGAAGCAGGTCAAGGCGAAGATTGCGAAGGCGATGCAATGATAAGACAATATGAACGAAGAGATTTGATCCGGAAGGCAGCGGCCGGGCCGCAACCGTGGGAATGCGTGCTGTGCCGCTGCATGGGCCTGGAGGCTGACGAGATCACACACGACGCGAATTGCGTGCTGGCTGACCTTGCGGTGTCCGGCGTGACGGTAGCTGCTCACAGACCTAACGGCGTCGTCTTCCGGTTCCATGACGGATGGTGGTGGTGGCGGAGCCCGAGTGGTGCCGAGTACCATGTTGAGAAGCTGGCGGCGACTGTGGGACGGCCATTAGGTTGTTACGGCATGTTTGACGACCCTGGTGGTATGATTGTGTCGAGAACGAGTCTGACTCAGATCAGGCATTGGATAGGATTAAATCAAGGGAGCCTATGACATGTATAAAAGAGAATTTACACGGGCAGAGCTTACGACTAGCTCCAGGATCATGGGCGTCCCGACTGGCCGGTGTTCCTTATGCTATAAGCGGGGCGAATTCGGTAACATCCCGCACACCGAGGATTGTCCTCTAGCCAGTGACCTTGTGCTGAGTGTCACTGTGTCGGTCCGGCTTGATCCAGCGAAAATCTGCACGAAGTGTAAGGGTGACGGCAAAGTTCGCTGGACTATACAAGATGAAAGCGAGATCATCACCTGCGATAGGTGTAAGGGTTCAGGACTCAAGCCGGAGCCTACGGGTGATCTGGCGATTGAGTGGAGACAGAATCGCTTCTGGTGGACTGCTCCCAGTGGTAAGGAATACCATGTCGAGCTGCTGCCCAACAGGGTCGAGATGTTTGATGCTGCCGGCAATTCAATGCTGGTGCGGAAGCACCTGGACGCAATCTGGAATCATCTTCTCTTGCATGAAGGGAGATTCTAATGAAGATTAACGCAGACGTTATCATTGCAAGACTCAACACAGGTGAGCGAGTCAGTGACATCGCCGACGACGCCGGGACTCAGTTCCTGGGGACAGCTCGTGTTATCGCGGCCGAGCTGATGAACGCAGCCGAGTACATGCACTGCATAGATGCTGTCAAGCCCGAAGAGCTGCACGCGGAGACGATGTTGGACGGAAACGTGCTGGTCCTATGGAAGCCGACGAAGTTTACCTATCCGCCTGATCCCGGCGTTGTCAAGGTAGGGCACACAGCAAGCTGCTCGGCGGCACACGCGAAGCGGATTATCTCCGGCTGGCCGAAGTGGAAACAGAAACTCTGCATGTTGCAGGCAAGATTGAGGAGGAAGTGACATGAAGCATACAGAACTACGTGAAGCATTCAAGATAATTGATGAAGACATCAACACAGGTATTCCGCTTCTGTCGGGATGCAGGTACATTGCGAAGGCTATCGTAATCGCCGCCGTGATCCTGGCCCTGGCTATCCGTGGCCGTGGCACATCCTTGTTGGGGGACGAGTGACATGATAACCAGACGACACAATGGTGAGCAGTGCTTGCTGTACGAGGATAGTTATGGAAGCAATATCGAACACGTTCTGCACCTGTTTAGGATTGCTCAGCGGGACTTCCCTGATCTTAGGTACGCCGATGTCGGTGTCGTGAGGCTTGAGGGACAGAGCAATAAAGGCGTGACGGCGATACACTGGCACGGCAAACGTTTGACGACGTACCATGTTGTGAAATGCTTCAATGACTGAGGACGGAGGACGTGACATGAGTAGGCACACGATAGCAGTAGGTGAGCGAGAAGGGACCGTGACTCTGGATACAAACGCTGGCTACACTGGCGTCGGTGTCCACGACGTCTGCAATGGCTGCGTTGATTGGCATCGTGTCTCAGCGTTGTGGTCCGTGCTTGTTTGCCGAGCCTGCGGCATGAGGGTCTGGTATCCTGCGGCCATTGACCGGGATGAACTGGACAAGGAATTCTTCTACAAGCTGCTGATCGAATACTTTCGAGGAGGACAGTGACATGATGCGAAGCAGGCAAGAGATGTTGATTACCACTAGCGACCACGGCGGACATCAGGCTGGCTTCTGTGCCTGTTGCGGTGCAAAGGGCTGGATGTCCCGGCTTGAGCATCACTTTGACTGTCCGTTGAAGAGCGAGTCAGTGACACACGTTGCGATGAGCGGCTGCAAGGCTGTCGTTGTGCTTCGTAGACGCCGTGGCCGGTATCATTGGAACGGCCCAACCGGGAGAGCATACCGAATCCGCCGGGTCGCCCCGTTCTGGTGCCTGGAAACCTTTAGCGGACAGCGGGAGATCGTGAGCCTGCTGAGACTGCGTGACATACGTGAATACATTAAAGACAATCAGGGGACGCTATAATGTTTGTGCTACAAGAATGGGTACGTGACGTGGGCTGCAAGATGCAGTCGATTCTGTTGTCGGGCTTTCGAGCACCGGACCAAAACACTGTGGCGGTTAAGAAATGTGTGCGATGGCTGCGGGCTCAGTGCCAGATCAACGCGGACCCGGCGAAGCAGTCATACATGAAGGATATCGAGATGACATCCGACGTGATTGATGCGGCAATGGATGAGGCCGAATATCTGCCCGTGCATTACGTGCATCATTTGGCGGATTCGTTCGCGGTGCTGGCGTATCATCACCCGGACCGTGGTGTGAAGAATCTGGCAATCTATCTACACTATCAGGTGGCTGTTGAGCTGTTTCATTTCAAACCTGAATGCGAGAAGGAATTCATGCTCAGGCACCGTGACAAGTTTGTAGCCGAGCAGGGCACGCCGGACACTAACAAGCGTTGCGTCTCGTGCATGGCGAAGCAGGAGCTGTTCACCTGTGGAGGCTGCGGCTGTGCTGTCTGTAAAGCGTGCCTGTATACAGAAGGATGCAAGATATGTGCATTTAGTGGGCGGAGGCAGTAATTTACTTGACACCAGGCTGTCCGTCTGGTATAATGATATATGTACTGCGAGGAGAAATTATGATTGTAAAGAAATTGGTTGTGAAGCAGATGCTGTCCGTGAGTCACATGTCTGGAGTCGCTCCTGGTGATACGCAAGAGGCGGCTATGGCTCGGTTAATCGCGGCCCGGAGTATGAAGTGTGCTCCCAGCGATCTAGTGGCTGTTGAGAACCGTGCCGGCGACTTTGATGTCGAGGTGCAACCATGATAAGACGAGTGGTTGTCAGTAAAGGCGTGATTGATGAGTGGCTGCTGGTTAAGAAGGTGGGCTGCGTTCCTGGGTCAGAACAGTTCCTGGCTATGGGCCGGCATATCGCTTCACTGCATGACCTTAGCGAGTACATGGCTGGTCAGTTGACAGCACGAATGCTCCCTAACGGCGATGTTCAGGTAGATACACCTTACGAACCCGCACGGTTCCCTGTACAGCGAGTTAAACCTGCTCAAGGTGTTGATTTCGGAGAAGGGCCTGCGACGTGGCCGGGATGTACTCGTGCCTTGCCGAAGGCGATGTGCATTATTGAGTCTCCGCCTGCTCCTGCTCCTGCTTGCGATTGTGGCTTCTGGGCGTTCTGTAGCTTCGTGCTCGGCGTCATCGTTACCGAGTTTGTTTGGATTCTGAGCAACAATTGGGAGGCGGTGACATCATGGGTACAATAAGCGAGTACGAATGCAGGAGAACGCAGGGCGGTGACGCTGGGTTGAAGGATCAACTGATGATTGCTATCAAGATTGCGGTTGACGCCCATGACGGCCAACTTGATAAGATCGGTATGCCTTACATACTGCATCCTTTCGCGGTCATGGATGCGTTTGAGCTGCATGAGCTTGAAGAGCGAATCGTGGCTGTGCTCCATGACATCCTGGAGGATACCCTCGTGACAGTGACGGACCTGCTGCGGGTCGGGATTCATCCTGATTTGGTCACGGCTGTCCTGGCTGTCACGAAGCAGAAGGGTGAGGAGCTGACCGCGTACTATAAGCGGGTCCGGGCGAATCCTATGGCGTTGCGGGTGAAGTACCGTGACATCGAACACAACCTCAGTCATCGCCGGCAGAAGTATTTGCCGTTGCGGGATCAGATTAGGCTCAAAGAGAAGTACCGGATCGCGTTGAAAGAGTTATCGAAAGATGATGCGGTCAGGATCGAGGCGAAGGCTGACCCTCACGGTGCCGGTAATGGAATATATCAGTGTGAGAAGTGCGGCAGAAATATACTCAGCGACAAAGGCTGGTGTGTGAGGTGCCGGAAATGAAGATAGTGCATATCGGAAACAGTGACGCCTATAAGGAACAGGCTGCTGCGGTTGCTGCGTTGCGGAAGGCGGGGCACACGGTTGCGTTGCCCGTGAACGCTCTGTGTGAGTACCCGGAGTTTGCCCGTCTGATCGTTGACGCCGACGAGGTTCACATCTGGACACTGGATAAGTTCTTGCTTGGCATGGTCTATCTGCGGCTGTACGGTGACTCCTGTGGCGGTGTCAAGATATTCTGTGAGGAATCGGAGCTGGAGGCCGTGATCGAGGACAGGACTGTTTCAGCGTTCGTTAAACTGGGTGCGGAGGTCGTGACATGTGGTGGATAAGGTTTAAGGAGAGCAAGGAGCCATTTGTATTCACCAAGAGGGTTGGATTCACGCCTGGGACCGACTACGAGGAGCCTAACGGCAACAGGATACCGCGACACGGTGAGGCCGTAGTGAAGCGACGAGTGCCGAGAAAGCGTGACATGCCACACGGATGCAAGCGGATACTCACTGCTGCCGAGAAGCTGGCCGGAGTGTCTGCGGGTATGCGGGTATGCCGGATGTGTGGGGTCTGTGGGAAATACTACATGCCTTACAGCGACCGTAGCCGAGTCGTGACTGCGTTGAAATGTTCTGGCGTCTTGACCGAGCTGGGCATCTCAATTAAGGCCCTGGAATTGGTGCAGGAACAGGGTAAAACAATGGGCGAAATGATTGCGTACAGGGTCGAAAAAGGGTACGCTTTACGGCACCAAACTGAGGCATGGTACTGGAGCTATCCGGTGTCTGGTCGGGTGTGGTATGCCCGAGCCGGTGACGTCGAGGCTGCATGGAAACGGAGTGAAAAAGTCTTGGCGAGGCAAGAAAACAGAAAAGAGCGACGGTCTTGGAGACAACAGCGGCTCGTGATGGTGGCAGGAAACGCAGCCGGAGAGGCAACTGTGATGGAGAATTACTATTAAAAAGTTGTTGGCGACGTCTGGGAGCAAGTCACTATGAGGACTAGAGTTAGATATTCAGGAACATATTCATACGGTTTTGAACTGGTAAAAGGTGCTACCATACAAGTGTTGAGTGACATTGGGCTTAGGTTTAATAACATGAAGAACATAGTGTTTCACCATATTCTTAACATTTCTCATACCCAGGACGTCACAGATAGTCAAATTTCTTTAGACTCAAACTATAAATTTAATATGTATAATATGAAAAGAATACTAAGGGTAGTAATAACCAGGACTTACTCATCGACACCTTTTACAACTTATGGCCGGTGCCAGCAACTTTCCTGGGCATTGTCCGAGGGCATGACAAAGAGGGTCGAAATCTCCCGCCGCCCTATACTTTGGCCGCTGTCTCAAAAACTCAGAGCACTTGAATCCTGGGCGAAGGTGGTGACATATAGAGTGACATTTGCTTGACCTGGGGCCTAGTGACATTACCTTGAAACAAAGGGTGGGTTGGACTCAAGGAAAATAAATGAACGGTGGGTTGCCTTTTTCGAGGCAAAAATCAAAGGGTGGGTTGCCTTTTTCGACCAAAACTAAACGGTGGGTTGCCTTTTTCGTGCCCAAAAGTAAACGGTGGGTTGGACCTTTGGTCCGATAAAACTAACCAGCTCCCACACGTCCGATAACTGATTTTCTCCACAGCGTCCGATAACCAGCCTGGACACATTACCGGACGCTGCCGATAATATCCAATTCCGGTTCAGAGACCAGTTTCGATATTATCGGACACGTCCGGTAATCCCTGGCCTCACGACGCAGAACCCGCGACATTATTGGCCTCGTCCGATAATAACCGCCGCCGCAGAATTCCGCGATCTCGATATTATCGGACCACGCCGATAAGTCACATGCTTTTGCCTCCAGTGCCATTACTTTAGACACTTATCGGACCCGGCAGTTCCGCCGATAATATATTTTTTATCGGACCTGGACCTCGTGCCGTTATCGGACGAATTCCGAGTAGGTAGACCGCCCTCCTTATCGGACGTGGTCCTTATCGGACGTCGCGGGAAAAAGCCCGCCGATTATTATCGGACGTAAAGCGTCCACAAAATATCATCGTATACGCAAAGCATACGACACAAAACCGCCGACGCCAAACGCAAAATAAATTTTATTTTCTATTTGCATCGGCTGAATTGTAGCGTATACTTTCAGTAGTGAAACGAACAAGAGCAAAACGGGGACAAGGCAAATGAGATACAAAATAGATTATGAGAGAAACGACAAACGCCGAACGACCGGCACAACAACATATTGCACAAGGGAAAAAGACCCGATAACAGTTATCGGACGTTTTGAGAAAATGCACGGCGGACGTCTGAAAGTATTGGCTTGCGAATCAAAACGCCGATTGACCATACCATTAAAACGGCGGAAAACATACGAATTGATTATTGCAGTAAATGGACAAGCGGAAACGCACACGTTTGAAACATTATCGGACGCTGCCGATCAAGTCAAATTTTATGCCGAGAATTGCGTAATTATGCCAGATTCTATTTGCATAACGGAAAACATATAGTGCGGAGGATATTATGGGACGTAAGAAAAGCTTGTTGTCGATGCTGCTAACATGTGGTTCGTCAAAATCTACCAGCTCTGCAAAAGGTTTTGCCGATGCAATGCGGATTTTGCGTACCACAAAGCCAACAAAATTGCGGAATTCAAAAGCCAGTGCCGGAATATTTAAGTAAAGCAAAACGGGGACAAGAAAAATGAGAATCAAGAAAGCGGAAAAAATAGCGGCAAGAATAGACAAGAGAATCAGGCAACTCGGCACCGATATAGAAAGTTTAGGTGTTTCACCACAAACCGATTTTAGCCGGAAAAGGTTTGCTTTGTTGTTTGCATGGAAGAAACACGAAAAAAGATTATTTCCTTGGAAATAAAATTTGCATCGGCGGAATTATAGCGTATACTTTAAGTAGTGAGGGACAAGCAAACGAACAAGAGCAAAACGGGGACAAGAAAAATGAGCATTAAATCTTATCTAATCGGCGGCATGTTGATTGTAATTTTTTATCTGGTTTTGGTATCGCAAGCGGTCAAATTCGCCAACAAAGTAAGCCAGCAAACCGAAAAGAATTTTGCCGATGCAATTCGTGTAATGCAGGACAATTAAGGGGCCGATAATGTCTGACAAAAACTACGCCGATGTTAAACTCGGCAATCCAATTGACCATACAAACAAGGGAAAACGTCAATCCGATTTAATGGCATTTTTGGCCGATGAGTACAAACGCTATAATGCCGAGATTTTGCCGCTATATCCAGACGTCGAACACGGGTCCGATAACGGTTACGAGCAATACGACGCGGACAAAAACGAATTTCTCGAAAATCTTTGGGACACAATACAGCAACATTTCGACGACAAAACGGGGACGGGGACAAACGACAATGAGAACCAAAACGAAAACGACGTCCGATAACATAAGACTACGCTGCCGCGTCAAGCCAGACGTCGCGGATAGAAAAGCCTTGCAATGGTATACAGACGCCAAAAACTTGATACAAGAATTATACGGGGACAATTGGCGTCTGTTTGTTGACATTTTGGCGTCAACATCGCCGCGTCAATCCGTCAAACGCAATTGGCGTCAATCGGCAAGGCTATTGCAAGCGTATATCGACAGGAAACTAAACCCGGACCGTTTCGCCGATCTGTTGGCTAAGTGTATGCCCGCACATTTAACAAACGTTATTCGGTCGCTACAAGGACGTCCGATAAGCGGTCCCAAGGTTTCGCGGTTTGCCGAGAATCTAAAAGGCAATCTTGACGCGGTCACAATTGACACATGGATTTTGCAAGCGTATGGCATACCAGAAAAGAAATTGACGGCAAGGCTATACAACCGACTAGAAAAGCGAATACAGGCCGACGCCAAACGGCAAGGCTTAAAGCCAGCAAATTATCAGGCTTTACTATGGTATGCGATACGGCGAGAATCCGGCAAGAATCCGAAAAGCTTTGTGTCGGTATACAGGTCGATCTTTTGTGAAACGCCTTGTTTTGCCTTTATGCAAGAATAAATTTTATTTTCTATTTGCATCTTGCCGGATATAGTGTATACTTTAAGTAGTGAGGGACAAGCAAACGGCAAGAACAAACGGGGAAAACAAAAATGTATACTCTAATCGAAAAGTATAAAGCTTGGAAAACAAAATGGTATCCGGTAATTATTATCAGTATTGCGGCATACGTCGCACTTTGTTAGCTTAGCAAACCGAAACAATTTACGGGGACAAACCAAAATGGACAAGCAAAACAGAAATTTCGACGCGGCAAATGCAACAAAAGACGGATACGGAAACATAACGGCGAAAAACCAAAACGGATTGACGGCAAAAGGAAACAAACGCAAACCGGCAGACAAGAATAGCTAACTTGTCCCCACAAGTTTACCGTTTGTGTTATGGCGTCTTGTGAATGTCCAACACGAGACCAGACGGACGCCATAACGCAAAACGTAAACCGAACAAGAGCAAAACGGGGACAAGAGAAATGAGAACAAGACCGAAAATTCTGTTGGTGCAATTTTATAGCGGATTGCTAAACCGAAACGAGAACAAACAGGCAACCGAATATTACGATAAACTTTATCGGACGTTGCCGGGATATAATCGCCTCGGTCCTGTCTGGGAAATTCCTGTTTGGCAAGCGGAAATGAAACGCAATTTTCCCGATGCACGGACAACGTTTGCCCGGTCAATCGCCGACGTACAAGCCAAACAGGCCGACTATGATATCCTTGCATTTTCCGCTTTGGATTGCAATTGGCATTTAATCCGAACGATTGCCGACGGTTTTAGCGGCAAGGTGATTGTCGGCGGATATTGTGACCGGGAAAACTTATCGGACCTACCGAACGTTATTTGGTGCGATTCTGTGCGGGATTGCTGCGATAAGCTCGGCACTGATTATCGGACGGGTATTGACTATTCCAGTTTTGTTGGTGCCAAAACGATTGCAAGATTGACGTTGTCTACTGGTTGCGGGCACAAGTGCCGATTCTGTATACAGCCGAACGACGTAGTCAAGACGTCAATCGCCGACGTCTATCAGCAAGCGGACGAAATAGCCCGGCTAAATAGTCCGCTTGTCTACATAAACGATAAGACGTTCGGACAATGTGAGAATTTTTGGTTGTTGCCGCTATTGTCTCAATACTTTGTTGACAACATGGACGGATTCGACGGATTTATTGTGCAGACTACAGCAACACAATTGCTAAAACTTGACGATGATTTTTTGTCCGCGTCTGGAATTCGTTATGTCGAATTGGGAATAGAGACATATAACGACGCTATACTTGCCGCGATGCACAAGCCAGCATCGGAAAAGACAATCGACGCGGCAACCGAAAAGCTTAGGCGATGCAATGTCAAGCTAATACCTAACATTCTAATCGGTTTGCCTGATGAAACGCAAGAGACATATAGCCGGACACTAAATTGGCTTGCCGCAAATGCCGACGTAATTAGTCACTTGAATATTTATAATGTTGTCGTCTATGCCGACGCCGATCTTGCGAACGATATCGAATTCGCCGACAATGCAACCGATGAAAACAGCATCGGCAAGAATTGGCAAGGCGATACAACCGACGCGGAATTATTCGCGGCAATCCTTTACACGTTTGCCGCAAACCAGTTGCCGGACGATACGGCAATCTATGCAATGTCCGACGTTGTCCGGCTTGACGCTAACGGATACGACGCGGACGGCAACCGACGCGAATACTATTGACGTCCTATAACCTACCGCTGGCTTAACCTACCAGCTTATCATCTCATCGGTCCGATAATTCTGCCCCGGATTATCGGACCTCCTCCCTATGCACACGCAAACATTATCGGACCATGCGTATCTGATCGCCAGATATGTTATCGGACGTCACTCAGTAGCACCTCGTAACATTATCGGACGTGCTTCTTATCGGACGTTTGTTGAGCCCGGATTTTATTATCGGACTAGAGCCTAGAGAGGTCCGATAACGTTGGTCCGATAATCCCTGTTATGTCACGCTCAGTTATCGGACGTGGTGTGGTCCGATAATAACGACGTCCGATAACCTACGTCCGATAACGTGAGCCGCCCTGCCTTGGTCCGATAACCTGTGCTGCCTGACGTCCGATAACATCGTGCATTGTGCTGCGAAAATCGTGCATCAACGTCCGATAATAACCGCTGGGACGGGGCCTTTCCCCATGCTATTATCGGACGGGCCGCTCCTACCCGCACGTCCTCAAGCCAAGAGCTTTTCAAATCTCAAAATTTTTCAAACGATTTCAAACCCTGGAGCCTTGCCATTCGTTCAAACCAATACAACATCCGATAATGTTGCGTAGATATTTACCACACAGTTTTCACTTGACACCTGATCCCAGTTGTGCTATACTGTACACAGATGTTCAGAAGTGCGTGCATTTATACACTGGAGGATTCATAATGAGTAGATTCAAAGTTATGGATATGGAGTGGTCTTTAGTACCGGACGAGGACGCACCGGGCGAGAGTAATCTGCATATCGAGTTCGAGGTTGAGGAAACAGAATATGATCTCAGCCACGAAGAAGCAAAAGCCCTACATAAGAATCTGTCCGATCTATTGGGGGAATGGCCGGAAAACCTAATTGCCGCAATCGCAACCACGGTAGCCGACGAGGTCAGCAAGCTCCCACCGGACACAGATTATTTCGCGGCAGCACACAAGCACCTTTCACTTGCGACGTACTCTGGACGCGATGAAGAATTCTCAACTGAGAAGTTCCGCGAGAACATGGTAATGGTCGCGGCATGGTGCCAGCTTGCAGCAAGAGCAGACACAGACACCATAATCCAAGAGCGAACCCGACAGGACAACCTCTGGGGCGATGAGTTCGACCGGAAGAACACCGCGAACGATTGGCACGCTTATGTCGGTCACTATATGTCACTGGCTATGCGGTCGTCCGCACAGGACTATTGCATCAACATGGTCAAGGCTTGTGGTATTGCCCAGGCTGCTGTGTTGATGATCGACCGCTACGGTAATTGTGCTCCCAGGCACTACGAAGACCTGCCCAGATCAGGAGCCAAGCATGTTCCACTATGAGAGCAAGGACATAACTTTTATCTTGGAAACGACTAAGAGCTGGTGGGCGATCCCATTAGCGATACAGCATGAAACCTGGGGTACGCCGACACACAGGAGAACGACGTCAGTTCATATTTTGTGTTTTCATTTTACCCTGACCCGATTCACAGGAGACGAAAATGTGCGAGAAAACAAGTAGCTTAGGTGTATATAGAGAAACCGTGTTTGACCGCATGGACGAAGAGCGTGCCTATCAAGACAAACTGAACACTGACACCATGACCGTGGGTGAAGAGCTGGTGCTGATGCGAGAGTACCTCAATAGAGCCCAGGCCACATACTCCACCTCGTTCGGCGACCCACACGAAGAACCAACAATGCACGTCATCAGGAAGATCGCAGCACTTGCGATCAGGTGCATGGAGCATCACGGAGCCCCGGAAAGGACGACAGATGGTTAAACTATCAACAATAGGTTGGATGTTCGTTGCCTTCATCGCGGGTTGCTTCATCGGCTGCGGTTGGCAGTATCAAGCGGACAAAACGGCAGCGGCTCAAGGTAACTTCCCCTGGAAGGATGCACCCGGACATCCCTGGCACCACGGAGTACCGGAGAGATGAGAACCCTAATCAATTACATCCTGAACATGAAAGATTGGATCATCCAGGAGCTAAGCTACGCACCGAGTGACATACGCCAATGGCGTACCCAAAGGAAGAAAGACCGAGTGCTCCGAAAGAAGTACCGATCCATCTGCAAGAAGGCAGGGATCAAGCCGTGAAGACAAAGTACGAGCACATTTGGTTCCAAGACCTTACAGCCCAATACCCCAGGCGGAAGACATCCGTGTACAACTGCTGGAACCATTCTCACATCCTACTGGGTTGCGTCGAGTGGAAATCAGGCTGGCGTCGATACATATTCGAGCCGCGTCGAGCAGAAAAGCTTGTATTCGATGCGGGTTGCCTGGACGATATTAGTCACTTCATTAAACAATTGATGGACGCGAGAAAATGAAAACATTCTTCCTGCTAATGTGTGCTCACGCACTCTGCGACTTTCAGCTACAGAACGGTGCCATGCACGCCCTAAAGTGTCCCGGCCACCACCGCGATTGGTACATCTGGATGGCCGCTCACGCCCTGATCTGCGGCGGTGCCGTCTATCTCGTCACGGGTTCGCTCTTCCTGGGCATAACCGAAACCGTCGCTCACTTCACAATCGACACATGGAAGGCCAACAAAAGAATCGGCTTCCGTACAGATCAACTGCTTCACATCGCATTCAGAATCGTCTACGCAATCTATTAGGAGAGCAAATGATTAGTATAAATTGGTGTCTGTTACTTTGCCTTGGATTTGCATACTTCGGATACGTACTAGGATGGGTTGCTAACTCAGATAGAGATGATGTGCAGGAAGGGTAAGAATGATCGAACAACTGCTACAGAAGATTAACGACATCACGGGCGGAAATGAATTCATGGCCGCAGCCATATCTGCTTGGTTGATAGGCATAGTCACGTACCTGCTCAGGAAAGTGCCATACAACGTCGCCGCCCTTGTGAAGAAGCACTTGACCACATCCATGACGATGACGTCCAACAACGAGAGCTATTACGTCCTGATGAATTGGTTCGAGAGTAAAGGATACAGCAAGAAGTTCCGCAGGATCAAGATCGTTAACGGAAGGTGGGGTGGTGACTTCTCTACGAAGGCGGTGGGTTACGGCCAGCACTTGATGTGGTACGGACATGTCCCTATATTGGTGGACCTCGACAGAATCGACACTGTCGCGGATCGGGACAAAGAGGAGATCACACTCTCTAAGCTCGGCCGGTCTCACAAGCTGTTTGATGCTATCCTCCACAATCTGCGGTGCCCGGACGAGAACTGTGAGATGACGAAGCTAAAGATGCACTCCGGCGACGGAGATTGGAACCTAATCAAGCAACCGAAGCGGAACCTGGACTCGATCCTGATGCCGGCAGCAGATAAAGACGAGCTGATAAAGACGCTCAAGGATTTCCGCGAGAAAGAGCAGTGGTACATCCTGCACGGAATCCCGTACCAGCTCGGCATACTACTGCATGGCCCTCCCGGAACCGGCAAGACATCATTGATCCGGGCAATAGCGGCACACCTGAATCAAGACGTAGCGGTAGTCCCGGCAAGCAACCTCAGCACGATAACAGAGCTGGGTACAGACAAGGAACTCATTGTTATCGAGGACGTAGACTCAAACGAGGCCACCGGCGACAGAGACGCAGAAAAAGATAAGAGTAGTAAGGGCGATTTCTTGATGCTTAAAGGTGGGATCAGTGAAATACTAAACACTCTGGACGGAATCGCGGTGAGTCACGGTCGCGTCATCATTATGACGACGAACCACATCGAGAAACTTGATCCGGCACTGGTGCGTCCGGGCCGCGTCGATCTAAAGCTATTCCTGGGCTACGTGACACCGGAAACGCTGAACCAATTCACCCAGACGTTCTTCGACACCGAGCTGCCGCCAGGACAAATGACCAAAGACGTAAGCGTTGCCGAGTTACAAAATATGGTGATGCAGGAAAAATCACTTGACACGATTCTTTCCATGTGCTATACTGTACACAGATAGTTAGAACTGTGTGCGATACGACACAATAGAAAGACAGACACTGGAGCCGAGAGCATGATTATCAAAGTAGTGGATGAAACCGGCGAAGACAAGTACCTCGTAGAAGCCTCATATATCAAGTGGTCGAAGAACGAAGCCAGCTACTGCATCGCAGTCTTTCCCATAATCACTAAGACCAACAGCGTCAACCAACTGAGGAAATCAGAAACCGAAGTCTCCTGCACGCCGAGCATATACATCCACGTCAATCACGGCTACACCGTTTACGTTATGAACGACGCCGGCAAGACCGTGGACAAGAAGCACATCGTCATCGAAGCGAAGACCGAGGATGAGGCGTTGAAGATGAGAGAGTACGAGACCGAGCATAACCCGGACCATCAATAATCGAACTGGAGATAGTGACATGAAAGACATCAACGTACAAGATTTCGTGAGGGAAGCACGACGAGCTGGTAGTTTCGGTCAAGACGTCAACGATCTGCGAGCCCGACAACTCGAAACAGCGATCCGAGCAGCGAAGAACGCCTACGCACCCTACAGCAAGTTCCATGTCGGTGCCGCGTTGCTCACAGTGACCGCGAACATCTACGGCGGCTGCAATGTCGAGAACGTGATGTACAACGGCATGAGTCACGCAGAACTAACAGCGATCTCGAACGCAATCGTTCACGAGGGTCCAGACATACGCATCATGGAGATGACTGTATGGACACCCACCGACGAGCCGTGTCCATGCTGCGGTGCCTGTCGCCAACTGATCCGCGAACACGCAGCCAGCGAGGAAGTGATCGTCTGGGCTTTCTGCCAAGACCCAACACTGCCTCCCACTGGCATGAACGTCAAAGACCTTCTGCCCAAGAGTTTCGGACCGGAGAACTTAGCATGACCGAATCAATCATGTGCCTCATAATCGCAGTCGCTGTCACTATCTACTCGATGGTTAGGTCGGCCCAGACTTGGCAGGGAGAAGGCGTGCATAAGGTCTTCTCAATCATCTTCGCCATACTCGCGGTAGCGATGGCGAAAAACGCCTACCTGGGGTTCTTGGAGCTGATACAATGAGCAAGCAAGACCTATGTGACCTATGTGCCCGACAATCGCAAGGCTGCACGATAGCTGCGGGCCGCACCGAAACATGTTCCCGGTTCGATGGAGGAGAAATGAAAGCGAAACCAACAGTACACAACGTGCTCGGTAAAGAGCTGAGCCTAATCACAGAATCGACCATATATAACTTCGTGGTCTCGGTGTTCCAGAACTGCTGCCCGGACTACTTCTGGACGATCCCGGCGAGCGTTAAGGGACATCACCCGCCGATCTGCCGGACTCGTGGTGGGTTGGTGCATCACGTCAAGCTTGCGGTTGCATTCGCCGATCAGCTTCTGGACTCCCTGGGCATAGACGACAGCAGTCCTCAATACTCGCAGACAATAGCCGGCGTCCTGCTGCACGACATGATGAAACGCGGGCACACCGAGGACGAGCTGGACACCTGGGACGAACACAGGCAGGCCAACCAGAACCACGGCCGATTCTGTGCGGACTTCCTTACCGGACACTACACTATCATGCCAGAACTAGAGCCTGTGATTGCAGCCGTCAGGTTGCACATGGGCCGCTGGACGAACGACGTCACGCAGGTGGAGTTGGCGATACTGGAAATGGACGCTGTCGTCCGAACAGTACACCTCGCCGACTACATGGCGAGCCGTGCCTTGCACCAGCTCCTCGCCGAACGCCATACAGATGAAACCATGAGGTATCTCAATGACTAGCAAAGACCTGGAAGAACTGGTGGATGTCTCGAAGGCGTTGCTCTCCTGGACAAAAGAGCTGGCGAGGTATGACTCAGAGCCACACCTGAACGACGAAGACCTGAATCCGTGGGTCACTGTGGCCGTTGGGAATCACCCGACATACCTGAGTGACTTCAAGGTGAAGATCACTGACCCAGAAGCCAGGGCTACGATCAAGGAAATAATGGTTCAGGAAGTAAAGCACCGGATCAGAAGCCTTGAGACAAAACTCAGATACCTGAAAGGCAAGTGACATGGCAGGAGAAGCAATCACTAGAAAAGTACGAATGTTGAAGCGTGCCTTAGAGAAGACAGGCTTCCCGGAAGACAATCAGTCACTGGCCGAACTCGAAGCCGTGGTCAAAGCCCATATAGCTCGGCTGTGCGAAGAGTGCGAGGGTCATGGTAGTGTCGTACTAAAGGGCAAGCTGAAAAAGTGCAAGATGTGCGGCGGCACCGGGAGAAAGAAATGAGTGAGAGAGTCGTGTGCGAAAACAGTAACTGCAATAACCCATGCGGCGGGAACAAGAGCTGCCCAAACTACCGAGGAAAAGAATGATTGAATACCCATGCCATAAATTACCGAAAGACCAGTGGTGTGACTCCAAGGGCGGCGGTGGGTTCATGGGACATACCTGTGATGGACAGGTAGAACGCAAAACGCATCCCTTGACGGTGACATCATTCGAGCTAAAACTTGCGTTGCTAGAATACTTCCGATTCGAGCGACAGTGGATCGCCGTCGATGAATTCAAGGGAGCCGATGTCATTGCGGACACCGGCAAGAAGATCATCGAAGTCGAGGTCAAGACAGCCAAGAACGATCTCGTTAACGGTGAGCGACAGAAGAAGCTCAAGCACATCAACTACGCCCAGGGTAAGCAGCACAGGCAATGCCACCCCAACGAGTATCTCTTCTGCGTGCCGTTCAGTCTCATGCACGACGCCAACATGGTTATTGAGGAGCTGAATCCGAAGTACGGGCTATTCGTCTTCTATGACCAGCGGCTCCTGCGTGATCTCGGCCAAGGCTACCGTGCCGACAGACTATCCGACTATCTGAGCTGTACCAGACGGCCAAAGAAGCTGCACAAAGGCTATCCCGCGAAGCAGCAGCAACGTATCGCCAAGCGATGCAGCTCCAAACTCATAACGCAGATGCAAGAGAAGTACAGAGACAAGGTGACATTCATAGGAGCAAGGTGACATGTTTGTGGTCGAAGTTAAAGGAAACAAATACGTCTGCGAAACTGTGAAGGTGACGCCGCTGAGTGAGGGCCGCAGAATACTCTTGCTCGAAGGTGTTGTGGACGAGGTGGGAGTGACGTGGGTCGGCGAGCTGGAGGCCGGCGAAACATTTATTCAATCTAACTGGAGAAAGTGACATGTTTACGAAAGAAGAAGTAACCGCAGCCGCAGCAGCACATAAGGCAATCTACGACGCCGTGCTGCCGCACCTCCAGGCCGACCTTGGCCCGGAGAACGGCAGACGTGCGGCGACTGAGGCGGCGTCCCACATCGTAGCAGCCAAGGTTAACGCTGCTCACATCACCATCAACAACGGAGTCCCGGAATGAAAACAAGCTTCCACGCCAGAATAGTGCATCCGGTCATCGACGTAGAAATGCGTGACCTATGCAAGCGTCCCTACCACGGACATCCGAAGGGTTGCCCGAACTACGGTCAGCGGCGGATATGTCCCCCGGAGTCAGAGACGCTGTACGACTACTTCGATCTCGCCAAGCCGGTCTGGGCTTTATGGATGGAGTTCGACATCGCTGCCCAGGCTCAGAGGATGATGAAGCGGCATCCAGATTGGAACTGGCGTCAACTCGTGAACTGTCGTTACTGGCAGGGCACCGTGCGAAAGGCTCTTCGCACTAATGCTGCGGGATGGATGCAGAGAGCGAAGACGGCCGTCCCGGAACACGCGAACAAGTTGGCCCTCATCTCATGCCCGGAAGCGATGGGTGTCAATGTTACCGAGACAATGGCGAACATCGGTGTCGAGCTTGAGTGGCCCCCAAAGAAGATCACGCGACTGATATATTTGGTGGGAGTGACACCGTGACAACCGTTGTTCATTGCAGAGAGGAATTCGATGTCTACATTGGCCGACAGTGTGCGTATTTCGACCGCAGCAAGTGGGCTAACCCATTCCACATCGGCCGCGATGGAACTCGCAAAGAAGTCATCGCCAAGTACGAGAATTGGCTCATCACTAATCGTGATCTGCTGGTGTGCCTTCACGAATTGAAAGATAAACGGTTGGGGTGTTGGTGTCACCCGAAAGAGTGTCACGGTGACATCCTGGCTGCAATGGTGGACATGCTAATATGCTAAAGACAAGAGAAGATTGTTGGCCCGACGATGATAACCCAAGCGAGCGTTACCTGTACGTGGACACCGGCGATGGCTGCGAAACACGTATAGAGATTTTCGAGGACAGAGTGACAGCCGACGACTGCGATTTAATTTTCAGTACCGGAGAAGGGCTGGTGGATTGGATCGGTGTTCTTAAACAGGCTTGGCGTATAAAAACTGAACAAGACAAGAAGGGTTGGAGACCAAGAGAATGAGCAAGCTACTTTTGCCAATAGGAATGATCGGTTCCGGTAAATCCACTTGGGCCAGGAAGTACATCAAGGAACACCCGAACACGATGATCGTGGGTGGCGACGAGATCAGATTCATGCTGCACGGCGGTGAGTACGTCCACGATGAAGCCTCGGAACATGTAGTCCAGAAGATACTACTCGATGCCGCAGAGAGATTGTTGCTGAACGGCTACGATGTCATCCTGGATGAGTGTTATTGCAGCCTGAACCGCGAGATGCGAGCCCGCGTGGCGAATATGCTCTGCATGACTGAGTTCATCGCGGTTGTCTTCCCAGAGCGTGAGATGAAGGACCACATTGATGACAAGATATTGAAAGGGTTGCGAGGTAAGACAGTCAACTATTGGAAACGTGTCTTCTGTGAGATGAAGGAAATCTATGAGATGTTCCTGCCCACAGAAGAATATTTTAGCGATGCAATTTACGTGGAGAATTAGCAATGAACGAGAAGAATGAAATCGAAGCAACACGTCCGGCCGAAGCAATTGATGAGCTGGCTCTCCAGAATGTGATCCGCAAACGTCACTGCCGTGATTGGCCGAACGTGGTGTTGCAGCTCACCAAGCGAGTCCAGGCCGTGAACCAAACCTGGAACAAGATTATGTGGCAGATTATGATGATCCCTGGGCTCAGCGTCAACTACAGCCGAGAGGGTGACAAGCTAATCATCGCCATCAACCACAAGATTCCCGGCGATCCCAACAACGCGAGTGAGCATGAGGTCCATGAGATCACGATTGACGAGTTGGGCCAAGCCGACAAGTACATCGAAGTCCTCATCATGGACAAGCTGGATCACTCGAAGCTGATCTCCCGCCTCGATCCGCAGGAGCCGACTCAATGACCTGGACAAGTCTCAGACACAGGATACGGGATTTGCTTCGGCGGAGAAGATTGGGTCGGCTCCGTGAGCGATTGAGCACCGAGAAGCAGGCCAGACGGGATGAGACCAGGGACAGGGTCTGGTACGAGACTCAAGCCCTGGTCACAGAGATACCCGACTGTGAAGTCCGCACCTTCATGTCTGGTGACGACGCTCTCTGTGTTCAGATCAAGATCGCCAGACGATTTGAGCGGCTCAGTATTCCGATGTCCGATATAGCTCAGACGCCGGAAGAGCATGTCGGCTTTCAGATACTGATGTTCCTGCGTCACGCGAAGATCGTCAAGGAATACAGGCACAAACGAGACAGTAAACCGGAGCTACCATGAACCACTTAGCCCTACCACTCAAATACAGACCGAAGCGACTCAGTGACATCGTGGGTCAAGATCAGACGGTGACCGCGTTGACACAAGCCATTCTGAAAGATCGTGTCCGACAGGGATACATCTTTTCAGGTATTAAAGGCTCCGGCAAAACATCTACTGCCCGCGTCTTGGCGAAGTCGCTAAACTGTCTGGAGACCGAAGGACCATCCGTGGAGCCGTGCATGAAGTGTAGAAGCTGCAAGGCTGTGCAGACCGGCGATGACATTTCGGTGATAGAGATTGACGGAGCCACTCATAACAAAGTTGACAACGCCAGGAAGCTGATTGAAGAAGTTGGATTCTATGGAATGCACGGCAGATTCAAAATCTACATCATTGATGAAGTCCAGATGCTGACGAAGCCGGCGTTCAATGCTCTGCTCAAGACAATAGAGGAGCCGCCCAGCCACGTCAAGTTCATCCTATGCACAACCGATCTGGGAGCAATCCCGGCCACGGTGCAGTCCAGGTGCCAGCTCTATCGTTTCTATCCCATAAAGGATAAGGCCATTGCTGCACATCTGGATTGCGTGCTGGCAGCAGAGGGCGTGGCAGCAGAGGACGGCGTGACACTAGAGCTGGCGAAGATGGTCGGCGGATCGTTACGGGATGCGATCACGTTGCTGGATCAGGTCATCAACATAGCGAGTGACACTCTGACACTGTCTGCGGTCCAGAACTTCTACGGCAAGCCCAAACGCAGCCACGTCGCGGCGGTGCTGACTGCTCTGAGTAGTGGTAACGCAGCGAAGACCTCAGCGGCGATGAGTAAGTTAACGCGGCGAGGATTCAGCGAATACTACATTGTGACAACCGTAGTTCAGAGTCTCCAGGAAATGATCCCGAATCGGCTGAACGAGCCAGAGAAGTTGGAAGTCCTCCTGGACATCCTCCTGGAGCTGGAAGCATTGAGCCGTGTTGTCCGAGCGAGTGACATCCCTGGAGCCGTGTTTGAGGCTTCGCTATTGAAGATCGCCTTGAGCCGGAGAGAGAAGTAATGAGAGTCATGTCGAAGAAATTCAATTTTATCGACACGAAGTTCATTGCGGCCCATTTCAGGGCCACGACGATAAAGGTGATCCCGCACATCTTCCCGTGGAAGTGGATGGGCTGCACTGATGCAGAGTTCATGGG